TCACGCAAACCAGTGCGCGCGCTCCACATCAACGTCCAGACCAGCGATCGTTCGATAGGCCCGACGCATTTCCGGCCACTCTACATCGAAGATAGCCGCCAGCTCAAGCGAAAGACCAAAAAGCGGGGCCGGCGCTCCATTCAGCTCCTGCCAGAATACATACTGCGTCCCCAGGCGCCGCGGTGCGAGTCTGAGCAGTTCACGCGCAATCTCGGAGAGCTGGCCCTGCCGCAACTCCTTTGCGCGTTCCCATGTGAGCGTGATGACCTGGTCGATTTCCAGATCCGCTTCAAGACCGAACAGCACTGCAGCCGGCCGGGGCCGCTCAAGCTGCTCCAGACCCTTTCTGAGCTCGCCAAGTGTCATGCGCTCAAGTGGGATAGTGAATGATAGAAGCGGCACGTCTGGTATCGCTCCCCGGCGGTGAGCGTCTTTTAGCTCCGCGAGGATCGTTTCGAGAATGACTTTGGCTTCCTCACCGTGATCATCAAACGCCATGCGCGTCTGAAAAGCGATGAACTGCGCCGGGTGGATCTCGTCGACCGGCTTGTTCCACAGGGAGGATTGAGCGATGGGCGAATTGCCCAGTAGGAGGGAAATATCCCCAATTTCTTTGAGCGCCTGCATGATGTTCTCCAGAGGCGCTCAAAGATACCACAGGGGGTTACTGCTAGTCGCGCGTCTTGACCTGTTCCTTGAGGTCTTTGAGAGTCGCAATGCGTGCGGTGGATTGCGCCGTCAGGATTTCGAGCTTGCCGCGAAGCTCCTGCAGCTTCCGCGTCATGATCTGCGTGATGCCGATGAACACGCAAGACGTGGTGACGAATGCGAGGCCAACGATGATCTGCGCCTGCACAGTCGTTAGGCTGCTGTGCAGCAGTGCGTAGACCATAACTGCGAAGGAAACGAATGCGAGGCCGAAGTAGCTCATGCCGCCACCTGCCGGATCGGTCGCAGCTTGCGCATGTCGGCGTAGCCGGTAACCTGCGCCTTAATGTATTCGACCACCGACTCCTGGTTATCCGCATTGAACATCGGCACGTAGACACCGATCTCCTCGCTCTTGATCAGCTTCGCCCAGGACTGCTCAGTCGAGAGCATTTCGGCGAGGCGCGAAGCGTAGCCCTTGAGCACCTTCGCCGCCTCGTCGGGGCTCTTATGGATCATGGCTTCAGCGACGTCGATGCCGGCGCGCTTCATGAAACGATCGGCAATCACCTGCGACGGGTTATCCACGTAGACCGCAACGTGATGCACGTCGTTTGCTTTGGACCACGCCGCGATCTGGCGCAGTCCTTCCGGCTCACAAACCAGCACGACATCCTTGTCGCGGGCGAAAGCGTTCTGTGCCTCGATCTTCATCAAGCCGTAGTGATTGCCGCCGAAACGCACATTCTCGATAAACGCTTCCTGCGCGACAAGACGCTTGAACTGGCTGTCATCCACGAAGTAGTAGTTCTTGCCGTCTTTCTCGCCCTCGCGGGGTGTTCGCGTCGTGGTGCTGATAAGGCTAACCAGCCCTTCAGCCTTCAGCAGGCCTTCCAACGTAGTCTTTCCAGCGCAGGAGGGGCCGGTCAGGGTCACGATCGTCTTACGCATCGGTTTTCTCCTCTGCCGGCTTGAGTGCCAGCTTGTTTGTGATCACTTCCAGGAAGCGGCACATCGTGATCAGATCCACCTCCTGACCGTGCTTGTTGATGACCTTGATCTGGCCGCCGATCATGCCGCGCGCTGCTGGGAACACCACGTGCCGCCAGGGCATCGTTGCCTGAAGCCCCTTGAATTCTTTTTCATCCATCAGATCACCATCTGTTCCAGGTTTAGGGGCATCGGTGCATCCGGCCCTCGTGTTTCGAATGCGTGAAATGCAAGCGTTCGCATGTCTGCAAGATGCGCTTGTATCGCTGCCACTTGCGCTTCGTGACCGCTCGACGCTTCACCGCTTGAAGGACGGAAGCCCGCTTTGTAAAGCGCGTCGAACAGGGTCTGCGCGCCGCGGTGCGAGAGTGTCACCATCGGCTCGGGCGGCATCATTTCGCCGGGCGCCACCGTCTGGATCTCCGGCGTGTGCAGCGGCTTGAAAACCCCTGCCCCGCCTCCACCCCGATAGCTCAGCGCGTGAAGGTCGAAACCGCCCATTGCCAGGTTCTCAGCGAGCCTTGCGTCCTCCAGATGGAGGTAGGCAATGCTTGTGCTCAAGCGGCCTCCGCGAGTTCGGGCGTTACCTTCTCGCCGCGCACCGCCGCTTCTCGCTGGGCGTAGACTTCGGCGAGCGAATCAGCTTCGTCCTTATCCGTGCGGAACGAGTCCTCGATCATGCGTGGCAGGAACAGCGAGTGCAGAGGGTTGCTGTCGGACGGCTCCATGATTTCGTTGAAGCGCACCGGCCAGATGCGATCGATAAAGGCGCGGGGATCAGCCTCGATGGCGTCGCGCAGCTTTTCGTTCTTCACGGCGACGTTCACGCGCAGCAGTCCATCGCGCGTTTCCATCATCACGCGACCAGGACGCGATTCGTTCTTCGTGCCCGGCTCGCCGTCGAGAATTGCCTTCGAGATCAGGTCGACGTCCACCTCGAGCTTGAGCTTGACCACGTCCGGGTTGCCGCCGCTCGTGTCCTTCCAGAAGCCCTCGCCGTTCTTCAGCACCGTGCCTTCCTTGCCCTGACCCTGCAGGCTGGTGCAGTGTGCGTAGGCGTCCGGCAGGGAATGCACCAGCTTGGTTGGGATGATCCGCACCGTGCCGCGCAGGGGTCCGCCCTCGAAGATTGCCGACGTGTGCTGACGCAGCAGGTTCGAAAAGCGGGTGCGATACGGCACTTCGTAGACCCCCTTCGGCACGGCAGCTTCAAGCGGGATTTGGTCCCACGCGTAGAAGACCGGCACTTCGTTATGCAGGAACTCACCACCGGCCAACACGCGGTTCAGAATGCCGTTGCCCGTCGCGCGGTCTGCGACCAGCCCGTTGACCAGCACGACGATTTCGCCGTGTGTCTGTGTGTCGACCGGGAACACGTTCCTGATTTCCTCGACCATGCGCTCGAACTGCTCGACCGGATATTCGTTGCCTGCGCGGGTGGTCAGTCGGACCACTTCACTCGCCTCACGGTCGACGTTCGTGAAGGCGCCATCCGCCTTATGCTGGCTGAATGCGCCAGCCACCCAGTTCCATTTGTCGAATTTCGCTTTTTCCGGCAGCACGCAGCGCATGTAGGGGAAGGTGCGGATCGTGCCTTTCTTCGCCTTGTTGACCGTCTCGCCCGAGAACCCAGCGCGCAGGTCTTTCTTGATGATTCGCCAGAACAGTTCGCTTGACGCCGCTTCGAGGCGGATTATTTCACCAGCGACCGTCTGGATCGCGTTATTGCCGGTCAGCCGGCGGGTAGCTAGGTCTTCGATGATGGCCCACGTGCCGGCGTCGAACATGGCGCCGCCGAGCTTTGTCGTGTCGATGACCGGCCGCTTGCTGATGCCGTAGCTCACCAGCGGATCGAGCGCAGCGCGCAGAACCGCCTCAAACTGGATGTCATCTATGTGTTTCTTAACCAGCGCCTGCTTGTCGTTCTTGCTGCTCGTGCCCGCGATCTGCGAGATCAGGACGAAAATTTCGTTCGAGTTCATGGTTCTCCTTCGGTGTGTGTTGGGTTATACGGACGCGCGGGCTTCGCGCTGACGTTTGGCGAAATCGAGCAACGACTCGCCGGGCAGCGGCTTGAGCGTGAGTGCTGAGCCTGTCGGCTTGAGCGGTTCGCCGATGGCGGCCGCCGTCTTCATGGCGCTCTTGAGCGCATCGTTGGCTGCTGGCGGGTTTTCAAGCGCCTTTTCGAAGCGCGCCGACTCCTCTTTGCTCAGCTTGATAGGCTCACCGGTTGTCTCGGCCATCGCTGCATTGATTGCAGCCGCGTAGCCGCCTTCCATCGACGCGACGATCGGTGCCTCGGTGCGCTTGACTGGCTCGGTGCGTTTCGCTGCGACCTTTGCGCGGCTGTTTGCCGCTGTGACCTTCAGTTCGTTCAGGAACTCGCTATGAACCGGCTGCTTGTTCTGTTCCGCGATCCACTCGTTGAGCTTCGGACGGCTCACGTAAAAGAGCGCACGGCCTTCCAGACGCTCCTTTTCACGTAGATGGAATGCTGGGCACGAGCGACCGCTGATCGCTGCTTCGCAGCCACCGAGCAGACCTTCCAGACGACGCTCCTCGACCGCCTTGATCTTGTTCAGGCACACCGCATAGCCCGGACGATGACCACCGGCCTCACAGTAGTCGAGGTAGTGCGCGTTATCGCCGCGCATGCTTGCGTCGGGCGGGTAGAGGGTGTCGTCGTGAAATGCGTGTTTCGTATCGGGCATCGCCCTCTCCTTACCAAGAGCCCCACTCGGGGCGGATTTCTTCGAATACCTGCTGGGCGTCCGCATGAACGCGCAACATGTTGGCGAATGTGTTGATCACAGCTTTCTTTTCAGCGGCCTGACGGATCACGCTGTTCAGGCGGAACTTCGCGTCGAACTCGACCAGCTTGCGAACATCGGGCGACATGGCTTCGAGCAGTTCTTCTGCGCCTTCCCTTCTGCCAATCGCTCGGCCTTCCCGCTTTCCGTTGAAATAGACTTCGGTCACCATGACCCCCATGATTCGCCGCGGTCGGGTTCGGGCCGACGTTTTTCGGGCTGCACCGGCTCTACTTCCGTTTCGTCGCCAAACGTTGCGCTGCCCGTCGCCACGCGCAGCGAGCCAACCATTTCGGCGTCCGCGTAGTGCTCGCCGATGCCGCGATAAGCGTCACCAAGCGACTGACTACCCGTATGCTGGTGAACACCGAATTTCGCCGGCTTGTCCTCGTAGCCCTTCGCGCGTTTGGCTCGCAACTGTTTTTTGCACGACTCAAGTGCCTGTGCCGCGGTGTCGTGCGCCAGAATCGAGGTCTGACCGCCACCACTCCTCGCTGTAACCATCGCTCCCCAGCGCCGGACCTCCACGAACTTCTTGGAGTCCTCGTTCAGGAAGGTGACGATTTCGTAATACTTGGTCCCGCCGCTGTGGACGAGATATTCGGCTCCGATAGTGAGCGCTGATCGCATCAGATTCCTCTCTCGCGCTTGACTGTCGCGCTTTCAATACAAAACATTCTACGAACCGCACACAGGGGAGTATAGTCAGTTTCTACTATCCTTTTCGGCGAAATCATCGGCCTTTTGTGAGCTTCATGCGGGTTGCCGTCATCGGGTTTATTACCGTCGCGCGCCAGAAGGCATCCCGCACGACCGACGGTGCCACTTCGTTGGGGTCGCGGTCCTTTGGCAGCACCGCAACGCGGGCAACCATGCCATGCCCCTTGATCATCAGCGCCGTCTCGATCGCGGCGTCGATAGCCTTATCCTCGCCATCCCACATGATCGTGACCTGCTCCAACCCCTTCTCGCGCAGCTCCACCAGCTTTGCCATCTGTGACTGGTCATCGCCGTTGGATAGATGCTTGCCGAAGCTGCCGATCGGAACCACGTCGCGCAGATTCATGTCGCCATCAAGAGCGATCTTGGTTGCGGCGACGTCGAACACGCCTTCCCCGATACACACCCGCTTCGCGCCGATGGCGTTCTGCCCGTTGTAGAGGACCGAGCCTGTCGATGCGAACCCAGGCGGAAACAGATACTTCTTGTCGGCCTCGCCGGTAATGTCCCGGCCCTGAAACGTGACGAGGTCGCCTTCAAGGTCAAAGACCGGGATGATCACGCGGTTGGCGTAGTTCTGCACGCGCCGGCTGCCGTCATCGTCCATGTAGAAGAACTTGCCCTTCTGCGAGAAGCGCAGGCTGAAATACGACGAGATCGTGCCGGTGATGTTGCGACGGTCCAGATACTTCAGGTTGCGCCCGCTGTGCGGCAACGCAATCGACTCGGGCAGCTTGAGTTCGGTGTTTAGATTAACGGCGACAGCCTTCTTTTTCGCCGGTCGCCATCCCTGCTGTTTAGCGAACTGCTTGATGTGGTCAACCACGTCGCGGTTGCTGGTCGCGTTCAGCGAAGCCCGGATGAAGCTCCACTTGTTGAACTTGGCTTCGCAATCGCCTGAAAAGCAGTTGCCAAAGCCGGTCTCGAGGCCGATATACACCTTCCAGTTCGAGTTGCCACAGCATGGGCATTCCTTGACGTTAGCCTGCCGGCCACGCGCACCGCGCGCCTGCTTGTAGACCACGCCCTGATCATCGAGCCAGGACTCGATATCGATCTGGTCGAGCGCTTCCTGGAGTTCCGCGTTATCGCTCATACGTCACACATTGTTAGTCAGTTACGCGCACGATACGCGTAGAAATCAGGGGGTTGTGAGCCCCCTATAAAAGTGCCGTCAGAACCTGCCGATTCGATTTCCAAGCACGCCAGAAAGCTCGCGCATCAGGGCATATTGGTAACGCATATCGAACTTTTCCTCCTCGACCAGATTGGCGAAGATGGAAGTGTCGAAGAATGCGCTCAGCTTCCCCATGCGCTCGTCGTTCTGCGCCTTTTCATCGACCACGCGCTGCTGGTGCGGCGGTAGCGTGCCGTATTCTTTCGCGATCACTTCCTTTTCTTTTTCACCGTTATTGACGCCCATTATTCGACCCTTATGATGGATTTGATAAACGTCATGGTTGCCATGTCCTGCTGGATAAACACGGTAAACCCTGACTCCTGGTTCCGGGACGCCGCGAAGTAAAGCCGTGCCTCGTTCTTGGTGCGTTCTTCGTCGGTGATGTTGATGGAGATCACCAAGTCGGCAATACGGATGCGGTTAAAGTCTTCCGCGACGTGCTCGGCTTTCGCCACCGTTGACTTGAAGCCTTCCCGGTTCGTCTGAGTTGCCGACAGCATCGCGAACCCTTCAATCAGCGCAATCGCCCGCATATCCGTGTAGATGGATTTCGAGTTCTCCACCGAGTCCTGCGAGCGGAAGTTCGGCGCCATAATGTCGAGGTAGTCGACCACCACCAGATCGAAGACGATGCCCTTCGCCTTGTAGCGGTCGATCAGCGCCTGCATGGAGTTCGGCGTGAACTTCGACGAGGCGAATTCATGCACCCGCAGCAGCCCCGCGCGCTTGCTCAGTGCCTCAATCTTGGTGCGCACATCGTGGATGTTCTTGCCAAGTTCCTTGATGATGTTCTCGGAGATCGACGCATCCAGACGCTCGGAGATAATCCGGGCCGCGAGCTCCAGCGTCACATACAGGACGTTCTTGCCCGCCATCGAAGCGCTCTTTGCGAAGTTGATGAGGGCGGTCGACTTACCCGCTTTCGCTCCGCCCATCAGCAGCGTGAGTTCCTTGCGGCCCCAGCCCTTGTGCATCAGTAGCTCGTCCAGCTTGGGCAGCCCCGACGAGATACCCTTCGGCGGCGTCTTGCCGCTGGCTTCATCGAGGCGTTCTTCTGTGCGGGCCTCGATCATGCTCCAGTAGTCGTAGCCCTCGTCGGCCTCATTCAGACCGACGTCATAGGCGTCCTTGATCGCCTTGAGGATCGGATCGAACTTCTTCTTCTCCAGCAGGCTGACGGACGACAGGATGGCCTGACTGACTGCCTGGTGACGGGCGAATTCGGCCACCTTCTCGGCGACATACTCGCGGTCTCCGACCGAACCATCCTTCATGGTCTTGTATGCGCGCACCACTTCGGCTGCGACGTCCTTTTTCATGCGGGCGTTCGTGACGGCATCGCGGATCAGGGTCGGGACAACCGATGCATCAGGAACGCGCTTGAACCGCTCGTAATAGCGCAGCACCAGATCCATCATCCCGGCTTCACCGGTTGACTCGAAGTATTCGGGCTTCAGCAGGTGCGCGGCGCGGCGCATGAATTCAGTGTCACGCAGCGCGAGCGTGGCGATAGTGGTCTGGAACTGCTCGTCAAACTCGAACTTCTCAACCTCGAAAGCCTCTTCCGGCGCGTCGGTGGCGGCGCCGGCATACGCGGCACCCACCATCTTCGCGACCGAGTCCTCGACTGCGTCAATGGTGGCAGCGCTCATGCCGCGAGCTCCGCACTGGATTCAACCGGCATCACACGCGGCCGCGGCAGCGGGGAGAAGCGTTGGACCGCGTGCTTGAAGATCACCTCGGTTGTGCCCTTCACGTCCAGCGAGATCGTGTATTTGTCCGTTGCACGAATCTTGCCCTGCAGCGGCTCCAGCAGATCGAGCAGGTAGACGCGAATCTCAGCGCCGGACTCGTGCAGCGCCTTCAGGAAGGCTTCGTGACCTTTGGGAGCACCTGTGGGCTTTGCACGGGTCGAAGCGCGTGCCAGCGGGGCGCTGGCGCGGCTCGCGGGGGCTTCGTAATCGCGGCGGGTGCCCAGACGCGGGCGAAAGGTGGGGAGTGCGTCACCGTCGTCGCGAGCCAGGCGTAGGCCTTCGCGAAGCTGTTCGGCGCGTTCTTGATCGGAATTCATCATGCAGCTCTCCAACATTGGGAAATGGGTCAGTCAAACGTTTTGCAGCGACACACTCAGTATAGTCAGTTTTGACTATCATTGAGCGGCAAGCGACACCGCTGCATCGACGAGTCCCGGTGGAAACTCCCTGAGCGCGGCTTCAATTCGCAGCACCCCGTAGGTGTAGAGGGCTGCGCTCAGCGAATGCTGCTTGTGGATGCGCTGCTTGATCTGGCCGATGAGGAAGTTTTCATAGGCGATCTGGTCCGTATGGCCAAACCAGTTCTTGGCCAGATACCGCTCGTCCTTGCAGATTTGCAGGCTGTTATGGCACTCCTCCTCCCAGGCAAGGCCAACGTCGACCAGCAGCTCCTCATTGGCGTTGATATGCGAGGGGCGCGGCGCGTGATGCCAGTTATGGGCCACCTTCCAGCTCATCGCCTGACGCAGAAAAAATTCGTATCTCATGCCGGCTGCGTCTGCCGTTTGTCGGAGCTGCCAGAGTGCCTTGCGCTCTTTCGCATCCATGAAATCGTCGCTCGTGCCCTTGAACGGTCGCATGTATTGCCCCCGCACGTGATCGAACGTCATGCGCATGAAGTCCTTGTAGGCCCGGTCGTAGCACTTCGCGAACAGGTAAGTCGCCTTCGTCGGGTGCATCCGGCGATAGTCGAACCACTTGGTCGTCAGTAACTCCGGCTCCTTCTTCAGCAGCTTGCCGTCAATGTTCTGGATCGCCTTGATCTCGCAATGCAGGAACGACATGTCGTGCCCATAGAAGTCGCCGAACCATTCCGCGAGTCTGGGTTCCGTGATTAGCGTTTGGGTCATCCTTTCCGCCTCGAAAATACTTAAATAAGAGTTACTTAAATGTAGTCTTATTATTCTTTAATACATACGGGAATGACACGGGAGCCCAGGTGGGAGACCAAGTTACCCAAGTGACAGCGGCCCCAGAACGGAGCCGCTTTCCTTCAAAAAGAGACTGCGGACCCTAGAAAGTTGTGGGTTGAGCCACACCCCTAACGAGAGCCATGATCCCGGTCTGGAGATCCGTGGCCCCGATTGAGATCCAGCGTTGGTCGAGTCCCTGCGCCGCTCGCAGCTCCGCCACCAGTTCACCCAGCTCCGAACCCTTCGCCTTGATCTTGTTCATCAGGTCGATCTCGTTCTGGGACAGGTCGCGATAGCCTGAGATTTTCGTGTGCTGGTCTTTCATGCGGCTTCCTTCAGAGGTTGGTATTCGGCGGCGTATGCCTCGAGGATTTCCTGGATCACGCCGTGGCGCACGATGTCCTTCTTCTGGAACTCTACGTGACCGATCGACGGAATCCACGAGAGTCGCTCAACAGCGTCCTTCAGACCCGACTTGCCACGGATATCGACCTGCTCGACGTCGCCGTTGATGACCATGCGAGAGCCTTCGCCGATGCGGGTCAGGAACATCTTCATCTGTTCGGGCGTGGTGTTCTGCGCCTCATCCAGGATCACGACCGCGTTCTTGAACGTGCGGCCGCGCATATAGGCAAGCGGTGCTCCCTCGATGTTCCCCGCGCGCTTGTGATACTCGTAGGCGCCGGACCCGAGCCGCTCGATCAGCGCCTCCTCGAATGGGATAAGGTAGTGAGCGAACTTCTCTTCCATTTCCCCCGGCAGAAAGCCCAGGCTCTCGCCCGCCTCCACCGCCGGCCGTGTCACGATGACCTTGTCGATCAGCTTGTCGCGCAGGGCATCAGCAGCGAGGGACGCGCAGACCCACGTTTTGCCGGTGCCGGCGGGGCCGGTCGCAAATGTGATTGTCTTGCCCTTGATGGACGCGATGTAGCGTCCCTGAGCGTCTGTGCGAGCGCGAATCGGTTCATAGCATGCGCGCACCTTTTCGACCCGCTCAGCTTGAGCTGCGGCATTGTGAAGTGCGGTATGGTCCTCATTGCGCCGACGGTCGGCACGTTGCTTCTGGCGGGTCTGGTGTTGCTGCTTCTGGCGGGGCATGAGGGCGTCCTAGGGGATGGCTAAGAGCCCTCATCATAAGTCAGTTTTGACTGTTTTTCTACATGCGCGCGTGATGGCTGAGTCGCAATGATACCCGCGCTTGCAAAAAAAACCCGCCGCAGCGGGTTTTGATTTCTGCAAGTCGTGCGCACCAAAGCAAATGCGCAAGCCCCAGATCAAGTCAAATCCTTTATTGCACGTTCGCCTTATCCAGCTGCGACTTATCCAAGACGAACGGCTTCTTGGCGCTCTTATGCTTGCTCGCTTTCGGCTTAGCGGCCGTGGTCGAGGGAGTCGTCGATACCGGTGCCGAAGCCTGCGCGAACGCGCTGGCGGCAAACAGTGATGCAATCAGAACAGCGGCAAACTTCTTCATCTGGGTCTCCTGGAGGTGGTAGGCGAACTGTGTGTTCGCTTAGCGTCATAACGCGCCGGGCAACCGTTTCGTTGACTCAGCACGCCACTCGCTGATTTGGCAAAACCAGCGCCTTGACCACCGAATGGTCCATCTCCGCAACTTCCCGGTAATACCACTTTCCGCCCGAGACCGCAAAGTCCGTCACCGGCACATAGTCGAAGTTGGTCGCCCGCGTCTCGGTGTCCACATTGACCAGCGCGAAGCCGTTATGCCAGCGCTCGCCCTCGCAGTAGGAGGCGCTACGCTTGTGACCGCTGCCAAGCTGGTGCCATTCATAGGCGCCGTAGATCGGGCTGAACTGACTCCAGACCTGATGGCGGTGATGATGACCATTCACACCCGGCAGGCCCATATTGCGAGCGTGCGGGAAGTGATGGCACAGCACTGTGTCGAAGTAGACCCTGTAGTTATTGGCCAGCTCGTTCTCGAAGTCGCGCTTGGTGAAGGCAGCAAGATCAGCCTTGGCGACGTAGTTGATCTCGAACTTGTCGAGACCCAGCAGCTTGCTCACCGTCATGCCATGCAGGTCCGAGAGAACCGCGCGTAGCGCTGGCGTTGCATCGGCCATGTGCCGCAGCAGCCGGGCTTCGTGGTTGCCTTCAATAAAGTCTATTTGCGCGTTCGGACAAACCTTGCGAAGCGGCGCGAAAATGTTGTCGTGCGTGAAGCGGATACGGCCGGTCACGTCCCACTCACGCGGGTCGACGCCGTATTTCCCGAATTCAGGCAGGTCGAGCACGTCACCGTTGAAGACGATCACGTCCGGCTGCACGCGCTTGGCCGTATCGATCAGCACACGCAGGTAGAACAGGTCGACCTCCTTGTCGTGCAGGTCCGAGCACACCAGGATTGTCTTGAAGCGGCTTGCGTTCGTGCGCACGTAGCGCTCAGCCCAGTCCCGGCGGTCCACATTCAGACGACGGTAGTGGTCGACGGAAACGTGCTTGGCAAGGTTGCGTTCGTGGGCGTGCTGCTGGCGCGTCAGTTCGAGCTGAGCCTGGCGGCGGAATTCATGAAAAGAGCCAAAGTGGCAGTTCCACGCCGACTCTGCAAGTGGCCCTTCACGGCGAAAGCGGTCGCGAGTGACCTGGCGCTCGGGATTCAGAAGCGCGAACGTGCGCAGCGCCTCGATACATTCTTCAGGCGTGGCTTTGACGATCCGCTCAACGTTCTCCGACATGGGCAGTTCAATACCGCTGCGGTTGATAACCTTGCCCGCGTATTCCTTCATCCGGCGGATTGCGACCGCCTTGTTCTTGACCGTCTGCGCCGAGAGACCAAGCTCCCGCGCAACGTCCTGCATGGTCGGAAAGCGCTTCGTGTTGTTGAAAGTCTTGACGAATTGGTCGTGCAGCATCCGGTCTTCCTGGAGCGGATATGAGAACGGCCCATCGCTGGGCCGTGCGGGTTACTGAGCAGTTTTTGCCTGACCGTCGATCAGCGACTGCACCCAGTCCACAAGCGAGTCGTGGTAGGTGGCTAGCGCGTGATACATGCTGACAACGTCGAGGTCGTTGTCGACGAACTCAGTGACTGTCGGGACGTGGTCTTCCGGCAGCAGCGGGAGCGCTTGCGACTTTTGCATCGCTGCCGCTGGCGGCATTGACAGCGACTCCGCGGCGGGCAGCGTTGAGCAGCCGCACAGTATCGAGATCGAAAGGCATAGGCTGGTCGCCAGCAGGGAGGTTTTGAACTTCACTTGCGGCAGCTTGAGAAGTGGCATGAGTGACCTTCAGGGGTTGTGCGAGCCGTTTGTCGACGGCTTCCTTGACGCTTGCGACCGCGGCCTGCTGCGTGTTGGCCTGGGTCTGGATCTGGTTGCTTACGGCGATCGACTTCGGAATTTCGACGGCCGTCGCCTTCACTTCCTTCTTCTCGGCGACCACCTGTGATGCCACGTTGAATTTGTGCTCGGTGTAGAAGCCAGCGCCAAATGCGGCCGCACAGGCCAGCGCGAGGATGCCGATCTGCTGTAGAGGGTTCATTAGCTTCCTTTCGGTTTGGGCTCGGTCAGTGCCTTGCCGGCGATCGTCACGCCCGCGGCGGTCAGAAACTCCGTCCACGAGCGTGTCATCACGCCAAAGTCGAAATTGATCCCCTTGTAAGCCGTCCAGCCGCTCGCGGAGAGCAGGACAACGAACACCAGGAACCACCAGATTCGAAGCGGACACGGTGTATCGTTGTCGCGCTCGGTGAGAAATCGTGGAAAGAACTTCATGCAGCCACCCCCAGAAACTCAGCCTTCTCCGCGAGACGTCGGCGCAACAGCCCCGCGACGTGCTGGCCGCCCGCCATGTCCCATTTCTGGAACTCATTGGCAGCCGCAGCGTGGTTGCCAGAATTGAGCAGCTTGAGCATGGTCGAGCCAGCGAATGCGGCCACACCGAGGTTGAACACGAAGTCCACCAGTGCGTCGAATTCACCCTGTGTCAGCGGCGTCGTCACGAGATGATTGACAGCGGCGACTGCACCCGCCGTATCCGCGAGCAGTTGCGCGTCTGCCTGCGCCTGGGTCCAGACGAGGCCGTAATGGACTTCGGGGCCGGTATGGCCCCATGCGATCGTCCAAGGCGCTCCCGAAAGGATCAGTAGCGATTGCGGGATTGCCCCACCGGCGATCACCGAGCGCCACATGCCGCGTGCGATCAGAGCCTTGCCAAGCGGGGAAGCCGGGTCCGGGTAAGCCTTCAGACAGCAGCTTTCAAAACCCTGCGTGACGGCGAGACCCGTCTTCGAGTATTGCATTGTCATAGTCAGTTTTGACTACCTTTAAGCATACTGGTGAAAAATCTTTGCGGCGACAGCCAGCACTCCTGCGCCGACCAGACCCCAAATGACCTTGACGGTGCGCTTGACCCCCTCGGCCATCGCTTCGTGCTTGATGTTGGCTTTTTCCAGTTCTGCCGTTTTCTTCACCGCGTCATCGAGCTGGATCTCGAGGCGGTCCACGCGACGCTGGGTGGTCAAGTGACGTTCTTCGATGACAGCCAGTTTGACGAGCGCGTCGGCAACCTTGGTCATGCTGGTGCGGATTTCACGAACGTCGTCCTGGACACCTGTAATCTGGCTCTCAAGAGCGGCAAACTCGGACACGCGGGCCTCTGTTTCAGTGGTCATACCGGAATTTCCTCTGTCGCTCTCTTGCAAAGGTCGAGCCTGGATGATAGGCCAAAATGAAAACGGCGGCAAGTCAGTTTTGACTGTTGCCGCCGCATCGACAAAAGCGATCTGGTTAAACCGCCGTGCCGCCCGCAAGGATGTAGCGGTTCGCCGCATACGGCAACGACGCTTCTGCCGGGTCCGGCGTCTCAGGCTGTGCGGCGATCAGTGTCTGCTCGGCATAAGCGACAGCATTCTGGCTGTCAGCAGGCACGCCCTTCATGAACAGCGAGAACGCGCTTTGCACCGGCTGCTTTCCGGCCGCATAAGTGTCCTGCGACACGTAGCTCATCAGCGCCACGCTGGTGGTCTTGTTCAGCATGTCGAGAGACACTTGCTGGATTACGTGGTAGCCCGCGACCACACCGGTCGAGTCGAGGGTGATATCTTTCTTGATTGCCATACGGAAACTCCAGTTGGAATGAAAGTCAGTTTTGAGTGTAACTCGGGACGTCGGATTAGGCCAGCGCCGTCTGTGGAATTGTTGCAACCACGTCGTGCGTAACTACGGCGGCGAACGTGTTCGGGTCATAGCGCCACGATTCCGCGTAGCCCAACGCCTCGGCCACGGACTCGGAACAGAACCACTCGCCCTTCTCGCCCTCGTAGTGACGGAACACGAAGCCGAACAGACCCGCCACGTCATACGGCTGGCCGGCATGCGCTTCGAACCAGGCAACCGCCGCGGTCTCCTGTTCAGGCGTCGTCGCGATATCGATCACGTCCCAGTCGGCCGGATCGAGGCTGATGACAGTGCGGCGCACGCCCTTGTCCAGGTAGGCCGAGGACCAGCAGACAGCCATGTCGTTCTCGTATCCGGTGACGAGTTCGCAATGACTGTAGGCGCCGCGCGTCCACCATTTCGTCAAGACTCCCAGCCAACCCTTGATGCCTGGGTGTCGCCCTTTGAAGAATGCAATTTTCATAGCTCTCACTGGATTGTTGCGGCCACCGCTTCGATAGCGGCGACCACGTTGAGGTATGCGGCGCCCGCTGCATCGGCGGTCGTCGCGTTCAGGACTTCGTATTTGCGCATGCGCAGACAGCCGAGCTGCTCAAGTGCGCCGTTAAGCAAGGTCGATTGCGAAAGGATGAGATCGGCCGCCGCGGTGTTGCTCATGCCGGCCGCCGTTGCAAATGCAGACACCCACGGACCTGGGTCGCCCTGATAGCCCGAGTCCTTGAATGCCTGTGCCGCGGCCGCGCGAAGCAGGTATTCCTGCTGGAAGCGATTGAAGTCCGAGTAGATCGAGGCAACCAGGTCATCGATCTTGGTGGCCAGCTCCTGCGCGGAGGGCTGTGGGATCACCGTAACTTGTGGGCTGGGGCCAGCGAATGCCTTGCCGTCGTAGGTGAATCCGATATGAACTGCGTCGGTCGCGGAGACGGCAGTGACGCCGTCGCCAAAGTTTGCGGAGACCGCGCCGTCCCACTCGATCATGTTGACGACGACACCACCCGAAACCAGTGCGTAAGTTGCCATTTATGCATACTCCCAAACGATAACGCAGCCGGGGTAACCAACGTTGCCCGCTACTGCTGATGCCGACTGTCCGTTACCTGAACCGCCACCACCCGAACCTTTGCCAGTCATGCCTCCCATCATGGAAGGCTGCGGTGGCGAAGGCATAACCAAACCGAGACTCAATGCCGCCCAGCTAGTGACTGGCGTCGCGCCGGGTGCATTCTGGATATTGCCCGCTGTGGTGATGCTTCCAAGAATCGACGTAAGACCCGCGGCCGAGTTTGGTCCGGCAGTGCCCGCACCGCCGCCGGCGCCGCCAGCCGCCGCAGCGACCGAACCGAACGAACTTGCGCCGCCGTTGCCGCCGTTGCCGCCTGCTGGCCCGGCAGCGCCAGCCGCGCCGACGATGACCGACGATCCGTCGAAGCCCGATGACAGTCTCGTTTTCACGTAGCCACCCGACTGACCCGGCGAGCCGACCGAAACCTGGCCCGACGCAGTAGCGACTGAGCCCGCACCGCCGCCACCCGCCGCTTGGACCTCTACAACGACGCTGTTCGTGCCAGGCGTCCTCGTATATGTGCCACTCGACGTGAACACCTGCACGTTGAGCAGGCGGCCGGTCGTGTAGGACGCGACGTTATTTGAGGTCAGAACGGTGCCACCGTTGACCGATAGCTGCTGCGAGGCGAAGTTGTAGTTAAACTGGCCTTTCGTGCCGCTATACCAACCCACCTGCGCCGCATTACCGTAGAAGTAGCCGTCGTTCTGACCTAGCCATGCCTGACCTTCACCAGCGCCACGCCCGACGCTGATGTGCTGACCGGAGAACGAACCGGTGCCGTTTACTTGCACCTTGTCGGAACCGTTATCGCTGCCCCCGCCTAAAAGCAGGTTACCGGTATTGCGCGGAATGTAGATCGGGCAGTCGGTCCAGGCGCCGTTATCGGCAAAGCGTGAGAGATACCAGTTCGAACCCGAGTTGCCGCCCTGCTCGGCGCCGCCTTCAGCGCCCAATTCCCAGCGCATGACGGCTGCCGTCTTGAAATCAACGCAACGGTAAGTGCCGGAGTTTCCGTTGAACACAAAGTAGCCATTGCTGGCACCACGGTTCATCCAGACATCGCCATTAAACAGCGAGATGCCGCCTCCAACCTGAAGCACCGACGAGCCATCGTCGGTCGTCGTGCCGAGCAACATGCGCGGGACAGTGCCACTTACGAAGCGCGCGGCTTCCTTGCCGTTGTTCGTGATGCCGAAGGTGCCGTCGCTGATATGGAAGAAGCCAGTGTCCGGCGCGCCATCATTCTGGAACGAGTATCCGGGCGTCGTGACGCTTCCTTCTGCCGCGAGGATTTGTCCGAAGATCTTGGCCGAGCCGTTCACTTGCAACAGGCTTGATCCGTCGTCAGTTGACGTGCCGATAAGCACGTTGCCTGTCGAACGCTTGATGACCATCGGCGTGCTGAGATAAGCGCCCGAATCATCGAAGCAGTTCAGATACCAGTTCGATCCGGCGTTGCTACCGCTTTCAGCGTCGGAATTAGCACCATGCTCCCAACGACGTTTGCCGCTCGTCAAATACTGGGTAAATCTGAACTGCCCGGCGGGCGCCGAATACATCGTAGCCGCATAGCCTGCCGTGTTATTTACGTTGATCTGGCCGCCGTTAGCGGTCAACTGCCCGCTGGCCGTTGCGTTTCCCGCGACTTGCAACTGACTTGCGCCGTCATCATATGCGGTGTTCCCGATCAGAGTGCGACCGGATGGCAGCACACGAAGCCACGACTTGTTGCCCGCGATCAGATCCGTAAATCCATAGGCCGACTCAGAGCCTACCGTGGCATTGCCTGCCGTTCGGAAGTAGCCGTAGCCCGCATCAGAGGAGACCCACGCGGTCGCGGTCCCCGCAGCGCCAGCGAAAACCGTGCCGTAGGTTCGCTGGTTGCCGTTCACCTGAAGTCGGTTCGTGCCGTCGTCCGTCACCGTGCCGATAAGCAGATTTCCGCCGTAAGGCGAGATCGCGACTGGCTTCTTGACGGTGTTGCCGATGTTGAACGTTTCGATGGACAAGCCGTCGAAGTTGTTCGGGGTAATCACCGCAGTTCGCGCGCCCGGCGAAGTCAGCGTTACCCCGCCCAATCCGAGAATGGTCCCGCCCACTTGCAGGGTCGTCGCTCCGTCATCGACCGTGTTGTTGCCAACCACCATGCGACCGCCATAGGCGAGTCGAAGCATGCGCGTCTGGTTCGCATCACTCTGCGAGTCGTTCGTGGCGCTGTTCAGATAGAAGTCGAGGTATTCCTTGCCCCACGTTTGCGTGAAACCGGCACGAATTGAGGCGACCATGCGCGTGCCGAGATCAGTGCCGGTGCCGAAAGTGCCATAGAACCGCTGCTTGCCCTCGCGGGCGAGTGCGCCACTTGAAGGCCGCAACGTCAGATGCGCCGTGTTGACGGCGGGCACCATGTCGATGAACGTGGCCGCGCTGATCACGCCGCCCTTGTTCACATCAAAAGGCGCAAGGTTGCCCGAGTGCCATACAGGATAGGTATTGACGCAGATGTTCCTCTGCGTGAAGTCGTAGTCCCATGTTCCCTGGGTCGGAGACCACCAGCCTGCCGAAGCTGCGCTTCCGTAGAAATAGCCGTCGTTCTGGCCGAGCAGAAGATCGCCCTCGCCGTTCGTGCGGTTTATCGTCAGATTGCCAGTGACGTCGATGCCAGAGCCGATGCCTACGCGGCCCGACGCGCGGTTGATCGACAATGGATTAGACAGCCATGCGCCAGCATCGGTGAATGCCTGAATGAAAAAATTCGAGCCTGCGTTTGAGCCTGATTCCGCGTCGGCGGAAGTCATGATCTCCCAGCGGTTAAGATTGCCCGTCTGGAACTGAAGGTTGCGCTGCTGACCCGCATTGGCACGAATCGCAAGTGGTTGGGCCGCGCCTGTGCTGTTCGACACGATGACGGGGCCGCCGAAGGTCGTGCTGGCGCCCGTGCCGTCGATACCCACCGCGCCAGAGGCCAGGCTCCACTGAAACGGACGATAGGCGTTGCCAGCGCCATACTGGTCGCCGCTCGCTGTCTGAAAAAGAAAAACATTGGTGCCGTCGTTACGCAAGGAGGCGCCATAGCTGCCCGTCACCATGCGCAAGCCATATCCGGTGGTCTGCACTTCACCCGAAAATCGGCCATTACCCCCGACCTGGAATGCGGAGGAGCCATCGTCCGAGATAACGCCGACCTGGACTCGCCCGCCGCCAGCCATGATTTTCATACTGCCTAGCGTCAACCCGTTGCCGGCTGGCCGCAGGACCGTGATTGCGTTTTGTGCATTGGTGTAGCCGTCATTGACCGAGCGCAATGAAAAGCTGCCATCCGAGCCGGACAAAAGCTCCCATTGTTTTTCGTCGGTCCCGGCTCCCTGACGCGTCAACATAATCGACGTCTGCCCAACGCCGCTTCCATTCGAGGCGATCAGCGCGGAGTTAGAACTCATGCCCTTGACCTGGCCCTGAACCTGCAGCGCATTCACGCCGTCGTCATTGGTCGTGTTGATCAGAATTCGGCCGCTAGCCGTGACACGCATCCGCTCCGCGGCGCCTGCCACCAGCATTAGCGCGCCTTGCGCACCTCGTGCGCCCATATAGGTGTTGCTGTTGCCGTAGACGTAGAGGCTGTTCGCGTCCGCGTTCGCCCAACCGTATCCGTTGACGCCAATACCAAAGTAAGTTGTTCCGCTTACTTTCGCGTCACCGGAAAACTGTGTCAGGCCCTGACTGAATCGAGCGGTCTCCTGTCCGTTGTTCGTGACACCGAAGACGCCATCAGAGATGTGCCAAAGGCCTGTGTCGGGCGTGCCGTCATTGACGAATGACAGGCCAGGTGCGGTGACGGAGCCCTCGGCAAGACGCAGCTGACCCGCCATGTCATCGCCGTTCTTTGACACAGGGTTACCAATCGTGGCTGCCGTCGCGGCCGCTGACGCCGCACTCGCGGCGGCGTTAGTCTCGCTCGTCTTGGAATTCGTCTCGGAGGTTTTGGAATTCGTTTCCGAGGCCTTAGCATTGGTCGCACTTGTCGCCGACGCGCTCTGCGACGATGATGCCGCCGACGCAGAAGCCGCCGAGTTCGTCTCGCTGGTCTTTGCTGCGACTTGTGATGCTGCTGCAGCCGACGCCGAACCTGCAGCCGCTGATGCGCTTGCCGTCGCATTCGCTGCCATCGTCTCAGAGGTCTGGTCCTCGTCCTGCCAGCCGGTGCTGGTATAGACGCGGGTCTGCTGGCTGGTCGTGTTGAAATATTTCGAGCCGACCGTCAGTGCGTTGCCGTTGTTGTCCTTGGTGGGGTCGCCCGTCTTCGAGCCGAGCTGAAGCGCGTTCAGCGTGGCGAGGATGCCCTGCACCTGCGACAGCGAGGATGCCGCGCTAGTTGCCGAACCCGCGCTCGCAGTGGCGCTACCAGCAGATGCATTGGCGCTATTGGCCGCTGCTGTGGCACTGCCCGCTGCGTTGGTCTCGCTGGTCTTTGCGTTGGTTTCCGAGGTCTTGGCGTTAGTCTCGGAGGTCTTCGAATTGGTTTCGCTGGTTTTCGCCGCCGTCTGCGATGCGCTCGCAGCGCCCTGCGAGGTGGAGGCTGCATTCGCTGATCCAGCCGCAACCGTCGCGCTATTCGCTGCACTGGTGGCCGAGCTGGCAGCCGAACCCTGCGACGACGATGCCGCCGACGCACTATTCGCCGCGGCAGTTGCGCTACCCGCCGCGGCGGTCTTGCTCGCCGCTGCGTTGGTCTCGCTGGTGCCAGCATTCGTCTTGCTGGTGGCCGCAGCGCTGGCGCTACCGGATGCAGCGCTTGCGCTACCTGCGGCATTGGTCTCGCTGGTCTTGGCGGCATTCTGGGAGCCAAGGGCGGCGGCAGCGCTCGCGGCAGCGGCAGCTTGCGCCTGCTGTGCACCATTCAGGCTCGCATGGATGTCATTGACCGACGCGACCAGGCCCGATGGCGAAACCTCCGTCATCAGCGCCTGGATCTTATACATCGTGTTGGTCCAGATCGCAGCCGTGCCGACGTCGCCCTGCGAGATCAGCGGTAGATTATCTGGGACAGTGAAGTCGGTCGCGACCACGCCATTGGTCATTGATGCGCTCGGCCCCTGATAGAGGCCAGCGAGCGTGAAAGTGGTGTTCTTGCCGTCATAGACGGCGTCGGCCGCAATCACATATGGCACCAACTCGTTCGCGACCATGAAAATGTTGTTCGCACGAATGCGATACGCCACGTTCACGCCGATGACGGTGATGGTCTGACTGCCGTTAACGACGGTGCAGACCTGCTTGAGTTGTGCCATTGCGAATAGCCTATGAGCGTCTTGGTGGAGCCGATTATACAGTCAGTTTTGACTGTTGAACAAGCAACGCTTTGCCGCTCAAAGGCTCTCCGTCAAGCCTTCTTATACTTTGCTTTCACCTGTTCGCAATGATCGATCCACGAGACCGTCTCGGGCGGCAACTGAATGCCCTGCGCGCCGAGTTGCGCGAGCGCCTTCATGATGGCGTCGATCTGATCGCCGATTGACATGTAAGAAGCGGCGCGCAGCGGCGCAGCGTCAACTTCATGATGGATTTTCATACCTGCGTTACCTCGAAAGTTGCGTCAAGCATCGGGAACGCGGAGACCGTGACCGTATAGGTGCCCGGCTGCGAGAACGACAGGTCGGCTGTGCCGTCCGTGACGGTGTAGTCGGTGCCCTCGATTGTCACCGTGGCGCCGGCCGGCACGTTCGTGAGCTTCATCCCGTTGAGCGTCGTTGAGTTGACCGGGCGAGGCTGAAGCTCCCCGCCGGTGACCCAATCGGTGTCCATATCACACGTTACGAGCAGCAGTGAGTGGCCAGCAGGCACGACCTGCTGGTCGATCATTTTCTCGGGCATCCGAGCCTTCACGTAGATGCGACCCGTCTGGTCGTGAATCAGGTAGTCCTGCATGTTCGAAGTCACTTCCTTATCGTTTGAATTCCAGAACGTTGATCGACACCGTTTTGTTGCCACTCCAGGCACCTGCGAATGACACTGTGTGATTTCCCGCGGTCATCGTGCCGGACCAGAGACCAAATATCGTCTGCCCGCCGGAAAGCACGATGCTGCTGAGCCCGTTACCATCGAGGCGCAGGGATACCGTGTCGCCCGTAGTGTTCGCGGACGTCATGCCATACACAATCACCACGGGGTTTCCGGTTGATGTGTAGGTAAATCCGGTGCCGTTGCGATCGGCGCTCGCGGACCAGGGCACGCCAGTTGTCACCGCGTTTGCACCAATGCGTAGCGTATCGATCTGCGCTTCGGCGATATGGGCGGTGTTGATCTGCGCGTTGCCGATCTTGGCCGACGTGATCTGGGCATTCCCGATCTTCGCGTTGTCGATCGACGCGTCACCAATCAGGGCACTGCTGATGATCACCTGCGGCACGCCGTAGACTGCGCCGATCGTGAACGGATGCACACCGGCGTATCCCGGCAGGTTCACCGAGAAGGTATCCGTGCGCACCGCAAACTCGCTGGTCGTCACGCCGTTGACGGACGTCGAGGCAAGCCCATAGCCAGCCACATACCCGTTGTTGTCGATCTTGACCGTGTATTGCGCCGACAGTCCATTGATCGAGGACGACTGAGCCTGGATTGAGGCGGTGTTGCTGCCTACGGTCGATTGCAGCGTTGAGATCAGCGAGGCGCTGGATGCGTCGGCGGCCGCACGTGTGGTCTGCTCGGTCTGGATCAGCGCGTTGGCCGTGCCGAGCGACGCCGACAGCGTGTCGATGCGCGACGAGAGCGCAGTGTCCGCCGTCGCGCGTGCGTTGGTTTCCGCCGTTACTGCAGCCTGAACCGGCTGCGTCAGGCTGGCCGGGCGCCATTCCGCATCTGTGAAATACCAGCGGTTTGCGTCGCTCGTGGCCGTGATATTGATCTGCGTCCAGAACTGCGCCTGCGTGTAGCCCGCGGGGATCGTCACGTAGCCGTAGACGCGCGTCCAGCTCGAAGTAGCCGCGAGCGTGGCCGCCGTTATCCACGTCGTCGCACCGCTCGCCGTCATCAGCTTCAGACCTACGGCGAATTGCGCCGCATTCGACACGGGCGTAGCGGCCGACACCTCCACGTAATGCTGCTGACCCGGCGACACATCGACAGTGCGGCCGGAGAAGAAGTTGTCACGGACGTTCTGTTCAAAGACGTTTGCCGCCGGCGCGCTAACCGGCACGTCCGCATTGGTCTTCGCCAGCACCGCCACGGCGGACCACCCTGTTGTGCCGTTTGTGCCAACCGGGTTCGCGACGAGATTGGTCGGATCGTTGCCGAAGCTCGCGACCACCGTATCCACACGACTTGAGATCGCGCTGTCCGCAGCCACGCGCGCGTTGGTCTCCGTCTGGATCGCGGACGTGTTTGCGCCATTCGAGGCCGCGACCACGTCAATACGGGCGCCGAGCGCCGTGTCAGCGGTCGTGCGCGCCGTCTGTTCGGACTGAACGAGTGCCGTGTTGCTGGCGTTCGCAGCTACAACACTGTCGATACGCGTGGACAATGCGCCATCGGCGCCTGAGCGCGCCGTTGATTCGGTGGTGATCGCCGCAGTATTGGCCGCTGTGGTGGCGCTGACTGTGTCGATTCGGGTTCCAAGCGCGCTGTCAGCGGCTGTGCGAGCCGTTTGCTCGGTCGAAACCGCGGCGGCGTTGGCCGCGGTCGAAGCGCTGACCGTGTCGATCCGGCTTCCCAGTGCGCTGTCCGCTGTCGTGCGTGCGGTCGTCTCGGACGTGATCGCTGCTGCGTTCGTGGCGGTCGACGCAGTGACCGTATCAATGCGCGTGCTAAGAGCGCCGTCTGCGTTAACCCGGGCGCTCGTCTCGGTGCTGATAGCGGCAGCGTTGGCCGCGTTCGTCGCAACGACTGTGTCGATCCGCGTGCCCAGCGCACCGTCTGCGTTGCTGCGTGCGGTCTGCTCGGTGCGAATTGCCGTGCCGTTCGCGTCAGTGTTGGCCGAGACCGTGTTGACCTGCGAAGAGAGGCTGTCTGTCGCGCTCTGGCGCGTCGAAGCCTCATTCGAGATCGCGGTCGTCAGTGCGGCAGTCATGGCCGCCTGAACAGCGGCGTCCGCCTGCGCTGCGGCTACTGCGGCGGCCGCAATGGCTGTCGTGGTTGCGTTCGCCGCCGCGTCCTTCAGCCTCGCGTTGACCGATCCGACAATACTGTCCGGCGCGTCGATCAAATCAATACGGGTCTGCAACCCCGGAACGAGCTGCGAGCCGCTCAGCACGCCGTCGGCGATCGCGTTCACATCCATATATGGCGTGTGAAACGTGAATGCGGCGCTCGGAATCAGGTCGCTCTTGCCGAATGCGTCATACGGCGCGAGCATGAACTGATAGTCCGAGTTGAACATCAGGTTTGTCAGCAGGACCGACGTGTCCGGGCCGTCATAGGCGAGCTGAGCGGGGTCAATCGACACCGTGTTGTCCACATCGCCGCTCCAGGCGAGGTAGATGGACGTGCCTGCGTAGTCCGGGTCGCCGGTCGTCGTGAAGTCGATCTGGACGCGATCGTAGGCGGGCGTCGCATTCACACTCACAATCTGCGGCGGCGGATTGTAGGCGTCGATGACGGCCGGGTTGCCCTTGTTGTTAAAAATGTCCCGCACCATCACGTGGAAGGACAGCCGGCGGTGAAGACCGTCGGCAAAGTTCTTCTCGTAGGTGTAGTCGTAGCCGTTGTCGGTGGTGTGCTCGGTGCGCAGCAACACCCCGTTTTCGTCGTAGACCTGGATCTCGTAGTCGAGGAAATGCGGGTCACGCGTGCCGCCGTCAGCACCGTTGGGCTCCGAGCCGAACTCGAACGAACTCGTCACCGAGTTGTAGTTCCAGAACAGCTTGCAGTCCTGGCCCGACCAGATATAGTCCGCGCCCGTGACCGGTGCTACGGTCAGCGAGCCTGGCTGGCCTACTACCGTGTGTGACGCGGTAGGCGCCAGGTCGTAACTCGCGCGCTTGTTCCACAGGTCATAGGCAACTACCTTAACCGCAACGAGGTCGCCCGTCTTTGCGTTGGCGACCACGTAGCTGGGCGAAGCCGGCACCGGAGCGGCGAGTGTGAAAGCGCCGCCGTTGATCTGCACATAGACGTCGGCGCCAGAGTAAGAACCCGTGATCGGCAACGACCAGCTCGCACGCACTTGCGTGAGGATCTGCGTGCCCTGGACGTAGGTTTCCTCATAGACGGTCAGATCCTGCACTTCGCCGATCGCCGCCTGCGAGGGGTCGAGCGCCGGCGGGGTCAGCGTGCTTGCGACACCGCTATAGGACGAAAGGTCGTAGACCGCCTCGTTGTATTCCAGCGCCTGGATCGTGCGGTTCATCGAACTGGACGACAGCGTGATCGACTTGACGCGGAACGGCTTGCGCACCTTCGTCGATTCACCAAACATGTAGTTCGTGAACTGGTCCGGCACGTAAGTCAGCGGCGACTGCAGGGTCACGACAGTCGAATCGCCCGCGACTGTGTTCACCACCGCGTCCGTCACCACGTCCGTGTCGTAGAACGTGCAGGTATCACCCGCAACGAAGCCCGTAGCATCGTCCACGTAGACGCCATCCGGCACCACGGTCGTGATCCCCGCCTCGGCGCCGTTGCCACCCCGGATGCGCGTGGCGCGCGTGGACAGGTTCAGTCCGCCGCGCACCTGGATAAAGTTGCTCAGGACGCTCTGGGTGACGCCGCTGTAGCGGACAACGTAGTTGGTGAGCAGCAACAGCTTGTAGCTTTTGCCTGCTTCCATCGTGACGGGCTTGTCCAGCACCAGCGAGCTGGCCGTCGACCCCGCGTCTAGGCGCCCTGAGTAGGCCCACGCCGGCATGTCGTGCTGAACGAGGATCACATCGCCCGGCGTGCAGGCAATTGCCTCAACCGGAGCATCGAACTGCGCGGTCTGGGTCAGGTAGCGATTCAGGTTGAGCTGGAAGGCGCCTTCCATGTAGGCGCGCTCAATGGTCGTCACGCCGTAGAGCGTGATCGCCGACACGTTCTGACTCTCGGCCGTCAGCGCGGCTGTCGTATCCTGAACCTTGACCGTCTTCTGCTTGTTGTAATCGGTCTCGTCAAAATAGGTGACGTCGATCTCGGTGGCCCGGTCCTTCATGCCGAGCCAGTTCAGGCTGAAGCTGCCCTGAACGATGTTGCCCATGCCAAACATCATCACCGGGTCGGCGGGTGCCTCTGTCGCGATGTAGTAGCGCGTGCCGACCTGGATAACCTGCGCGTGGCCGACGCGGAACACCAGCGCCGATGCGTCCCAGAAATTCTGGATCTGGTCGAGCGGTCCATTCCATGTGAGGCCTGCCGAGTCGCAGTATTGCGCCCAGGCGATGACTGAATCGAGGTCAATGCGCGCCTGATTGAGCGCGGCCCCATAGATCGGGTTGGTCGCCATGTCCCACCAGACCCAGGCGGGATTGCTATCGGAGACCGTCGATACAGTGGTCACACCGTCGTTGCGACTGATGACGTTAATCAGCTTGCCGCCGTGCTGGAACGTCACCGTCGGCACGCCCGAGAGCTGCGAGTCCATCTGGATGCGAATCGCCAGCAGGGCCGTGTTGTTATAGGCAACGCCGTCGAGCGTGATCTCGTTAATGTCCGAGATGTAGGTGTCGCTTTCGGCGTTGTCCGACGTATCCGTTGGAAACGTCGAGTTGATCGAGTTGGTGTAGCTGTTGACGGTTTCAACCGTGTAATTCGTGTTCCGCCGAATCCGCATCTCATATTTAGCGAGCGGGACTTGCGGGGACGTGAAGCTGCGGCGCACGGTCGCGCGCAGGTTGTCAGTGATCGTCAGATTGCCGGTCGTATTGGTCGTGGCAAGAACGAACGTTGCGGCCCCACCTTGCGCGACAGGCCATGAGCTGACGGCCCGACCAATGAACTGGCCATAACGCGACGTCGCCTCCGCCTTGTCCGCGTCAGTCATGTTGAGACTGCCGTCCGCGTAGGTGATCGACAGTCCGGTGATGACCAGGCTACCGTTGTAGTCGTAAGGGTTAAGCGTCCCGTTGACCACCGGCGCGACCGAGACTTCCCGATAGCTGGTCGACGTCGGACCCATTCCGATCCAGTCGGTCGCGCCGACTTGCCGGTAATCGATCTCGATGGCGACCGTGTTCGACTCGAATGCCCCGTTCTTCGTATTGACCGAGTAGAGACCGCTCGGGCAGGCGAAGTCGAAGCGGAGCTGCTCGCATTCCTCGACGGTCGTGAAATTCACGTAGCTGCCGTCTGAAGGCAGCAGGACGTTGCGGTTGACCGGCGTGATGACCGTAGAGAACCAGTCGATCGGCGACTGTGAGCCGTAACCCATCCGGGTCTGGAGCGTGACGTCCAGATACTCGTCAGCGGGCCGGTCGTTGATCCGCACGTCGGTGATCGAGGCAATCGGCCCCTCACCGGCGTTGATCAGCATGTAGAGGATCTGGTTATTGCCGTTGTTGCTTGCGTCAGTGCCGCTCGTGTTCTGTTCGGTGTAAAGGCCGATGATGTTCCCGGCCATACGGTAGGAGCCGTAGCTGACCGGGACCGCGATGCCTTCAGCGCTGGTGTTCTTTGCGCCGTCCGCGCCATAGGACGCGCTGTTCGCGATGCTGCCGCCCGAGTTGGACGCGACTGCTGGCGGGAGCAATGCATTGACCAGCAGACTGCCGGCGATCGTCAGGCCGACCGACACCGCGCCGGTAATCGCCGTCAGACCAGCAGAGCCCACGGCTGCCGCGAGACCGATCCCACCTACCGAAGCCACCAGTGCGGACGCCGCATACGGGGCAACCACAGCGATGGCAAGCATCGCCACCATTCGGAAAATGCCCTTCGCGCCGCTGGCTCCTCGGGGAATCGGGCAGATCACCACGTAGTCATCGGCGTCAAGGAAAGTCTTCGCGAAGTCTTTGGCCTCAATCACCGCGCCGTTGCGGGAAATCACGTTGTCGTCAGCGATTCCTGCCGGCAGATAAGTCGCGAGGGTCTTGCGCTTCTTCCACGCCCACTGCTCTACCACCACGCTCGTGAGTGGCTCAAAAGGGTTGGTCACCCGCCGGACAGTGACGTGTCGGGGTGCCTTTTTGACGTGTGCTTTACGCTTGCCCTTCGTCTGCGCAATATTCATAGAAGCCGACAATCCGATTTTTCCAGTGCTCTAGCCGCTCGATCACCACCCCACCCGACTGCTGCCAGGTATGGATGAACCTATAGTCAGTTTTGACTATCCCAACATGCGTAATAAAGCGCCCTGTCTTGAACATCACTATCGAGCCGGTTTTCGGCTGTTCGAGACGCTTCCAGAAGAACGCGGAACCGACCATCAGCGCCTGAATTGCCCCCTGATCTGCCGGTGCGCCGTAGTCGGGCACCAAAATGCCCGAATCGCGCTCGATGATGTAGCGGCACAGGCCATAGCAGTCGAAACTTGCCGGGCCACGGCCACCACGCTCGAATGGAATGCCGATCAAGTCGGTATCTGTGAGATATTCCATAGTCAGTTTTGACTGTTATTCTACACGTAAAGAGAGCCTTGAGGCACCAGGTTCGGGCACCCACCGAAATTCACGACATTCTGATGTGCCCGGCACCCATTTGTGCCGTCCAGCGTGTGATCGCAGGCGCCGATTGTTCCCGAGTAGCGGCAGGTGCTGGCGTCCCGGTAGATCCACTGGCAGAAGTCGCGCCGCTGAATGCGCTTGGGAAACTGGCGGTTCAACGCGTTCTCCGCGCCCAGCGTGAAGTTGACTTCGTAGTTTGCCGCGCTGGCGTTGATGACCTCGTAATATTCGGTGACTTCCGCGTCACCGCTCAGGTTGTTCGAGGCGAATACCGAAATGTTGATCTGGAAGCCGATGCCGCCCGCGTTCTCACTCATGCGCGCGAGCACTTCCTGGCTGTAGTCGAAGAAGTTCAGCGTCACACTTGGCACCCCGCCGAGTTCCGACTTCACTTCGAGCGAGAACTGGACCGCCTTATACGTGATGCCGTTGCGCACCACGTCCTCGGTGTTGTTGGCGTAGTGCAGCGTCTCAACGATCTCACCCGTCGCGGTATCCGGCACGAGGATATCCAAGCAGGCCAGGTAGGCGGCCTCACTGGATAGCCGGTTCTTTTCGATGACGCTCGCGACTGAAATCTTGTTGCTCATTACGCCTCCTGGAGCTTGAATGAGACGTCATAGCGCCGTGCGAACCCATAGCCGGTGTAGCTGAAGGCGAGCGTCGTATCGGTCGTAAAGCGCACCGCCTTCACCGTGTCGTCGGTCGGATTGGTCCAGTTGAAAATCACCGAGCCCCCGAACACCGAGTCGAAGAAATCCTGCAGGGTGTTCTTCTGGTCTTCGGTCAGGTTCGTGAAGCCGGACTGGTAGGTCTTGCGTGGCTTGCGGGTGTGACGCGGGCGCGTCACCACATAGCCACCTTCCATCGGCGAAGCCAATGCCTGGTTTTCTTGGGACACGCCGTATTTGGACGAGTCCTGGAGATCAGCAAAGGGAAAAGTCAGTGTCGTCATTGAATTGCGCTTTTCATGCCGTCGCGGAACGAACCCGGCTGCTGAACGCCCGACAACACCACATCGAGGATCATCTGCCGACCGTCAAAGCGAGGCTGGTTCTGAGTAGCCGAGACCTGCTGGCCAGTCTGGTTGATGACGTTGACCGTCACCGAAGGGGTGGACGAGCCGGTGCTGCTCGAATCGGAACTCGAGGACGAACCACTGATCGTCACGGGGATGGAGCGGCCGTCCGGCAGCGGCACGTAGGCTTCAGCCATCGAGCCTTCACCGTAGAGGGCGAGCTGCGGGCTATCGGCGACGCCACCGTTCGCGTATTTGCGAAGCTGCACGGCGCCGGCGGAAGTCATAATTCCGCCGTTTGCGAATGCCGATGGCATCGTGAAGCCGTAGGTGTTCGAGCCAACGCCTGCCGCACTGGCGATCGAGCTGCTGCTGCCGCTAATCATGGAGCTGACCGAACTGAACACACCGCCCAGAGCGCTCGAGCCGTTGCCACCCGCAATCGTTGCAAGTGCTTGCGCGGCATACAGTGCGGCATTCGCGAGCGCACCCAAGGACGTCGTAGCAGCCCCCTGAACATTGCCACTGGTGATCAGCTGCGTGACTTGCGTGCCGAGCGCATTGGTGGTCTGCTGCACGCCTTGAGTCGAAAGCGTCGAGAAGCTGGACTTCAGGATATCGGCGTTGCCCGTTACCCCCTGGAGTGCCTTGCTCACCGCGCTTGCGCCAGCGTCACCCGCGACCGAGGCACCGGTCGCCGTCGAGGCATTCGGGAAAACGAGTTTGCTGATTCCACTCGTGAGCGCATCCAGGCCTGTCTTCAGGGGCGCCGAGAAGGTCTCCTGCAGTTTGACCTTCAGCACGTCGAGCGCCATGCTCTCGGCGAGCTCACTGATATTTGCCTTTCCGGTCTTGACGAAGGTCATGAACGTGTCGATCACGCTGTTCGCCCAGCTCGCTTCCGCGTCTTGCATCTCCTTGAGCGTGTCGTTCCACGTCTCAACCAGACCGTCCATCGGTGTGCGCAACAGCCGCGCACGTTCGGCAGTTGCGACCTGGAGGTGCTGATTGAACGCCTGCTCTGCCTGCAGTTGCAGGTCGAGCCCACGCTTGCGCTCCGCGGCGGCCTGTTCCGGCGTCGTCGCCGAATTGACGGCAGCGTCCGTATTGGACTGCAGCGTCGTCATGTCGAGCCGATACTGGTCCTGGTCCTTGGACGCCTGCGTGTCGAATGCGGCCGTCTTGCGCTGGGAGTCAAATGGCAGCAGTGACTGCAGCGTCTGGTCGTCCTTGCTCTTGAAGCTGGAGGCGAAGTTGATCAGATCGGCGCCGGCGCGGTTCTGCAACGCCTCGTTCTTGCGGGCGTTCCATTCACTCCAAGCTTTGGTGCCCGTGCCAAGACGTTCTTCGGCGCGCGCCAGCTCGCGCTCGAGCGCCGTCATTTCGCGGGTCTGCTTCGCGGAGCCGTTGTCGGCCGCGTTGCTCATTGCCTCTTTGAGGTCGTTCTCAGTCGAGGCAAGCCGCTCATTCGCGAACGTGACCGCCTTCGTCTGCTCCTCGACCTGCTTGAGCTGCGCCATCTTGTCGATGGTTGCTTGGACAGTCGGGTCGGTCACGTCCAGCGAACCATCAGCGTTCTTCCACTGCCGGTTGCGAGGGTCGTGTGCCTTGTCGAAGTCGCCGCCCTGCCACTTTGCGGTGAATTCCGTCAGTGCGTCCGAGCGAAGCGCGTCCATGCCCTTCGGCTGGCGTGCGGTCAGTGCGTTCAGGCTCGACTGATCGACCTGCAGTTTCGAGGCGATCTGTTCCTGGAACTTGACGAACGGGTCTTCGAATTCCCGCTTCGGTCGTGCGGTGCCCGCGGCGAGCTTTTGTGCGTCGGTGTCATCAAGCTCCAAGCCGCCACGTTTCGGCTGCACCGGCGCTGGCTGGTTCTGCGCTGCAAGGCTTGCGTTACGGTTCGCTTCGCGCTGGTCGCTCGTCGGGTCATTGAAGGCGGTTTCGCGGGCCAGGCGCGCGGCGTCAGCTGCCTGAACACGTGCTGCGTCCGCTGCCGCCCTTGCATTGGGTGCGCCCGAAGTCGTGCCGTGTGCATTCGTGTCGAACCTCGGGACGAAGCCTGACTTGGCCGGCGCAGAATTCGAGCCATCACTCTTGCCCGAGTCGTCAAAGAGCTTCCAGCTCTTGATATCGGCAAACTTCCGCTTGAGGTCTGACCAGAATTTGGTTGCCTTGTCCTGCAACGTGTCGAACCAGTTCTGGAACCAGTCCTCGACCTTGTGACCGCCAATCTCCAGTCCGCCCACCAGCTTGGTCAGATCCCATGCGACGAGCAGCCATCCCACGTATGGGACCGCGCGCAGGAACAACTTGCCGGCAGACGTGACGAAGAGACTGACGCTTGCAAGGAGACCCTCAAGTGCAGTCGTGGTCGTGGCTGCTGCCGCGGCCGTTGCGGCGCCGAGTGCTGCCGGCGCTTCGGCGACGCCTGCAAGTGTGCGGATTGCCGTGATGACGCCGCCCACCATGCCTGTGAGCTTGGTGAAGCCGGAGAACGCAAGAACAACACCAGCGACGGCTGCCGCGAGCGTGTTCATTTGCACCAGTGCGGGGTTCTCGCTACCGATGCGCTTGAACCACTGGAACAGGTCGTTGATGCCCTGGATCAGGGCCGTGACCTGCGGCAGCACCGAATTGCCGATCATCGTGCTCAGGTCCGTGAGGTTCGCTTTGAACTCCTTCACGGCGCCCGAATACTGCTTCATCAACTGGTCGTTGATCTCGTCAACACCCTTTGAGCCCTTGACGGTGTTGCGCTGCACGTTGATCCGGTCAGCAGATGCCGGGTCCATCGCGGTCGACATGGCCTGCGACGCGGTCGTCGTGACGCCGAGACCAACCAGCACCTTGGCAATGGCGACACCCTGCGCCTGCGGGTCGTTAATGTCCTTGCCCTGGTAATACTTGCCCTGGTTCTGCTTTTGCTGGGTAAATGACAGGAGCTCGTCATAGTGCTTCTGGAGCCACTTGACCGGGTCTTCTGCTGCCAGGTCGCCGTCCACCAGGCCTGCGTGTTTAGACTGGAAGCGAACGTCCTTCGCCGAGCCTGAAAAATCGATGGCGCCCGTATTGAGCAGCCCCGAGCCGGCAAAAATCTGCACGGCTTGGTCCGTCATCTGTTTGCCCAGCGCGTATTGCTGGAACATTTTGTAGGCCGTGCCCACGCGTGACACGCCCGCACCCCCACCACCTTCGCCGCCGGCGACCTTGAACTGGTCGACCACGGACATAAGGTTGATCAGGCCGTCATCGGACAGGCGCGCGGCGCCCGTTCCCATCTGACGCAACACCGTTTCCGCGTCCTGGATCTGGACCTTGCCGCCAGTCGCCGTCGAGACCTGCTGAAGCAGATTGAACGTGCGCTTGGCCGCTTCGGGGTCGTTGACCTGCTGGCGCGTTTCCACCACCCCGTAGAGGTTGCGGATCGTCGATTGCATGTCGCCGTGGGCCATACCCAACGACTGCAGGTTGTTCGCCGCGCGCACCGCCGTCTGAAGCGTCGCGTCAATCACACCGACATTGTTCTCGCCTACCGAGGCGATCGCTGACATGCGCGACTTCACCGCATCCAGTTGCGAGAGAAACTGATTCGTCTTGGTGAGATCGAACGCCTTATCGAAGAACTCCTGGGTCTGTCCGCCGGGCAGGTTCAGCGACTCCACGATCGTGCGCTGCTGCTGCATTTCTGCCGCGTCACCCACGCTTGCCTTCAGACCGTTCTCGATCTTCAGGGCGGCCCACATCTGGGCCATCCCTTTGAGCGAGTCCGTCAGCGCGTCGGACTGCCCGCGCACGGTGTTCATGTTGCGACCGGCAGCCAGCATCTGGTTGGTCTGCGAGGCCGTGACGCCGGTGTTGGCCTGCGTCGCGCGCGTAAGCGCTTCGGTGGACACCGTGTTCTTGTCCGTGGAGACGGCAAGATTGTTGTTTGCCTTGACGAGCTGAACCACCGTGCCGGCGAGCTTGCCGATCGTGGTCTCAAGCGAGGTGATCGCTTTCGTCAATGCCGCGTTCGACTGTGTCGCCTTGGTAGCGGCCGCCGACTGCGTGTTCTTGGCGCCCGCGGCTTTCGTTGCGGAAGCAGCGAGCTGGTTGTTCGCGAGTGCAGCCTTCATGGCTGCGCTGGGCGCCTGCAGAAGGGCCGCCACGGTCTTGTTGCTCGACGAGGCAACCGATGCACTCGCCGCGTTCATCTGGGCCGCTGACGAGGCTGCAGTCGCGGCAGTGTCGGCCAGGCTCGTGCGGGCGCGCAGAAGCGCCGGCACCGTCTTGTCGTATCCGGCAGCCAGGCCGGTAGCGGCAACCGCCGCAGCTTCGGTGTTCTTTGCGGCGGGAGCAGCCGCATCACTCACGCCCGTGAGGGCCTTCTGTGCCTGCGCTGCAGATTCGGACGCCTTCGACAGACCCGTCGCAAGGTTCGAGACTGCTTCGGCCGTTGCGGCCACGGTCTTGCCAAGAGGGCTGATGGAGGCATCAGCCGCGCCGGCATTCTTGGAGAAATCGCCCATCTTCTGGGCGATCCCCTGCATCGTTGAGGCGAGATCCTGCAGCGGCGCATCTACGCCTGCCGCAGTCGATTGAAGCCCTTTCAGTCCCGCATTGAGCGAATCGGATTGCTCCTTTGCCCGTTGCGTCTTGAGGGTGAAGCCGTTGTCGTCCAGTGTGAGGACAACCTTGATCTCGCCGCCGATACCACTCATTTAAGCCCTCGACCCAATAGTCTGTTCAGCCATGCCTTTCAGTAAGTCGATGCCTCCCTCGTCTCGCTGTGCGCTTTCTTCCATGACCGACTTCGAGGTCATCTTCGCCACGTTGCCCACCTCAACCACCAGCCTGCGCCGGTAATCGGTGGCCATCTCGCCGCTCCGGGAGCAAGCAGAGACCGTGAGAGCACGCATGTCCTTCTGCGCGCTGATCCGATCGACGTTTTCGTGGAACAACCAGAAACGTTTCATCGTCCAGCCGAGGATTCGGTCGTCGTCGTAGCCGTAAAAGTGGGCGACCCGGCAAAAGAGGAACCCGAAATCGAGCTCCTCAAGTGCCGGCTTGCTCAGTTTCCCGAGGCGGCCTCGCCGTCCGTTTCAGCAGTCGCCTGTGCGGCCGCTTCAGCCTTCTCGACGTCTTCCCCGCGAATGAAGGCCGTGATCGCGTTCAGTTGCGAGAGGGAGAGCTTGCGAAGCACCATGGATTCGGCGCTCGGGATGCAGCGCGCGACCATGTCAACGGCGGCCTCAATCTGGTCGGCCACCGTCGCTTCCGGGTTCGCTGCCAGCTTGTCGGCCATGCGACTCGTTTCCACGAAGTTCTCGACCGTCATTTCCGGCACGGCATAGCTCACGCCACCGATGACGACTTCGCGTGCGTTGCCTGCCGACAGTGCATCCAGATTCAGAATCTTTGCCATGTGCATACTCCTGGGAGTGAGACAGCCCCGCTTGTCTCAGCGGGGCTTTAAGATAGTCAGTTTTGACTGTATTGACGCTTACGGCGTTGTGGGTGGCGTAGGTGCCGTGCCGACGCGGAACAGCTTCTGCGTGACCGGGTCCGGGTAGCCGGTAAAGTCCACGCTGTAGACGCGTTCCTTCTCGACGTCGTAGGAGAAGTCGAGCGCGCCGGCCGTTGCCGCCAGCGGAATCACGAAGTCTTCCGAGTAGTCGTCGGCCGCTTTCGCGATCGGGTGCAGGCGCAGCTCCTTCGCGATCGACAGCAGGTCGGTGCCGATGCCCACGCTCACGTCCACGCTCTTGGCCTGGGTGGTCGCGTCGGTCGTCAGGGTCGCGCCCGGCATGATGTTCACCATGTTTTCCAGCGTCGTTTCCGCGAGCGGCACCTTCACCGTCACGTCGCGCTGCATGATGATTTCGTTGATAGTGGTCTTGCCGAACTGATCGACGTTGACCTTGTGGGTGTCGGTTTTCACGGTCACCTGGACGCCGCCCTGGGTGTAGCCCAGATCAACGCCGTCGAAGAAGACCGAGCAGACACCCAACTTCACATTCTTGGTATCGCTTGCCACTCTAAACTCCTTTGCAAAGAGGTTTCGGATAGTCAATTTTGACTATCGCGCGAGTCTACCACAGAGACCCTGGCGAGTCACTAGATAGCCTTCTGGCAGGCTGTCGTGAGGTTGGCGAGCAGCTCCTTCTCGATCTCATCGGAGGCACGCTCCAGATATTTGCCGCCCACCTTGCCGCTACCGCCGTCCTTCTCCTGCGACTTCGGTCCCAATTGCAGCGGGCCGGCCGGTGTCAGGTGCTCATGCATTTCCCATGCGTAGTCCCCCACCGTCTTGCCGGGACGCTCCCTGCCGTTCGAGTCGTGCGCGGGGAGTGTCTCGTCCACATACACCTCGATGCTCTTGCGGGCGAACTGCCCGCGATCGTTGCGGCCGCCGCCGGCTTCACGCACCTTGATCGCCTTCTCCAGGTCGCCATGATCGACCGGCGCGTTCTCGCGGGCCTTTTCTGCGAGCTTTTCCGCCTCAACCTTCATCTGGGCGTAGATGCCGCGCACCGCCTTCTCACCCACCTGCTGCAACAGCACGCCCAGGTTGTCGGTCCCTTCGATCGTCACGCTCATGGCAGCTCCTCTGTATCGACATAGCAAAGCTCGAAGTTGGTGCTCCACTCCGTCAGGTTTGCGCTCGACAGCGGGAACGGGACGGGCAGCGCAAGAGGGCGGCAGTAGTTGATCTTCATCGTGCCGATGACCGTATCCGCCGGCACCTTCAGCACGGCCATTGCCTGCTTGATGAGGGTCTGCCCCGCGTCGTAGGTCGGCGCGCGCGCAATCACCTGAAAGCGGGCGCGGTAGAAGCCCGGCAGGTAGTTATCGATCGGCACGCCGGAAAGCGGCGTGCGCAGCATCACGGCCGTTGTCACCGCCGTCGGCATTTGGTCGACGAAAAGCGAAGCGCCCTGCTCGCCCAGACCGGCGTCCTCGAGGCGCTGTGTGAGAAGCTGAAGGTTCATGCGGCACTCCAGACATTGAGCCGGACTTCATAGTGGTCGAGCCGGCCGTTCAGATCGTATTGGGGCGACTTCGACACCACGCGCAGAGACAGGCCCGCGGCCCTGACCACGTCGTCGATGTTCGCCCGAGTCTTCGGAGAGAACAACAACAGCGCGTCCTCGTTCAGCTCGAAGGCCGTGCCGCGGCTGGCCGTCGTGTCGCTGCTAACGGACGTCCGGGTGGACTTGATCTCGATCTTGACCACACTGACCCGCTCGGGGATGCTCACGCCCGGCAATGGCTCTCCATGCACGTTGGTCTTGCCCGAGGCGACCTCGATCACGCAGGAGACGGTCGGATTAAACATGCAGCACCGCCTTGGTGTTCGGGTGGAAGATGCGCCGGCGGGCTTCCTCGAGCGAGAGGTAGCCGTGCTTGCCCGAAATCGACACCCCTTCGGGACTCGCGTCGGCCCGCTCGATGAACACCACATCCTGCCCCCGGCGGTTCGCGTCGGACACCACCGCGTCGATCGCCGTCTGGATCGCGAAGTGACGCAGGGTTGTGCGCATCAGCACCGTCGCCTCAAACATGCGGCCGCGCGCGTCAGCCACGCGATACTCGAGGCTGCCCAGCTTCTTCTGCAGGAGCAGGCCCATGCCGCCCGAGGCGCCCTTGAGCATTGCCGCGGGAGACTGCTGGGCGCCACGCAGGGACTTCATCACAGTCTTGATGTTCTGTGCGACGGCGACACGCAGTCCCGCACGCGTTACGTCGCTCAGGTTGCCCTCCTCGCTAAGCGTCGCTTCATACCGCGTCATCTCACTGTCGGCGCGCGCAAAGAAGGTCTGGGCGAGCGCATGCGCGTTATGCGACACGTTCGTCAGGGTCTGCGGTGATACCGTCGATCCGGGCGTCGTCACACCGAGATAGAGCCCGGTAAGCGCCGACAGGAACGACCGGTAGTCGCCCATCACCGCGTTGGTGAAATCGTCATAGGTCACGTGCGTGCGAGCCTTTTCGAGTTGGACACGAAGTAGCTGACGTAGGACATGGCGCGCTTGCAGCACGGCATTTCCAGCGGCTTGGTCGAGCGGTAGGTCTGCTTGGTCGTGCCGACCGCGTCGGAGACAAGACCCATTTCCCGCTTGAGGGCGATCGGATCATTGCCGAGGATCGCGTCGGCTTCTGCAACCTGTGCCTTTCTGAGCGCGCCCTTGAACCGCTCCGGCAGTGAGTCGAACTGCTGCGCGTTGAGCAGCTCCAGATTGCCGTCGAACATGAACAGGCTATCGGTCGCCGCATACTTCGACGTGTAGGTGCCTTCAGGCACGAAATTCAGGCTGTCCTGCCCGAAGTTCATATTCGAGTTGAGCAGGTAGTAGCTGAGCTTGCACAGGTGCCAGCGAGCCTCAATCATGGCCGCAAATCGCTCCTCGTCGGTCGCCGCATCCCAGGCCGGGGTGCCCGGAATGTCGATCGCCGCAAGCTGCGCCTGCGCATAGGTCTGGAAGCTGTTCACGCCCGGCACGAGGGTATCGACGGGCTCGATGCCATAGACGTAGGTCAGGCCGACCGCGTTGCCATCATCGAGCGTGAGAAACAGCTCCACGATGCGACCCTCGCGCGTGGGCACCGTGTGTTCGGTGGGCGTCGCACCCAGCACGTTCAGACTCGCCGGAACCGTGATCTGCACGTCAGCCGATCCAGCGACGAAGTCAGCGAGCGCCGAGCGCGCGACCAGTTCCGCATTGGCCTGGTCGACGATCCGGTATTCGACCGAGGCAACGTTCAGAGGCGCTCCGGTGCGGTCGAGCAGCGGAATCACGCACAAGACATTGGTTCCAGCGAGAAAGACCTGCATCGCGTTACTCGCCCTTTTCTTCGAAGACGCCGCCCGTTGCCTTGACGATCGCGTCGATCAGGCCACGAATGGAGTTGTTCTTGATGCCCAGCGGCTCAGCGATCTCGCGCACGCCACCGATGCCTTTCTCGTCAGCAACGGCAGCCAGCTCGACCTCGCTCCAGACCTTAACGTCCGTCTTGACGGGCACCACCGGCACTGTATTGGCTGCCTCTGTTGCGACAGTTGTTGCGCTTGTCGATACGGCCGGCGCATGCATCTGGTCGAGCAGGAACTGCGACACGCTTGGGTTCGAGCCGTCTTCCCATTCGCACGCATATACGGCAGCAATGCGAGTGGCGTCCTTATGCGACACGTCAGCGGTCGATTCGCCGTCCACGAAGAAGACCGCGCCCATCTGTGCGGTGTAGCGCTCCATGCCTGGCGTTTTCAATCGAAGTTTCATTTGGTATCCCTGATGTGAAAAAGGGCGAGCCCTAGGCCCGCCCTTCATGATAGTCAGTTTTGACTATCCCAACAATTAAATGTTGGAAACGCCTTGCAGACGTGCGATCGAACGCGTGGACTTCAGCGCGAGGCCGGTATACCACTTCAGGCGGATACGCGTTGCGTCCTTGTTCTGCACCGTGCCGATGTTCTCGACCACGATACCCGCGTCGCCACCGCCGTAGATGCCGTGCAGGCCATCCAGCTCATTCAGGCGCAGCGCGTAGACCGAACACAGGTTCGAGCCGGTGCCGACACTTTCGTTAGCGCCGAGGAACTCGTTCATGATGATCGGAATGCCGTTGTGTGTGAGCATCGGGCGGCCGAAGTTCTGCAACTGCTGCATCACAGCGTCGGTGCCGTAGGTCGCGCGCAGCAGGCCGCGGAATGCGCGGATCGTGCCACGACGCATCACCAGCACGTCAGCGCCGTTCGGCACTGCGTCGAGCAGCTCGTCCAGCATCGTCAGCGTGAGTGCATTGCCATTCGCGCCAGCGTTGATCGTCTGCGTGCCGCCAGCCTGAACAGCCAGATTCGGCAGACCGTCGAACGCTTTCGGGTTCGCGGTTGCGTCGCCCGTTGCCAGCGTCTGGTGGAACACGCGCGCAACACCCTTGGCCTTCTTGGCGATCTGGATCGCCATCTGGTCGTTGGTGTCGCTTTCGGTCGACTGCAGGAACTTGTCGACGTCCACGTCGCCCGCCAGGATGCGCAGCTTCGTCACGACTTCCGTCACGGTCGATGCACTTTCGTTCACCGTATCGTTCGGGTCGAGGAAGTCAGCGCCTGCCAGCGAGTCTTCGCGGTTGTAGACATACGCCTTGCCGTTCACGCCGACAAAGGGCAGGACCGAGAACAGGTCGTCGCGGTCGATGATTTCGTCGATAACGCCAGCGACCAACTGGTTGTTGCTCAGCAGGTCGGCCGTATCTTTCAAAAGAGGCATTGCTTTTCCTTTAAGAGAGTAGAAACAGTTTCGTTTCGGGCCTAGGTCGCTTTAGTCACCGATAGGACGCCACAATACCACAAAAGGGGCGCTTTGAACAGTCAGTTATTACTATCGTAAGCGCCCCAGAATGGTCAGCCGTTCAACTTCACATTCAGCCCCTTCAGGCCCGCTGCGATGCGCGAAAGACCCTTCGACGAGCCCTCAGCCTGTTCGATCGTCGTCACCTTGGCGCTGGCAAGACGCGAGTCGGAACCGGCGCCGGGCTTCACTTTGCTCTTGAACAGATGATCCTTCTCGGGGTCGGCCTCGACGATCTTGCGCAGCGCCTCGTCAAAGCTCATGGCTGCGCCCGAACCGTTGACGATCATCGTGCGCTCGGTCGCGCCCTTCGGCTTGTCGTATGCAACGACCTTGCCGTCGACCAGCTCGAAGTGGTCGCCGTAAATCACGCGCGCCTTGGCCGGCGTCAGAGCCAGTTCTGCGCTGATGAACTGCGACTGCGAGAACTGCGTGCCGACGGTCAATTCGTTGATCACACCGTCGCGCTGGCCGAGCTGCGCCTGGAGCGCGTCGATCTTTTCCTGCAAGGTCTTCTTTTCCTTGCCGTGTTCGTCGGCCATGCGCTCTTTCAGGCGCGACCACTCGCCCTTCGCTTCGAGTGCGGCGGTTTCGGCGTCCTGCTTTTCCTTCAGCAGCGCGCGCACCGCTTCCGGGTCGATACCTTCGAACTTCTTCAGTTGCTCCTGGGCTGTCGACAGTGCCGCATTGGCCTCGTCGAGCTTGCCCTTTTTCTGCATCACTTCCTTCAGCAGCTTGGCTTCTTCGTCAGTCGGCTTGCGATCACCGCCGCCCTGCTTTGCCCGCTCGGCCGCCGCGGCCGCTTCTGCCGCTTCGGCGTCGGCTGCCTCTGCTGCTGCCTTAGCGGCAGCTGTCTTGGCGGCTTCAGCGGCCAGGCCAGCAGCAATTGCAGCGGCACCGCCCGATTTCGTGCCGTCGTCGCCCGCCGCATCCATGTAGCGTTGGGCCATCATCAGTTTGCGCAGAAGGTGAGTCATGTTTCGTGTTTCCTTGACCAGTCTCTAGGTCGTAGTTGTGAAAATGCCGGCCCATCACTTGGCCGGCGTTTGGTTTAGCCTTCCGACTTCGTGGTTAGCGACTCGCTCGCCAACGCGCGGTCGGAAGATTTCTGGAGCTGCTGTTGCGTGCCCGCCTGGGCTTGAGCAACCAGTGGGTCCACCGGCGGCCAGTCATTCAGGTCAGCGAGGATCTTGTCCTTGATGCCTTTGGCGAGTTGCGGGAACAATTTGTCGATCACTGCCTTCATCTGTTCCTGACGCAGTGAGTCCGGCGCCTCGATCAGCGAAAGACGAGCGGCAATGTCGAACTCGTCGTAGAGCCCGCGGGTGTCAAAATCGTCCGGGTAGGTCACAAACTGCTTGTCGTCGGAGAGCGGTTCCCCGTTCCAGAGCGCGACCAGAGCCGCGATCTTGTTCTCGATCGACTGCAGTGAGTCCGCCTTGGCCGCCAACAGAGCGTTCACTCGCTCGAAGTCGTATGCCTTGGCTACACCGGAGCTGTTGTCGATCCCGAGCGAGTTGTCCTGTTTGGTGCGCTCGCCTGCGAGACCAACTGTGTGATAAATCTCGTTGATGATCTTGTGGATCACCGCGAGGATCATCTGGGCCTGTTTAGGGTCCGGGGAAATGTATTTGGGCTCGCCACCCTCGCCGTCGTAGAGGAAGATGCGCTTGGTGCCCATCTCCATCATCTTCGTGTAGTTGTCGTCGCCAGGCATCATGCCCTGCGCCGGCATTGCGAGCTGGCTGAACGTCTGGTCCTGAATGATGGCGTCGAGGTTCGACAGGTAGTTGCCCACCGCGCGATCGAGGTAGGCAATGTCGTCGATCATCGACGGCGCAACGTAAAGCTCGTCCGAGATCACGTGGTCCGCCAAGATCACCGGCACCACACCCAACTGATGGTTGCCCTCGCCGATCTGCACCACCTTCATTTTCTTGCCCTTGCCCTGCAGCTCGAAAAGGCGCCAGTCCATCTTGGTCCAGAGCCGGAAGCGTTGCAGAACCGCGCCGCTCGACGTCATCGGGTCGGCGTCGTCGCGCGCCGTCTCCTGGATCAGTGCCCAGTTCAGCGCGCCCATGCCGTCGTAGCTGTAGTCGAGCAACTGCTCGGGACCGACGAGATAGGCATAAGTCATGACGCCGGCAGCCCGCTCCTCGGCTTTGGTCTGCACCGCGTCGGTCTTCGTGTTGTCGATCACGATGCCGATGCGGCCCTGCCGGGAGGTGCGTGAGGCGATCTGTCGCGCGAAGTCCTGGATGCCGAGCCCGTTGCGGGTGCTTTTCAGCCAGAACTGCTTCACGCAGTCAGGCGCGTCTTCCGTGTTGCGGGTGATCGCCTGCTTGAACAGATATTTGTTCAGCAGGTCGACGACTTCCTTTGTGTGGTTGAAGCGATACGCCCGCGCGAGTCGGTCGTTGTATTCCTTGTCGCCTTCCTTGATGTAGCGGAACACATTGTCAGCAAACCACTCGCGGCCGCCTTCATACGTCTGCTCGATGAAGCGCCAGTGATCGACGTTGCACGCGTATTCCGGGTGACGGCGCGCAATCAGCGCGCGGAGCTTCTTCTGCTCATCGTCGGCGACAGGGGCGATCCCCATAGCGGCGGCAGACTCGACATCATTCGGGTCGATGGAGAACTGCTCGCCGGCGGTGAAGTTCGAAATATCCATTGGTCGTGAGTATTGGTGAGGGTTGCTCTTTTGTCAACAGTCAGTTTTGACTGTATAACCCGTTAAACAGAAAGCCCGCCAAGCTCCAGACGACGGACCGGAAATTCCAGGTCGATGCAGTAGCCTGCGGCGTCGGCCGAGTGTTCGGTGCCGGTGTCCTTGTCCACATCGCGCGAGCCCGGTTTGTAGATCGTCTGCTCCAACGACTTGATGAAGTGCTTGCAGGACGGGTCGATACGCATACGCACCCCGCCGTCGGCCGAGCGCAGCATCCGGTTCACCGAGTTGACGCGATCGGCCACGAGAGGTGACTTGCGACGGAACTTGATGCGCTTGAAGCCCTTCTCGCGGAGAATGTCCAGGTCGGTCTCGCCCCGCGCGTGCTGCCGCTGCCCACCCGCCGGGTCAGGGTAGATCGTCATCTGCTTCTGGTAGCGCCAGTATTTCTTCTCAAGCGCGTCAGCCGTTTCTTCGGTGTTCGAGCCGAACTGCACGATCTCGTCTACCGCCCACAGCTCGCCGTTTTCCTGGAGCTGGAAAATCACCGTCGACATTGGGTCGATGTTGAAGTCCATCCCCACCCAGATCGGCAGCTTCGGATTGAAGTCCAACTTCTGAACGTGGATCGCGCGGTCGAACGGGTAATAGACGCGCCCGCTCATCGTCTCGAAACTCGCCTCGAACTCCTGCTTGTAGGATTTCGGGTCCATGTCGCGCTTGGCCGCTTCAAGCTCCGAGCGCGGAATGAACGGCGACGTGAAGGTCGGGAACTGCCAGCTCGCCCAGTCGTTCTCGCGCATGCGGCCGTTCTGGTCGAGATACTTCTCGCCGCGCTGGCCCAGCATGTAGACGGTGTGCAGGTAGTTGTAGGCTTTCGGCGTGCCGATGAACATCGCGTGGCCGCCGGTGTCGGCGAGCGTCGGGCGCAGCACCTTGGTCCAGGTCTCCTCGCTCATGTCCTGGAATTCGTCCAGCACGAGGAAGTGAATACCCACGCCGCGCAGCGAGTCAGCCTTGTCGGCGCCCTTCAGCTCGATCCGCGTGCCATTGCGTAGCGTGATCGTGAGGGTCGTCTCGTTGATCTTCTTGATCCACTTCTTCGGCAGCGCGTCGAGCAAGTCGGTCCAGAGAATCTGTTTCGCCATCTTGTAGGTCGGCGCGACATACCAGACTTTGCGTTTCCTGATCTGGGCGAACTTGATGATCAGCACCTTGGAGAGCTGCGTCTTGCCCCACCGCCTGCCAGCAACCACGACCCGGAACCGGTGCTTGTCCTGAAACACCATCATCTGTTTCGGGTGGAGTGAAAGGGTCGACGTTTTACGCGCCATCGTCATCCCCTTCGTCGACCACGTCGTCATCAAGGTCGCTGACGTCTTCCTCGTTATCTGGCAGATCGTCCAGCTCGCTCTCGTCGCGCTCCCGAAGTGCCTCGATCTGCTCGGCCGTGAGTTCGCTGATGACCAGCTCCGGCATGCCGTCTTCATCCATGCCGTCGTCCTTGTCGAGACCCAGCACGGCCCAGCGCTCCTCGCGCGCCTTTTTCAGCACGGTCATGGCCGCGTCGAGCGACTTCAGGTTGTTCAGGACGGTGGAAAATGCGTGTCCCGCGGCCTTCGCCTGCAGGATTTCGTTCCAAGAGAGCTTCGCGAGGCCCGAGGCCATCTTGTAGTGCTCCTCCTTGGTCTCCTTTATCCGGGCGGCCAGCACTGTCGCGTCGTCGATCGCTGCTTTTTTGACTTCCGCCTTCACGGCAGCCGCGTGTTCTTCCTTACGGCAGCCGCGAACGGTGCCTTTGGCCTTGAAGTGGGTCGAGAAAGCGGACTTGTGCTTGCCAAAACGGGTGGCGAGATCAACGAGCGTGACTTCACCCGACTCCCATAGCGCCTCGGCCTCCGCCCATTGCTTCGGGGTGAGGCGGGCGTGCTTGCTCTTGGGTGCTACTGGTGCCGGAGCCTTCGTCACTGCCAATCCTTCTGGTTCGTTTTTTCAAAAAAAAAGGGCGCGGAGGTTGGCGCCCATTCGGAGACAGAAAAACGAATCAGGGCTCCAATGTAGCCGCGGCCGCGGCATTTGTCAACAGTCAGTTTTGACTGTCCTCTCGCACAGCAATAAGCAATGCCGTCGCGCGGGCAAGGTTTTCGTCAGATTGCGCAGACGTCTCCCTGGGTGTGCCATCGAGTTCGAAGCGACACACCCATCCCCCGCCCGGTTCGGGCATCACAGAGTGCGGGATTTCGCGCTTAGCGAGCGCTTCTAGCGTGAGAGTCTCGCGTTCGCTGAACCGGGGTGCTGTAACCCAGTTGGTTTCGTCGGGATGGATGCCATTTTCCCAGCACTTGATGAGACCATCCTGGATTTCGACGAGGTAGCCGAGCGCAACCGCGATGGCTGCATCGAGCCTCAGTCTGTCTCTATCCACGGGGTCAGCCCAAGTTGGGTCCGCCTCGCATTCCCGGTATTCTTTATCTTTCATTCTTTGTTTCTTTATTACTTATTACTTAATCTATACGGGAACGACTTGGGAGCCCAAGTGCGGACCCAAGTCAGGAACCCTCGAAAATCTCGTCGAGGAGTGAGTCTTCTTCTGAAGCAATGAATGCCGGACCCGGAGATGTCACGGGCGAGACGACATAGCCGCGGCCTTCCTTCGTGATCGAGATCAGCACCCGCTTGCGGTCCCGGCGCTTCTCGGCCCCAGTCTTCTCAATGAGCCCATGCTTGATGAGAGCGCGGATCGAAAACTGGATAGACGCCTTCGTGGTCTCGTAGTTGATTCGCTCGATGACCTGGTCGAGATCGCACGCGGAGCCATCCGGGTTAGCCGCGGTAATCACGCGCAGCAGCTCGATCTGTTTGGTGGTCAGGTGCATTAAACGGTCCCCGCGAGCTTTGAGAGGTCGAGCGGCGCGTCCACCGGCTGGTTGTCATACGCGAGCAGCGGAACGCGAGCGGGCAGCTCCCGCGGTGCTCCGAGATCGACGTCATAGTCCGGGTTGAGGTAGACGCCGTAGAGCGGGCTGGCGAAGACCAGTTGCTGAAGTTGCTTGAGCAGCCAGCCCACTTCCATACCCTCAATGCGCTCCTGGGCGTCAAAGCGCTTGTTGCCCGACTTCTCGCGGCTCGAGTTGCGGAAATAAAAGGCCCGCAGCTCAGCCACACACTTCCCGCGGATGTGCGCGGGCATGGCGTTGATTTCTTCCATCACGCCGACATAGTCGGACGGCACCGATTCGAACCAGCGCCGGAACAGTTCGAGGCCCGATTTGTATTTGGCACTGGGCCGCGGCCGCACAAACCGCACACCCGCCTTGGCCGCGAATGGGTTGAACTTCGACATGGACGACTGGAACTCCACGATGCTCGAGCCCGACAGGCGCATCATGAGGTTCTGCATCCGGTAAGCGATGCCGGCCCCGCGATACATGGTGTCCAGCACCAGGCGGCTGTTCGTGCAGGCGTTGTCGTTCAGCCAGTTCATCCGATACTTGTTGATGAGCTTGGTGTCCATCCCGTTCTGGTTGGGGCGCAGATGCTTGAACACTTCGTTGCGGCCCGAGGACAGCGCGGAGGACACCGTCATGACGCCCACTCCGATGGTCTGGTCGCGCAGCACGCACCGATAGAAATTCGGCCCGAACGGCAGGTTCTCGGCTTTGTAGTGCAGCTCATGCAGCAGATCCCAGTCCGCCTTGGTGCCGCGTTCGACGTAAATCTCGGGCAGCAGTGACAGGCTCACGCGGCCGACGTCGTGCCGCTCGATCAGGACGTCGGGGTTGTCAACGACGATCGCCATTGCGTTTGCTTTCCATAAACCGTTGATAGAACCAGATGCTGGTTGCGATGCCTGAGCAGCCGCCGGCAGCGCTCGCGAGAAACGCATAGAGCGATCCTGACGCTGCCGCGTGGGCAAAGGTGAACTGACCCACGCTGATCCCGAAGGACGTCACCACGGACGCGAAATAGCGCCCCTGATTGACGTTCTTCGACTGCACACCGAGAAGAAACACCGACCCGAATGATGCGGCGAAAAGAATGAGCAGCGTGAGCCAGGTCATTCGCATGCCCGCGCGGCGGCTGAGAGCTCGGCCATCGACACGGACGACGCCGCGGTGCTCGCCAGCGTCGTAGTGTTTATGCAGGTGGGGCCGCCGATTACGCCCGTGAAACCGCCGGGTGTGAGGCCGATACCGACACCTCGCAGGTAGCCGTCGGGGCTGACCATTAGCGAGTCCTGCACCGTCTTCGGTCGATCGGCGGCCGGCTGCTTCTGTGCCGGCGCTGCGCCCACCTGACTCAGCTTGTCCCGAAGCTGTTCGCGCACGTCCATGTTGATATCGGCGCCGCCGTCGAGGAACCCTTCGAGCCACCAGATGAATTGTTCGGGCGTCATACGGCGTTCACCAGGATCGTGGTTGCGTTGGCGATGTCCAGATCGGACACACCACCGGTCGGCGGCAGGTCGTCATCGTCCCGGCGGTCCTTGCTGTCGACCATCTTGACGATCAGCGCCCAGAAAGCGAGCAGGCCGATGATGATCAGAGGCAGGGTCAGGCAAAGGTCCATGTCAGAACTCCAGTTTGAGTGCGGACTCGCCGAGTCCGAGTTCGCCGAAATACTCTTTCAGCGCGGCTTCGGTGCGGTCGCCCGAGAAGCGGCCCTTGGGCAGCCCGCCGTCGAGGGTGATGACTGTCGGAACCGCGCGCACGCCAAAGAGACCGGCCAGTTCCGGCTGATCACCGGCATCGACCACGGCGAGCGTGAAGCCCCACTCGTCGGCGAGTTTCGCGAGCTTGGGCTTGAGCTGCCTGCACGGGCCGCACCACGAGGCCGTGAAAACCACGACCACGGGCTCCTGCTGCGACTTTTCAGTGACGAAGTGGTCGAACGTTTCCTTCGTCGGGTTAATGACCGGCATCTTTGTATCCTTCGGGGGTGTAGGCGACCTCGATCTTTTCGCGGTAGCGCTTCTCGATGTAGACGGAAGGCGCCAAGTCCGCGCGCAGGTCGAGGTGAGTGGTAGCGACAAGCAGCGTCGCGCCGGCGGTGCGGGCGACCTTCTGCATGTTGAAAGCAATGACGCGGGCAGTGTCCCGGTCGACCACGGCGAGAAACTCGTCGGCAACCCAGACCTTGGCGTTCGCTTCGATCAGCTTGGCGAGACGGAACCGGTAGCGCTGCCCGTCCGACAGCTCGGCGGGCTTGCGAATGAACAGGTAGGCGTCGTTCAGGCCCGCGATCGACAGGTATTTCAGCGCGTCGTTGGTGTCGGTGCCGATCTGGTTGATGAGCGGGCAGTCCTGGAACTGGATCTCATCGATATCGCACACGGCGTCGCCGGCGGCCTTCATCTGCGCCTTCAGCTCTCGCAGGACTGTGGACTTTCCCGAGCCGGACTGGCCGGTCACGTAGACCACATCTCCCTGCTCGATATCGATTGCCTGGTTGTCGAAAACGACGAATTCCTTGTCGTCCAGACCCAGCCCGAACGCTTCGGCGATCTCCAGCACGCGGTCGGTGCGCTCAACCGTCGCCGTGAAGCGCTTGTTCACCATGTATTGAGTCATGCCGCAGCCTGCCTGTTGATCGACACCCACCAGACCATCGCATTGGGGTTGTCCTGCCATAGCAAACAGAGGCCGCGGGCGCCGAACAGCGTGAAGTCCTCTTCGTCGTTCTCGTCGCCCAGATCGAAGTAGTAGTGGATCGCGTGCATGGCCTCGTGCAGGAACGTGTCCGCGAGATTCTGTGCGGTCTGGTCCGGCGCCACACGAATCTTGTGGTTCATCGGGTTCATGTGGCCGAACGAGCGCGAGGCGGTTGAGTCGCCGGCGTCCTCGATCTCCACCGCAAAGCGGAAGTGGCCGATCTTCAGCGATTTGGGCATACCCCTGTAGGGGTCGTCCGCGCGCTTCAGTCGTCCGGCGTGAGAATCAGCGCGAGCAACACCAGTTCGTCGGCCGTCAGCTCGACTGGCTCGCGACGCCACGCCCACACGGCCGCCAGAGCGGCCAGAACCAGAAGTGTCACCAGCAGCATTGGAATCGTCATCGCGGTCCTCGATTACGGCTTTGGGGTGGGTAAAGGTCTTCATGCGCTTGTCACTTCCTTTGCGTGAGCAACCAGCGCGTCGGCGCCGGTCAAACCTGTCTGGGATTCGATCGTTGCCATGAAGCGCGCAAGGTGACGCTCATCGCGGCCCGCGATGCTCTTGAAGCCCAGCACCTTGTCGAGCCGCACATCACGCGAATCGGTTTCCTCGACTGCCTTGGTTGCCGACTGAGCCTGCTCACGCACGACCACGTTCAGATCCTCGACGAACGGTGCGTCGTTGATTTCGCCCAGGTCCGCGGTCATGAACTCCAGCTCCTTCGCGTCGAAGATGCCTTCGAGGCTGACTTCAAGCGAGGCCAGTTCTTCCTGAAGCAGGCGCGCGTCGATCTCCGAGATCGCAACGCGGTTGTCGGCCAGACGCAGCGCCTTGGCTTCTTCCTTCGAGAGGTCATCGCGGACCACGACCGGAACGTGCTTCAGCACAGGTTCAAGTAGCGATGCGAGGCGCCGGCCGTGACCCGCGATGATCGTGCCGTCGGCTTCCGTGACGATCGCCGTGGTCCAGCCGAACGTGTCGATGGACTTTCTGATCTTGGCGATCTGCGCGGCGTCGTGGATCTTCGCGTTGCCCGCGTAGGGCTTCAGGAAGTCGATCGGCTTCAGTTGTGGCTTGAATTCTTGACTCATGCTGCGACGGGCTCCAACCAGATCGTGTCTTCGTTTTCGGCCTTGTCGATCGCCTGCAGCTTGCGCAGGTCTTCGTCATAGCCATCGTCTTCGCCGTTGTGCTCGTAGTTCGAGCCCTCGTCGCAAGTTCTGCACTGGAACGGGTCGTATTCCAGATTCAGGCAGGTTCGGCAGAAAGCGAATTTCATGTCAGACGATCACCCAGTCTTCAGCCAGCATGTCGGTCTGAGTTGGCACCCACGGGACTAACTTGTCGTCGGTTGTCTTGATGCAGACCCAGGGCAGCTCCGGCAGCTCGCCACCCTTACTGCTCGTCAGCAAGCAGCCCTGTGGGTCAAAAATTTCGAGCCACATGCCCTTGCCGTTCCATCCCGCGCGCGCGACTCGCTGGTCTAGCTTCACCGCGTCAATCGCTAGTCCAAACGTGAGACCATCAGCGGCGCGATAGGCTTTGTGGAACGTGTCAGCAGGTGACCAGCTCATGTAGCCGTCCTCGTATTGAACGGTGTAACCGTCGACGCCCTCACGGGCCTGCGGCTGTGCCTGGACGATCTTTGTGCCGATATAGCGCTTCATGCGTCTATCCTTTAACCAGTCAGTATTGACTGTTTTAATGCGTAAGCAGATGGACCAGCGCGTTGCCAGCGTTGGTCAGGGAGTCGTCTTCGGTGAACCGCTGGGCCTTCATCGTGGACTCGATCAACTCCGTGATGGTGCTGACGTCCTCGACCGGAACCTTGAAGCGCATCACCTGGTGGGTCTGAACCGCCTTCTCTTTCGGGAGAACGCTCGGGCTCCCGTCATCGTCCGGTATGTCTAAATCATCCAGCGCTATATTTACTGACGAGAAGATCGACGCGAAATCAGCGTCGGTGTAGGGCATGAAGCTCGCGAGGTCATCGGGTGAGCCCAGACCTTCCAGAAGCTCCGCCAGGCGCAACGTGTCGTCGTTGCCGTAGCGGCCGTTGTCGACCAGGCTGATCTCTTTTGCCCGCTTGTCGTCAATGCGACCGAGGTTCGTCACCGGCACCTGCGATAGCTTCAAACGGATCGCTGCATCGCGCCGGTGTGCGCCGCCCAGGATCTCCAGTGAGCCGTCATCCAGTTCGCGAACGATGATCGGCTTGAAGAGGCCCAGGCGCGTGATGGACGCGTCAATCTTGGCCTCGTTCTCGGGGCTGACCACGTTCGTGTTCCAGCCGTTGTGCTTCAATCGCTCGGGCGCGATCTGCACCGACTGGAATGGGGTTTTGCTCATGAGGTTCCTGATAATTTGATAGTCAGTTTTGACTTATACTACGCCTAACTTATCGATATGGCAACCAAGCTATGACACGCGTCACGATCGCTTACAACGCCACCACCGCAAAGCTCCATGAGCCGGATCGTGCGATCAAGCTCGAAGTCCAGCGGCTGATCTCCTACAAGGTGTCGGGGGCGGACAAGACCGACGCATTCAAGCGCGGCGGCTGGGATGGCCGCAGCTCGTTCTTCGACTTCAGGAAGGGCACCTTCCCCGCCGGCTTCGTGCATCTTGTGACGGCGGGTCTGCGGCGCGCGGGGCATGAGGTGCTGCATGCGGCACGACCCGCACCCGAGCCGCTCGGGCCGTCCAAGCCGAAGATCGACAGCTTTCCCGACGACCCCCGCTACGACTATCAGCCCGAAGTGGTCGAGCGGCTCGTCAAGCATCGCCAGATCATCGCGCAGATCGCAACCGGCGGCGGCAAGTCCCGGATCGCGCGGCTTGCCTTCGCCCGTATCCGCCGCCCCACCCTGTTTCTGACGACGCGCTCGATCCTCATGTATCAGATGAAGGACGCATTCGAAGAGATGGGCGTGAAGTGCTCGGTGCTTGGCGACGGTCAGTTCGGAACGGTCTCAGTCGATGCCGACGGTGTCGAACGTCATTCTGTGAAGATGATGAGCGTTGGCATGGTTCAGACGCTCGTCTCGCGTCTTGCAGAACCGTGCCCGGATGATGACGTCGAAAAGCAGAACGAGCAGACACGCATCAGGAACAAGACGATCGCGTTGCTGGAAAAGTTCGAGTTCGTGATCGGCGAGGAAGCTCACGAGGCTGGCGGCAACAGCTATTACGAGATCCTGCGCCACTGCAAGAACGCGCATTACCGCCTGGCCCTGACAGCGACGCCTTTCATGAAGGACGACGAGGAGTCGAACATGCGCCTGATGGCCGCGTTCGGCCCGATCGGTATCAAGATCAGCGAGAAGATGCTGATCGACCGCGGCATCCTGGCCACCCCCTGCTTCAAATACATCGAATTGCAGAACAAGCCGGCCAAGCTGTTCCGTGGCACCACCTGGCAAGCCGCCTATCGTCTGGGCATCGTGGACAACGCCGAGCGCAACGCTCATACCGTCTACGAGGCTCGCCGGGCGGCTGCGTTGAAGCAGCCGGTGATGATCCTGGTGCAGCAGACGCGCCACGGTGAGCTTTTACGGGAACAACTCGCCGCAAAGGGCGTGCGCGTTGAGTTTCTGCAGGGCGAAAACAAGCCGAAAGAGCGTAAAACCGCACTTGGCAAGCTCGCGAATGGCGAAACCGAGGTTCTGATCGGCACCACCATCCTGGACGTCGGCGTGGACGTGCCGGCCGTTGGTTTGGTGATTCTTGCCGGCGGTGGAAAAGCGGAAGTTGCGCTTCGCCAGCGCATCGGACGCGGTGCCCGAGCGAAAAAGAAAGGCCCAAACCGGTTTCTGGTTGTGGACTTCAATGATCCGTGGAACTCGCACACTAAGGAGCATGCCCTGCAGCGCCGCGCGATCGTTGATTCGACGCCGGGTTTCGCGGAGAACGTGTTGCCGGCTGGCGCCGACTTCGACTTCGTCAAACTCGGGTTTGCGACTCGCAAGGCTGCCTGAAACGTGCTACTTTGATAGTCATTACTGACTATGGAGCATTCATGAAGCACGCCCTGATCCTGAACGTGATGATCGTCCTGGCCGTGGTGCTGGCGATCGTCGTTTCGCGCAGCCCGGTGCCGCTATTCGCGCTGTTCATGCTGCGGGAGTTTCCGTATGCGCTGATGGTGCCGCAGCCGCAGGTAGCGACCGATGACGGCGAGCCCCGGATCGGATTCACCGCCGCCGTCTAGTTGACCTGATCTGACAAATGCTTTGCCGTAAAATGGGTGCCCCTCACGGGCACCCCACTTTCGTTAGAAGAAAAAACGTCGTGACTATAATTTGCATGCAAATGCAAATGCACGTTTTTCAATGGAGCATTATAGATGGATCAGGACAAACAAACGCGCTACACGGTCGTCGTCGGTAAGCTCGCGCAGTCGCGACTCGCATCGATCGCCAAGCAGTTCAAGATCAGCCAGGGCGCCGTCATGGAGGTGATGATCGAGAACGTGGATGTCCAGGCGCTCGAGGAGCAGTTCAAGGCCCGGCGCGAGCTAAAGGTCCAGAGTCGCGGCAGCAAAAGCGAACTGATGAACACTCTCAAGGCTCTCACGCCCGAGCAGCGGGCCTATCTGGAAAGCCTGAAGGGGTAAAGCGTGCGTGCGCTGGTCTGTGGAGGTCGCGACTTTGTCGACCAGACATTTTGTAACTGGGCGCTCGACGCAATTCACTCACGGCGACCCATCACGCTTCTGATGGAGGGCGGAGCCCGCGGCGGCGATCGCTGTGCCCGGAACTGGGCAATCTCCCGCGGCGTCACATATCGCACCTTCGACGCGGACTGGACAAGATACCGGCATCGCGCCGGCCCCATCCGAAACCAGCAGATGCTCGATGAAGGCTGCCCCGATCTCACGATCGCCTTGCCAGGCGGCAAGGGCACGACCGACATGGTGCTGAAGTCACGGGCGGCTGGCGTAACGGTCAAGACACTCTGGCACCTCTACGAGTCCTATAAGACCGCAATGATTGCCTGACCGACGTATCCTAGAGCGACACACAGGAGGTCGCCATGATGAACGACAAGGAGTGGCAGGAAAAGGTCGTCGAGCGCGCGGAGACGTTCTGCCCGGAGTGTGGCTCGACGAACCTGACGATGGGGGCCTGTGCGATCGGCGCATGGACGGTCCACCAGGAATACGTCTGCAACGCCTGCCAGTTCGAATTCAAGGCGCTGTTCGGTCTGATCGGCGCCTACCCCACCTGACTCAGAACTGCTCGTTCAGAAACGGCGCGAAGTGGTTCTGCACGTCCGTGATGCGATTAAAGCACGGCCAGTATGCCTGGCCCTGCCCGCCTGACGATGACGCATACATGCCCCGGCACACGCCTTCGAGGGTAATCGTCGCGCCTGCCCCTGCATCGAGGTAGGTCGCGCGGAACGACGCCTCGCCGGTATGTGCGGGCAGATAGGTCTCGACCGCCGTGTCATCGGAGCGGCGCACCCGCATATCCGAGTTCTGTTCGACAAAGACCTTTGTGAGGCGCCACGTCTTCGCACACGCCGCTGCATCGGTGCAGGTGATGGTTGCCCGCTTCTGGATCACGGCAAGCGCCTGCTCGGCGTCGGTGTAATCCTTCTCTGTTTTGGCTTGCTCCGCCGGCGACGCGCAGCCTATGAGTGCGAGCGCAGCGAGCCCGATGACGATGGTCGCTTTCATGGTGTCGTTCTCCCCCGTTTTTGACGGTCGGATTATAGACAGCCTCAGCGCCGAAATGGGCAAGGTGTAAGGATTGCCCAACACCTACCCAACTATGGGGCGCGAGCGATTCGGGGTGGCTGTCTATATTCATTCGGTTACGACTGAATATGAGGGCAGCATGATCGAAGAATGGCGGGATGTGGTGGGCGCAGCGGGTCTTTACGAGGTGTCGAACCTTGGGCGAGTGCGGAAGGACGGCGGTCGCGTCATGGCGACTCAGCGGGTCTCCAAAGACGACGCTCATCGACGGGCGCGCCTGACCATTGCCGATAAGCGCGTGAAGCGACTGGTTCACGTTCTTGTTCTGGAAGCGTTTGTCGGGCCGCGGCCGCTCGGAATGGAAAGTTGTCATGACGACGACGACCCCGAAAACAACGCTCTCTCGAACCTGCGATGGGACACCTCGCTCGGGAACAAGCAGGACGCTCAGCGGAACGGTCGCACGGCTCGGGGTGAGCGCATTGCACAATCAACCCTCACAGAGGCTCAGGTGCGAAAGATCAAGTCGGCGGCCGGCAAGAGCGAGCGTGAACTGGCTCGTGAATTCGGCGTCACGCGCGGGGCAATTCAGGGCGTGAAGCGCGGCACCACGTGGGCGTGGCTGGAAGTATAAGGAGAGGGGCTCCTGGGCGGCCTGGATCTGTAAGGATGCGTCCTGGGGACCGGAAGTTCCACAAGGGAGGGCCATCAGCTCGACCGGGATTTTCTAGGACTTCGACTCTCCCGGTGGACGCGAATCGTCCGCGTCCAGTCAGCGCACGACAGCGCGCGCTATCGTGTTGTGTGTCGTGCGGTTCGCAATGCGTTTGCAGTCACGCGAGACCGCTTGTAACGCGCTATCGTGCGCATATGAATACAGACACAGCAGACCGCATGCGATCAGCAACAGAGACACGATCAGCAACAAATCGAACATACAACCCTCTCGAATGAGAACTGAGCGTTTCACGTGAAACACTCAGTTTTGACTATCTCTAGTTACACAGAAAAGAGCGCTTGCACTTTCTTAGCTGCGTTCGACTCAGTGAGCGTGATTGAGTCGTCTTTACGACCCTTCACGACGTTGCAAATGTTCATAAAGCGCAACATTTGACGCGTGCTAGATGCTTGCGTGCTTGCGGTTGACGGTTCGCACATTTTGAAGCTGCGCACCGCTTCGGTTTGCATATCTTCACTAAAGACAACTTTATTTGAGAGCGAGATTTGCGAACCGCGATTAGACAGCGCTTGCAACTTCGTCAGATTACGCAGAATAGCGACCGTGTAACCGTCAAATACTGACGTCATACCGCATGCGAGAGCAAACACCGCTTTACGGATCTTTTGCGCTGCATAGATAGCGATGTAGTCGTGTGCGCGTGCATCGCTAATGGCGTATTGGCGCGACAGCGCTTCAAAGTCAATTTCAAGCTCAATGCAACGCTCAATAGCGATCAGAGCATTACGACCGCTCAAAGCGCTCAATTCAGCGTTCATGTTCTTTTTGAAGTTATCGGACGGTGCATTCACAATGCGCGTTTTGATCGATTCGAGAATCAGCGTTTGCATGCGAACCGCTTTATCTGCATTCGATTCAGTTTGAACCGGTGCAGCGCTTTCAATCGTCGTTTCGACTGCGAGCGCTTCAACCGTTTGCACTTCGTCTCGCGTGAGCGTTTCGACAGCTTGAACCGGTGCGTTCTTACGTGCGCGCTTTGCTTTCGTGACGTTTGCTTGTGCGTTCATTTTTCGACTCTCAAAGTGTGTTGTGTTTCACGTGTCAGACAGTCAGTTTTTACTGTCTGTCTCGCTACAACGTTGCAGCGAGTAGAGACAGTATGACGACATATGAAACACATGTAAATATCTTTCGCACGTATTTTCTAGAGTCGTTACTGGAGTTGTTTTTGCGCGGAACCGCTTGCAGGGCCGCTCGGGCGGGTGTAGTGGCGAGGGCTGGATGAGGACGCTCCTCAGTCAGGCGGGTGGATGAGGATGATCCTTGTCCTAGGGCGTGGATGAGGACGCTCCTCACCCTGAGCCGCCCTAGGCCACGCCACGACCTCGGGTAACGGCCTAGGAGCTTCCCCAAGGGCGGCCTTAAAAATCCCGAAAGCGTGTCGGCGGCCTCTCCCGTTCCGACACCCTGGCCCTACCCTCAATACGCCTCCATCACACCCAGACGGCCGTTGGTGCGGATCTGGGCACGCAGGTGGTTGATCTCGGCCTCCTCCTGCTGCATCTCCAGCCAGTCGATCAACTGGTGCGGCTTCATTCCGCGGTATTGGGTGATCGACGGCTCGGCAGCTTCAGTGTGGATTTCGACAGGGCGGAGGTTCATGGTAGTTCTCATTTCAGGGTTTAAGTCAGTTTTGACTGTATGTGGTGATACGGAATTAACGGGTAGCCATGCGGAAGATGCCGTAGGCCGTCTTGTAGGCTTCGCGGGGCGAAGCACCGGCCCGGCGAGCTCCGAGATACGCGTCACGCTCGATGGGTCGCAGCGAGCGAAAGGCAGCAGCAAGGGCGCTCATGCGTGCTCTCCCGGTGTGCGGTGTGCGTCACCCTGCACCCGTTTGATGACCCAGAGCAGCCCGTCGATTGCCTTGACCCAGGCGAAGGTGATCACGGCACCGGCGAGGATGACGAGAAGGAACGCGCAGATCCACTGCAGGAGGTCTTCGTTGTTCATGGCGTGTGTTTCGCTGTTGTGTGAGCGATCAGTATCTCGACCGCTCACAGGGCTTGTGGTGGGTAGTTAAGCGGCGCTCAGTTCGGGGATCAGCATCGGCAGGCTGGTGACGCACTCGGGGTCGCATTGCAGGGCAAACGCGTCGGCAAGGGGCACACCGCGGCGACGAAAGGCGTTCAACGTGGCACTGACGCAGGCTTCGAGGTGCTGGGCATCGCGGTAGCGATCACAGACGGGCATAAAGGACTCGACCGTGAGGGCGCTACCGTCAAGCGTGAGCTTTCCAATGCGCTGGCCCTGCGCGTCATTGACGACGAGCACACAGGCACCGTTCGTGCGCTGATGCAGGCGGTAAAGACGGGTGCGGTGAGTGCGGTAGGCTGCGCGCTGTGCGGGGGTCGTTGTCATCGTGTGTCTGCGTCGTTTGTTAAGTGAGATTGCAGTGTCGCAATCTCATACAGGGCATGTGGTGGGTATCGGCTCGGCTCTCAGGCGAGGGCGTGCAACTGGACTTCGTAGCTGCGGCCGATCATGGCGACCGGGTCGTCGACGTCGGCTTCGAGCGGGATCAGGACGGCGGGGATCGCAGCTTCGGAAGGCAGGTCAGCGGGGAACGGGTAGGTCACGTCGCACACGAAGGTGTCGGTGGAGATGTCGTAGTCTTTGATCTTGATGGTCAGCATTTCTGTTCTCGGTTGCGTCGCACGTCGCGACAGACATCATTATTCAGTTTTGACTGTGGCTTTACTGTGGGAATCGGCTCGGCGTTTCCCTAGCTCCCTCTCCGTCGGCCTAGGACGATCCCCTTGGCCAGCTCCTGCATTCCCTCACCCTGACACCCGAGCCGGCCTAGGCTCATCACCAAAGGGCGGCCTAGGTCACCTCCCGATCCGCCCTCGGAAACGTCATAAGGGTGTCGGCCGCGGCTCCCGTTGCCTTGGTGCTCGGCCTAGGGCGAACCCCGTGGAGTCTTCTGAAACTTGGGTAGGTGTGTCGGCGACGGCGCCCGTTCTTATACTTCCCATACAGCTACAATTCGACTAATGAAGGGGTTGGGTTGAAGCTCAGCGCAGATGTAATGGAAGCAACGATCATCAGTAGCTAGGCTCTCAACTCCAGTGGCCCCTCACTGTCTCCAGGCTCATCACCCGTCAACCCTTTCTCGCTACGTTCATGCCTTCCGTTCTGTCCGTCAGGCAACCGGCCCCCTTCAATGCCGGCATCGCTTCTGTCCTGTTTTCTTCCCGACGACCCAGGCAGGGGTCTCATAGTCTTGGAGCGGGGAGTGCTCTTGCAGCGGTAGGGATCATACTCAGTTTTGACTGTTGTCGTCAATGCAGGTTGGGAGGCAATGTGTAAGTGTTGGCGGGCGCGCAACGATTTTCGTCGCTGTATAGCTATACCGCCTCCCCTCTCCCCGCACCTTTACGTCTTATCCTTTCCATACCGTAAGCCGCACCCCTTGCCGGAGCCACTGCTATGGACTGGATATACATCTCCTACGTCGTCATGATCGCCGGCTTACTGGGGCTGATCTGGTCTACGTGGCAGCGTAGGGTGCGCTTTGCGGTTTATCACAGCATTCCTCCCCACCCGAATAAGGTGCCCAAGTCAGATGAGCTTGCCGATCTGAAACCCGAGCTGGCGGGGTCGCCTACTGTCGGGGATCGCGGAACAATTGCGATGAGGATCTTCCTGACGGTCCTGGTAGCCATCGCCGCTCTCTACGGTATCTTCCTCGCCCACGATAGTGACCCTGCTGTAAAGGAATGGTCCTTCGGGGCTATCGGCACTCTGCTCGGCTTCTGGCTTAGACGGGATTGAGCGCTTACCAGCTCCCCTCACACCCTGTGGGTTCGTCCAGCCCCGGATCGAGGTATCTGATCAGGCTGAAGTCGAATGGCTCGAACCCTGTGCCGATGATCATCTCGTCTGTCCAGTCTCGGTTCTCCAGTCCAGTGCCCCTGCGAAAGTCTCGGTCCCTTACCCAGCCTTCTGCCCAGTCCTTCCCTCTGCGGCTCCACTGGATCTCGAACCACTCAGCATTCTTGCGGCCGGTAACGCGGATCTTCACTGTGTTGCCCATCACCAGGTCTCGCCGGCTGACTGCGGAATGTCCTTCGCGCCTGACTTGATCAATACGGCTCGGGAGACGTCGCTCATCCGGTGCCGGGTTCGACCTTCCATACTGTCGTCGCGGGAGCCTACGCGGACGTGGAATCCCTCGATCCGCATTTCTTCGCCTTCGGTGGTGTCGGGGTCGCCGTCGTATGCCATGACGATGTATTCGTCCTCGTTGCTGTCGTAACCGATGATCTCGATTGTTGCCATTGGATTGCTCTCGCTATGTGTTGTCTGATTCTCTCGCGCGACTCATGGAATGTCTTCGGGGACCGGGATGGCTTCGACGCGTTTAAAGACGTTTTGAGCGGTCGGGCTCTTTAGATGCGCAGAGTCACGTCGAGCGTCTTTGTCGCGGTTTCTGACGCGTTCTAGACGGTTCCTGACGTGCTTTGTCTTGTTCGGTTCAGTGCTGCGATGCTTACTCAACCGGGCGTTGAGGTAGCTTATACATCGGGGCGGGTTGGCCTTATAGGGCGAGCCACGGTTTGTTGTTTACATTCAAAGACTTAGATCGTGCGGCCTAGGGCTCACGCCTTGGACGGCTAATTCAACAAAAAGGCGCCATTTCTGGCGCCCTTCGAATCACAGATCGAGGATCATTTTCACCGCAAATTTAGCGGCATCAAGTTCTTCCTCTGTAGCCCGCTCCCCGTTGAACTTGAACTCCCTCGCCTTGAAGGAAAGCGTGGTTATCTGGTCGACAAGGGCAACGCCTGGACGTGCGAGACTGGACAGCGGAATCTCCGTCTCCCACCCGCGCACCGTGGAGGTGATTGGCAGCCCAATGATCCGGCCGGTCAGTTCGTTTATGTCCTGCGGACTGAGCACTACAACGGCTCGATACCCGTCCTGTTCGTTACCCTTGCTCGGCCCGATGTAGAGCCGAATAATGTCGCCAGCTTCCGGTATTCCGTTTTGCATTCGTATTTACCATTTGTCGAATCGCGTTGGATCGTCGGAACCCCCGAGTTCCGAACCCTGCGGCTCGCCAAAGTCGATCGTCTCATGCGGCACAAGCTGGCGATCACGGAGCTGCTGCAAATACCGCTCGCGTGAGAACCTCCTAATTGCCTTGTGCGGACGGATCAATACCTTCCCGTCCTGCACTTCGACGTCTACCTCCTGACCCTCCGAGAACGCCACCTCACCGGCGACGCTCGCGGGAATCCGAACCGCAAGGCTATTACCCCAACGCTTCAGGGTTTGAATAGCCATCAAACTCTCTCCATCAGTGACGCGACCGGGAGGAGCCCGGTTCCCCTTCGTCTTCGATCCCTCAGCACACACGTAAGGAAGCTACGTGTCATTTTTTTATGTTTATACATCGTTGATACAAGACCGATCATATACTTCGTTCGCAGGCGTGTCAACGTTGTATCAACATTGCCCAGGCGCCACCCTTCCCCTAGGCTACCACTGTATATCCATACAGCCCTAAGCCATGCCCCTACCCAACTACTCCACCCCAACCATCAACGAGTTGCGGGCCTTGTGGCGCCTCCACGACGACCACGACATTCGTCGGCTCATTCTCGAAATCCAGCACCTGCGCGAGGTCCAGGAGGAAATCGAGTATCTGCGCTCTGTAACCGAGCGCGCGTGGAAGGCTGAGAACCTCGGCACGCTGGTCGCGCTTGAAAAGCTCCGCGTGCTGATGCAGTCGGAGCGTTCGAGACTGGGCATCCTGTCCGGGTTGCCGCCGACGCCGAAAGAATGAGCTACCACGTGCCGGCGTCCGGGTATCCAGCCGGCAACTCGATCCTCTGCCTGGCGGTCGTGTAGAGCGCGTCAGCGACAGTCGAGCGGATTGCCGCGGATTCGCCATCCAGCTCCGCACAGACAAACCGCCGGGTTGCATACAGGGACAGCTCCCTGCCTTCGCTGTCGAGCCATGCATTGAAGCGGTCGATCATTTCGTCGGTGATCCCGTCGAACTCGTCCATCACCAGCTCCCCAGGTCCGGGTAGCGCGGCGGGCGGGGCGGGCACAGCGACGACATGAGGCTGTAGGCCACGTTGTCGATCATCACGTAGCTCTCGCCTTCCATCTGCCTGCGCACATAGTCGCGGGCCGCATCCATCACGTTTGCCCGTAGGTGGCGCCGGCGATGCTGCTCATAGCCATCGATCATGCTTTCGGCGATTTCCTCCCATTCAGTCATGGCTTGTGCTCTGAGATCGAGTCGATTCGGTGGCTGACACTGACGGGCAACTCGGCCATCGTTGTCGCCTTCTTGCGGCCGCGCGGTTTAGGCGACTGCTTTTCTGGCATCGCCATGCTCACCGCGACACGCGCCTCAAGTGCTTTCGACCTGTGATAGTCCCGCGCGCCGTCATGGTCGTAAGGGAACAGGGTGTAGAGCGTGTTCGGGTCCGGCAGCAGGGCGACGTCGAGGACTAGGGTCATCGAGCCGTTCTCGTTGCACCAGAGTGCGCCGATCTTGCCCGAGCGCGCTTCCGTCACCTTGTTGAGCGCTTTGAGGATGAAGTCGGGGCTGCGGCTCACAGCTTCGGCTCCCGCGCACGCATCATGGCGTCCGCCATCCGGTAGGCGAGCGCCGCGTATTCATCGACGTTCAGGGCGCTTCCCGGCAGCGTTCCGGTGATTGCCGCAATCGCGAACTTGTCGCGCAGCTTCTGGCGGGCGTCGAGCAGGTCACGAGTGGCGTGCATGTTCTCGCGCACGTATTCCACCGCGTCGCGGGTGTTGCAGCCGGCATTAATCAGCAGGTTCTTGACCTGAGTGTGGTCGAGTGGCATCAGTCCTCTCCCCGGTTTTTGCGATCCTCGTCGTCCAGGTCCACGTCCAGCACATTCCACAGTTCGACCGAGCACTCCTCGATCTCTAAACCCGCCGGCGATACTCCAGGGTCCAGCAGTTGCTGGATGCAGTTTTCGAAATTGGGGCTACCATCTTCTTCCGTCAGATCCTCGCGCGCCGCTGGCTCATTCACGTAGAACGGCCGACCATCGGGCCCAGGCAGCATCGCGCTTGCGACGGCCGCCTCCAGCATTGCCTTCTCGTCGACCACCTTGACGGTCATCGTTATGTCGAACGTCCGCATTCACTCCTCCATTGAAAACTCATGGCTGGCGTCTACCGTTTCGCCACCGACAGACGCCAGCCATGAGGGCACTGCCGAAGCAGTGCCGGTCCCGAGTTAGTGAGTGGTCGGATGGGTCTTGCCCGCGTGCTCGCGGATCGCGTTGAAGATCGCCTCAGCGAACTCTTCCGGGCTGGCATCGGCCCGCATGCTGATGCTGCCGATCGGCACGAACTTGAAGCCAAGCGTTTCGTGCGAGCTTGCCGGCTGCTCGGCCATGCCCTTCAGTTCCGCGAAGCCGGCCTCGTCGCGCTGCTCGGAGAATGAGCGCACGGCCGCCTCCTGGTTAGCGCGACGCTCGTTGAGGAATTCCTGGATGGTCTGCGGGCTCGGCGCGGGATTGACTGGCTCGCGGCTAGTCATCTCCAGGCGTTCGACTTCGATGCCCAACGCCTCACGCACGGATGCATCAATAGTGCCCACCCCTTCAGCCAGCATGGCGATGTGTTGGAGCGACAGCGTGGCCTTGCCAGTCATCACGGCTTCGAGCGCGAGCGACGCAACGACGCCGTTCAGGCTTTTCGTGGCTACGCTCAGGTTCGTCAGGATGGGCGCGTTCGAGATCGTTTTGCTCATGTGGTGGTGCTCCTTGTAAGTTGCGCTTCGTTGCGCGGTTTCGATATGTGTATTGTCGCGAGCAGTTCGCGGGGTTAGTCGGTGGGTTAGTCGGTTCCCGACGCGTTACCCTTGCTCGACGGCGACAGGACGTAGCCGCCTCGCCGATCCTTTGCCTCCATAGCTTCTGCAAGGCTGGCGAACCGCTCGACGCAGGCGTGGTGATCCAGGCCATCCTCGACGAGCGTCCACTTCGTTTCGTGCCAGAGCCGGACAGGCGCCTGTTGCTGGTGCCAAGTGCTCATTGCGCCGCCATGAAGACCCACCAGTTGCCTTCTTCCTTCGTGATGCCGTAGGCAGTGGCGTCCTGGATATTGCTGAAGGGGCCGATGACCTCAAAGCCTTCGAGGATGGGATCGCCGCGCAGCAGGAAGGCGCGGCCGTCGCGGTCCTCGATGCCGCCTTCCGGCGTGGCGATTTCAATGACCTCCGGGCCATCGATCCCGTCCTTCTCGGCGTGGGCGATCGGCCCAGTGATGGTGAAGCCGCCGCTGAAGGTGCCTTCAACGATTAGGTAAAGTTTTTCCATGACTGCCTCTGTTATTCATCAAACCACTCGATCTGACACCACAGGACTTCCGCCAAAGTGATGAACACCACCTCGTCAGTCTCCCGCCCGCGTTCCTAGACGACCAGCCCAATGCCGCCGTCGACCAACGCCGTTGCGTGGTCGCTCAACACGGTGCCCACGATCTTGCGACCGTAGCGGATGGTGACATTCAAGCAGAACGCCCGGTCGGCGTTGCCTTCACGCTCCGTATGCCGCAAGGCGGCGAGGACTGCGCTCATTTCTACCTCTACGTGTTATTTTCGACATATTTATTTGTCGTAACGAATGTGGAATGGATGCGGGAATAATACTCAGTTTTTACTATTCTTAGCAAGAGCATAGGCCATCTTATCTTTCGAAATCATGCAGTTTTGTTGCCTTTAAGCTGAACACCGTGGTCCCGCTTGGTGCGACGATCTTCGCACGCTAGTGTGTCAGTATTGACTGATCGATAATTTGCGCATACCGATCATTCTGTGATACGTCCTCCCTGCTACACTTCGGTTTTCCGAGGAGGATGTAATGAGCTGGAACATTTATAAGATTGCACGGCCGTCCAACGAGCTTAATTGGCTGCGCACGTCGACAGAGGTGATTGAACGCGCAGCCGCGGATCGCGATTTTCTGGTTGCGATTGTTGAGGCTGAGTTGGATGCAGCATTTGCTGCTGCTAAAGAGGCAGGTTGGGACGGACAAATGGACGAGGAGCCTCACGCCTTCGTGCTTCCCGCGTCGGACGAGTTCAGGTTTGGTTTTGTATGGACCTGCACAGATATCGAGCGACCGCTGATCGTGGCTTCGCCACTCCCCCTTCCCTGGCTGGAGAATCTCTAATGGCGTGGCACATTTATCGCATGCCATTGGGCGCGTTCACGCAGGTTGTGGGCGCTTATCAAGGCGCCTGGTCGCCGCCCCTGCAGGATACGTTTGAGCAGGCCATTGTCGCGGCGTCGCACCACCACGTGGAAGTTGATCCGAGTGCCAACGCGCAGATCGTTCCAGTGGTTGATCTGGATGACAGCCGATTGACCATGTTTGTCACGACCGACACCAAGGGTCGCCAAGTCATGATGTCGGAGAACGATTTGCCCTCTTTCGCTGCTTTCAAGGTTGGCGTGTCGTTCTGACCTAGGCCGGCGCTGTGCAAAAAAAAAGGGGCGACCGAAGTCGCCCTAAACGTAAAACACACACTTCGGAGTTGCAACCTGCGGACGCCAACTCCTACGCCTTATGTCCTGTTACCAGCGCACACCCGTCGGCGTGCTGGGTTTGTCACCACCCACAACCGCAACCGCCTCCGGGGTAAGCAGGCTCGGCGCCACGCGCCACTTTGCCGTCTCAAGCTGATTGCCGTCCGGGCCAATCTCGGTGCAGTTGGCGGTTTTGACGTTGATCTTGTCCACGACCACCATCACCTTGCGGCCGTTGCGATTCACGAACCAGGCCTTGCCACCGATCCGCAGCCGTGAGCCCGCCTCCATCTGCTTCTGGGACTGGCGGTAGCGCAACACGGACACGATGTGGGTATTCATGTCGCGAAGGGTTTCGGTCGAGAGGGCGTTGAGTTTCGAAAGATCCATGATTGCCTCGAAAAGCGATTGTTCAATATGGAAGCCGGCTGTCAACAACCGGCTGTCAGATTGAGGGAGGGCTTGCGCCCTCCACCCACCGCATTAGAGGCCGAGTTCCAACTTCGCCTTTGCGAGAATCAGGCTGTCCGGGTTCGCGATCATGCGGCCCTTCTCGCGCTTGGTGACCCGCAGCATCGGCAGGAGCATGAACATCTGGTTGGCTTGCGAGGCAGCCGTGCCCTTGCTATACGGCTTGGCAAGCAGGTTCTGCTGCAGGTTGCCCTTCTCACCCGACGTGATCTCTCCGTCCTTCGCCAGCACCTCGAACGTGCGCTTCATCACCTCGTTAAGCGATCCGCCGTTCTTCAGCCAGCCGAACAGTTGCACGGCCTTCTCCGACACCTTCTTGGCGAGACCGTCGATCTCGGCAAGCACCGCGTCCTGCTTCGCCTTCAGTGCTGCTTCGTCGAGCTCCGCGTCGGCCAGCTCCAGCACCAAGAACTCGCTGGCCTTCTCGCCCAGCTTCGAGGCAACCTTCTGCGACTTGGAGAGCACGACGTGACGCTCGCTCGGGTCAGCTTTCGGGCGGCCTTTGCCCTTCTTTTCGCCCGCCTCGCTGGCTTCGCTCGGCTTGTCGGCTTCGCTGCCCGACGCATGAGCGCCCTGTTCCGCATACGCTTTCGCGGTGGCTTCGGCAATCGCCGCTTGAAGCGCGACGTCATCGAAGTCGGCATCCGGGATCGGGCGGTGCTTCACTGGCGCGGCGTCGACCGGGGTGGCGTCAGTCGGCGCGACTTCTACCGGCAGCTCGGCAAGCGCCGCGTCCAGCTCGGCTTCAACGGCAATCTCTGCGGCTGCGGCTTCGACGACAGGCTCGATGGCGGCTTCAATTGCCGGCTCGATGATCGCCTCTTCCAGAATCTCGTCGGGTGCTGCGCCGATCGTCACTTCACCGCCGTCGTCCAGCTCCAGCAGCAGATCGTTCAGAACTGCGTTTTCATCCACCGTGCCGGCGCTCAGCGCTTCCACGACCGTTGCCATCTTCACTGCATTGGTTTTGCGTGCCATTTTTGAATCTCCGAATGTATGAAAAAAGTGTGTTATCGCTGCAACGTTTCTAATGCTACGGATCAATCAGAGGATTTAAAACTGACTGCTTAAAAGTTCCCGCTGACCGTCTTTTGCTGCTGTCTCGCGTTCGTTGCTGCGATGTATGAATATTAAAGATTGACTGTTGGAGTCGTGGTGGGCAACGGCAAGGAAATGCAGGCGCTTTTCGGTGAATGAGCGAGCGCGTGCGGCGCGCGCGAATAGCACGCGTGGTGAGGGGTGTGGTCAGGCTAGAATGGGCGCTTTTAAGGAGACCAAGATGAAATACAACTACACCTTTTTCCTTCGGAAGAACCCCGGAGTCGATCAAGAGATTTGCTCAGTTGACACGCCGGCGCCGCTGCCTCATTTGGCGGTGGGTCAAAAGGTTCTGATCGGGCCGGACGACGTCAATCTGGGTTTCTACATGGTTCGAGAAATCATGACGGTCACCTACCCCGGCGCCGACGCTATTGGCGCTAGCGTAATGGTCGACGAGGCGTTGAAATAAAAAAGCGCCCGAAGGCGCCTTTAGTTACTGCAGCCCGATCGCCTTTCGGTAGGCGATCAGATCGAGGGGTTTGCGGCCAACGTCCTTGGCCTTCTCGTAGCGCAGGTCCGGGTTCTTGAGCCACGCCTCGACGACGCCCAGGACCACGTCACGGATTTTCTTCTGTGACGTGCCGTTACCCCAGCCGTCCTGCTTCATCACCAGCAGCCACTGCGCGAGCCCTTCGACCGCGTCATAGCCGCTCTCGCCCTTGGTGCCGCGGCCCTCGACGAACGCTCGCCAGAACCCAAGCACCGGCTCGCCATGCTTGCGATACGTGATCAGGAAGATGGACGTAACCGGGTTGATAAACTGCGTGCGCTTCACGTCCAGCTCGTCCAGCGCCATTAGCTCCGTCGCCCAGAAGCCTGCGCGCTCACCTCGGTCGGTGATGGCCGCGGGTGTGATCGGCGTGAGTGCGGCCGAGAACCGCATGTCCTTGCAGTAGCTGGACTGGAACTCGAGCCCGAGCATGCGGCACGCGCCATAGACCTTGTCCGTTACAGTCTCCACAGCTGCCGCGCTGTCGTAGAACGAGTAGAGGGTGCGGGCGTGGGCCAGGTTCTCCACTTTGTGGACCGTGACTAGCAGCTTGTCTGGTGCCGGCGCGCGTCCCTCACGCCAGAGCAGATCGCGGCTGTGGCCGTTGATCTTGACGAGCGATCCGTCCGGCAGGCGTGCGGCGTGGACCTCGCGGTGCGGCGAAGCGTAGGTCTGCATGTGCCTCTCGATCCGACCTGCATGCTTCTCTGTGTCACGCTGGACGTCGATCGCCGCGACGGTTGCCCATTCGGCGGGCGTCATCAGCAGGATTTCCAGATCCTCGGGGATCGCATTACTGTGGAGTTTTACGCCAGCCGACGTCGGCTGCACTGAAACTAGGGTGTGCTTAATGTTCATTGGATAGTCCTCAAATGGCCTAATCGGCCTGCACGCGCGGCCGCATAGAAAGTGTAGTGGCCTTGGGATTTAAGACTACCAGGATCGTGGCACAAAGGCACGCCATACAAAGGGAAAAGGCCGAGGGGTAACGCCAAGGACGGCCGAGGGAGCAGCCTTAAAACCCGATAGAAGTGTCGGCCGCCGCTCCCGTTTCCAGGAGCAGCGTTGACATTATCCTTCCGACTTCATGTGGCCGTTCTCGATCAGCCACTCTTCAATGTCGCCCTCCGCCGTCGAACAGGCGCGCCGATAGGAGGCGAACGAGTCGTCTCCAAAGCGGCGCGTGTGCATCAGATTGCTCTTGAGCCGCTTCAGGAGCTCGACGGCGCTTTTTTTGAGTTCGTCGTCCGGCATCACCAAGCTCCTACATCGTCGTCCACTTCAGTGGTCGGCCGGTTCGGGTCATCCGGCACCGCCGGCACCAAGACGTTGCCCTCCTCGACCAGCTCCTCCTCGCCGGTGACGCCGTTCGTCTCCATGTGGCTTTCGGTCCAGTCGACGAGGAACTTCTCGTATGCCTTCAGCGCTTCGCTCTCTTCCGAGAACGTCTTGCCGTGCATGATCGGGTCTTCACGCGTGACGCCTGAGCTGTCGTAGTTCCAGACACTGATCATGAAAAGTGCCCACGTGTCGCGCCACGAATTAGTCGGGTCCGTGACACGGCCAGTCCATTCCAGCGTCACGCGCACGCTGCCGTTGTCGAACTCCTTGAGCATCGTGTAGGCCGCGTCTGCACGCTTTGCCTTCCACAGATCCTTCGAAATCGCGTCGCCTTCGCGATCGTAGTAGCCAATCTTTGCCATCTCAGTCCTGTTCCTTTAGCCAGTTAAATCGCGTCGGCTTGCCGGCCAGAATCGCCTCGAATTCGCCAATGTCATCCCACCAGGAATGCATCGAGCCAACCTTTCCGGCATGCTGCCGCATCATCTTCGTGGCTGCCTTCAACGCGTTCTGCAGGCGCAGCACGTGGTCGTAGGCCGCGACGCGTTCAAGCGGCAGATCGTGGCGTTCCAGCAGCACGCGGGCGCGGCGCACCTGATCCGCGTGGTTCGCCTTCCAATGATCGCGCTCCTTTATGAGCGAAACGACCCGCTGCTCTAGCTCCTCGATCCGGTTCATCACTCCACCCCAAGATACTGGGCCGACAGGCGGAGGACTTCCTCCGTTGACAGTTCCGTGTGCTGCATGCAGGCGTCCGCAGGCGCTTCGAAGAACATTTCGCAATGTCCCGGCTCCGCCTGTCTCGCGCGGCGATAGCCACACGTGCTGCAATTATTTGGATTGGTTTTCAAATGACCTCCACTGTTGCTACTGCTGTTTTTTGAATAAAGACCTGTCGCGCTTTGCCGCCGCCGACGGTCGTGCAGGCGACTTCCATCATCAGGCAGTCACCGCAGTCCTGTTCGAGCTTGCCGAGCAGCTTTTCGCCGCTGAACAGTTGGATATGCAGGCGGGGCTTCTGCCCGACCGGCACGCGGGCATACCGGAGCGCGAGGCTGACTGCGTTCAAAGCCCCTCCTCGCTGATTGCGGCGTTGATCGCGGCCGCATACCCACCGCTTGCGATGACAAGCGCCGCGTCCTTGCGGAATCCGCCGCGCGGAACCACAGGAGCCGCAGTCGGCGCCTCGATCACTTCGAACTCGTGCGCCGCCGTGCTTCCTTCATTCGAGCGGAAGCGGGTGAGGCTGATCACACGCAGGGTCTGCCGGTAATAGCCGAGCGGCAGCGCCTCGAGCCAGGCTTCAATCTGCTCCTCAGTGGCACTGGTGCGCGCCGCGTTGAGGACCGGGTTCATGATCCGGTCCATCGTTCTGAAAAGATCCTCGCGCTCCTCAAAGGACTTGAACTGGAGCTGCTCGGTCGAGAGATGGACGACACGGAGTTGCGGAAGCGTCAGCATGCTCACTCCCCCGAGACCGGAAAATGCCACGCGCCAGAGTGTTCGGTGGCGGGATTCGGGTAGTTCTTCGTGGTCAGCAGTTTGCGCATCCGGTCGGCGAACTCGTCAAGGCTACGAGCGCCGCACCCCAAGCCAGAAAGGTGGTCGAAATCGCTCTGGATCACACGGGCAAGACCCGGTTCCAGTCCGGTCATGGCGTGGAAATTCTCGCGTCCGATAACTCGCGCCAAGTCAGCGGTATCGCCGCCTAGCTTGCGACGCGATGCAACATGGTCCAGTTGCTCGTCCGTGAAGAAAGTGCCGATTGCGCACATGCAGGAAGTGCCGTCCCGGCGCTTGCAGCGATATGTGGCATGTGCAGCCGCACTGATCCGACCGGTGTCCAGATCCTGCAGGATCTTTTTGATGGCGTCGTGCTTCGTGGCCGGCACGATGTGACCGTTGATGTTGATGACGTTGTAAGCGCGGGGCATGTGCCTCTCCGTGTTTGATTGCGTTGATGTAATTGTCTCGACCCGACGATGGGGAAACTGCGGGAACACGCGCTCCCGGAATGGGTTGCCGCTTACTGCAATCTGTTCGTGTAGCGAGCGATCGACAGGTCGTTTTGGGTCTTCATGTCGGCGATCGGATCGGAGATCACCAGCGAGCCATCTGAGGGGCGCACCATCAGGTTTGCGCTGTGAATGTCCAACGCTCAGCCAGCATCGATCCTGTGGACGAAGTCGTGCAGATCGCCAAAGGCGAATTGCAGTGAATCAGGCAGGCTCTCGTCCTGCGACAGCTCCTCGATTGCAAGACACAGAGCTTGGCGCGTGCTGACGCCACCGAATGAGCGGGTCATCATGTGATGTGACGTATGCTTCGTGGTGCGCTTGGCAATTTTTCGGGCAAGGCTGCGCAGCTCTCCCGTTTTCGGCAGCTTCTCCAGCTTCTCGCACTCGAACAGATAAAGCGGCTCGCCCCAGACCTCGCCCACCTCACCGTGGTTGTAGACCATGCGGGTGAAGTGATCGCCCTTCAGCCCCATCACGACGTCGCAGGCCATCGAATAGGCGTGCTTGTCGAGCGTGAGCTTGAGGACGGTTTTGTCGTTGTCGAATACAGCCGAAAATGCACCGCGCGCCATGACCTTTTTACCGATGATTGCTTCGTGTTGGCGGGCAGCCTTGACGCCCGCATCGCTCAAACGTAGAGCCTTAAACATTGCACCTCCAGAACGACTTGCTTAGATAGTCAATTGTGACTGTCTGAGTCTGGATAGTATAGTCAGTTTTTACTATCATTAAACACGGTTTTTCGCGCGCCGTTGCTCTGCTGCGACTACTGACGTCAACCGCTTGATGTGGCGGGCTTAGAACGCGCTATGATCGCGCTCCAGAGACCGTGAAATTATCAAAACAGAGCATCGGGGAAAATATGAGAAAGATCGCTTTGGCAATGGCATTGCTGACTAGTGCTGCGACGGCGAGCGCTACGGATTGGACACTCCTAGGTAGGAGCGACAACAGCGTTCTCTACGTCGCGATGGACAAGCTCGAATATCGAGGCAACACGGTCGTATTTTGGGACAAGCAGATATATGGAAAACCCGTAACTATCGGCCCTTACACGTATCTATATTCAGTCGCAAAGGAAGAACTTTCATGCACCGAGAGTAAATTTCGGTCCCTGACGACTTCCATCTATTCGGCGGCTGGCGAAGTTCAGAGCACGTTTAATACAACCAACTGGTTCGACATTCCGCCAGACACAATGATGGAAAAGGTTGCCACTACCCTGTGTCGGCCACAGTAAGGAGGGGGGTGATGAAAAGGCAAGCTCTCGGGCTAGCGTTGCTTGGCTTTGTTGGGTTCGCCCATGCGACCGACTGGATGCTTTATGCCAAGACCGACAATGTGTCGGTATTCGTGGCCGCCGATCGAATTACTCGCGAAGACAAATACGCGGAAACATGGCAAAAATGGGTCTTTAATAAGCCGCAAAGCTATAACGGCAAGGCCTACAACTATTCCATAGAGCAAGTCAGCGTCTACTGTGACGCGGCTGGCTACTCAACTCGCGTTCATGCCGTGACTACCTATAAAACGAAAGGGCAGCCCGTCGCTTCTGCTACTGCGGCTGGCGAATGGACAACAGTGATCCCGGATTCCATCGGCGAGGCGGTGGCTATGGCTATCTGCAAGCAATAAAAAAGAAGGGCGACTCATCGTTCGCCCTTTAAACACACGCCGTCTTGCGACAGCGTCCAGCTTTCTTCACTTCGGCAGACAGACCGCCTTGACGCGAGGAATATGGAGTAGGCCTTCCTCTTTTGCCTGCTCGATGATCGCGTTGCGCGCTTCCTGCCCCGCCTTCATACACGTCAGGAAAGACCCGAATTCTTGCATCTTGGTCGTTGAACGAATGTCGGGCGTCAAACATAGCACGGTCAGAATCAGGACGTAGGCTTGCATTGCGCCTCCAGCTCGGCGATCCGCGCCTTCAACTGCTCGTTTTCCTTCTTGAGGTTCGTCACGTAGTTGCCGTAGCCGCCTGTGACGCGGCCGCACTCAGGGCTGCCGCAGATGAAGTCGCAGGTTTCCCACAACGTGCCGTTCGTCTGCACTTCCTTGCTGCGCAAATCCTTCTTCGAGAACTGACGCCAGAGTCTGCTCGGCGCCGTGATGATGGTTTGCACCATGATCCGGCCTTCCGAACCGCAGTGAGGGCATTTAAGCATCCGCCCCTCCACGCTTGCTATAGCCGAATGCGAAGCACCACTTGCCGACAATCAAACGCCAGAAGGACTCGCCCTGCCCGTTGACGACACGTGCGAGGCCAAACGCGTGATACTGTCGGCTGCACGCGCCATCTTTCGGGCTGACTTTGCGGTCATACCACCGTCGTGCGCCACCGTGTCCGTGTGCCTTCCTGATGATCATTGGACACCGCCCTTCGCGACCAGGAAAACGGCCAGCAGAAGCGCGAACGATAGGGCAGCCGACAGATCCACTCGCTTCGCCCATAGCCGAGCCTTCAGCTTCCTGATTTCCGACTCCTTGATGGCGAACCACTGCTCGCGGGTTGCCAGGTAGCCGCAGTCGTCCGGTGTTGCTCGGCGAAACGTGCCGACATTTAGGGAGCTTCCCAGCCCGACGCGGGCGGACTCACCCGGCCGGTTGTTCAGCGATACACCACCTACAAAGTCACCGATGTGCGGGTTATTGACCATCAGCAGATCGCCAACGTGCTGCGATTGCTTATCCGGGGCATGCCGGAAAAAGGCGATTTCCGTTGCGACGATCTGGTCGCCCGCTTTCAATTCGCGTCGCAATGCTTCGCCGTCCGTTTTGCTCATTGCGAGACCTCCTTGAGTGGAATGCCGAAGAACGCGGACGCCTGCTCCGCAGTCCAGCGGTTGCGATCTTCGCGACCTTCGAGCTTCTTCCTGTCGTTCTCGCAAGCGTGGTAGATCTTCGTGGCGAGATTGATCTTGCCGTCGACCAGAGCCTGGTGCATCTGGCTGCCGGGCGCGGCCCACGTGTCCTTGAACTTGATGGATTTGCTGTTCATGCCAGCACCTTTTCGACCAACGCTGACGCTGCATCGTAGCTCTCGTCCGACACGTAGCTCAGTTCGCCATAGCCGCTGACCGAGTAGCCGATCAGTTGCGCGAACTGAGCCCGGTCCTCGTCCGTGAAGTCCTGCATGCCGATCTGGCTGAGGTTGATGCCGCCATTGTCGAGCAGGTAGCGCACGATCGGGTTCGCCTTGAAACGGACGGCGCCGTGTTCGTCCTTGACAACTGGCTGCATCGGCAGCGGCGGCACCGCACCGCGGCGTTCCCAACCGTCACCGAATGCCGCACGTAGCACCGTCGAACCGTAAAGACCGTCCTTGCGTAGGTCGGCGACCCACTGTTCAATCGCTTCGTCTTTGGTCATGACCTTCCCTTCGCGCTTAACGGCGCCGCCGGCGCGTCTTGCCAGTGCGTGACAAAGCTCTCACGCGTGCCGTGAACTCGCCAGAAGCGCTTTTCGTGGTCGTAGAAGCCAAGACGGATACCCCAACCGCCGCCCTTTCGTGCTTCGTTGTCGAGCAGCCCGCAGTGACCGTTGAGGAACACAATGACTTCACGCTCGTCGTTCGGCACCTCGACGTCCGCGTCGGTCCAGCCCTCCTTCGGCGCGGCGGGAGTGCCAATCAAAGCGCGCGATTGCTCCTTCGCCAGCTCGAACACCTTCTTCAGCATGTCCGAGTCGAACATGGTCCGCTCCTTCACGTGCATGATGAGGAAGGTCGGATCGCAGCGCTCGATGAACTCCAGCTCCTTGCGTTGTTCGGGCGTCATCATGTCGGCTCTCCTTCCGGCGTCGGCACGAAAAGCGGGTCGGCACCGATGTAGCAGTCGTCAGGCGCGTCGGGCCACTCGCGGCGACACGCTTCGAAGTTGCCTTCGTTCCAGCATTCGAGGAATTGCAAACCGTCGTCGCCATGACCCGCATCGATCGCATATTGGATCGCTGCGACGGCGGGGTTCGTCTGCGCCTCCGCACTGAGCATCTCCAGCGCTTCGTCCATAGCCTTCTTCGCCATGCACGTGTCCACCGTCGCGGCGACGGTGTGCTGCTTGCTTCCGAGTCGAACCGCGGCCGCTTCCAGCATCGTGCGGGCATGACCACCGACACCGTGCGGAACTAGCGCGCCCTTCGCGTCCAGATCGAGCAGCGCTGCGATAGCGCTGATCAGTTTGGCGTTGTCGCCCTTGAATTGATCTTTCATCCTCGCCTCTTACGGAATGCATAAATCGTGACCGCCATCGTCGCTACCGCTCCAACAATGACGCCGGTGAAAAAGACCTCGACCACGTGGCCGAGCGTGCAAAACATCGTCAATTACTGTTCCTCGAATCGTTGCCAGCCAGTGAGACAGACCTTTCCCAAACTCGGGTCGCCGTCCTGAATGATCTTTTGCAGCCCCTCGATATCCTCGACGCCCGCGATCGGACGCTCCCGCAACATTGCGACCCATCCGCTACCGTTCCGGGTGGGACTGGAGAACGAATAGGAGACGAAATAAAGCGTGCGCGTCTCGCTCTCGACCGGCGTCTCTGCGCCCTGAACGCCCTTGAGGTGTTTCCACGCCTCGTAGGCAAACGTCCGCGAGTATTCAGTGCCGCCCGATCGCATGAACTGCCCGTGATCGAGCCACCACTTATCGAAGTCGGGCAGATCGGTTTTCGTCCAGCCGCTCACGCTGCCAGTCCCATCGCACTCACGCGATCACGGAACGCTTCGGGCAGCACCCAGACACCGCGCTTCAGCGCCTCGAAGAAACAGGCCATCATCCGTTCGACGTCATACTCGGCTGCGTGAGCGGCCGCCAGGTCATACGGAATGCCGAGTGCGAAGCAAAGCTCGCCAAGACGCGGGTATTTGCCGTCAGGACAGGCCCAACGCGACTCGCTCATGGTGTCCCAGCCATCGACGTCGGGAATCGGCACACCGGCCTCCGTGAACTCAGAGATCAGAAACTCCAGATCGAACGCGATGTTGTGGGCGATGATCAGGTGGCTCTCGCTCACGCGGCGATGCACTTCCGGCGCGATATCGCGGAATTTGGGCTTGCCAACGAGGTCCGAGTAGGCGATGCCGTGAACCTCCTGGGCGCCGGCACTGATCGCGCGCTCCGGGTCCACGCGCTCGACGTATTTGTCGACCAGCCTGGCCGTCGCGAAGTCGTAGGTCAGCAGAGCGATTTCGATGATCTTGTCGCCCCTCTCCACGCTCACGCCTGTGGTCTCGGTGTCGAAGCCCGTAACGAGAATGGTCATGCCGCCACCGCTTTCGCTTTCGCGATTTCTGCCTGCAACTTCAGGACGTAATCCTTCACCTGACCGCCGTCGTGCTCCTCTTTCTGCCCCAAGTTCAGCAGATAGGCGCCTTCCGGCAGCTCGCGTCGATTGACGAGATCCTGGAATGCGATGCTCGGTCGGATCAGGCCGGTGATCGCGGACAACTCGTCTTGCAGCTCCTTCGCCTCCAGCTCCGACAGATCACCCTGCACGAAGCGACCCACTTGCTTGAGCGATTCCTGTCCACGACCCGCGACCGCGAGATACAGGCCTTCCTTCTTGTGGACCTTGCGCAGCAACGCCTCGACGTCATCGATCTGCACCTGTAAAGCCTTGACCACCTTCGTTTCGATCAGCAACGTTGCCATCGATTTCTCCTTCAACGGGTTGAACACTTAAACTAGATACATAGTCAGTTTTGACTATGTATCTATGTTAAAAGCTCAACACTGGAATGTGTTCGGCTACTTGATGTTCAGCATCGTGTTGCCACTCTGGCCGATCACCATCGTGCAATGCTCGTTCGAGGCACACGACTGCAACGCGAGGTTGTATTCGTGCTGAAGGAATGCGGGCGTCAACGTTTTCTGGAGCTGGTCGTTGGCATTCGCCTGGCCCTCTGCGCGAATCTTGGCGATCTCGGCGTCCTTGTGCGCGACCTGGGCCTGGTTTTCCTTCTGCGCCAGTTGCTGCTGGGCGAGCACGGTCTGCTGGATAGCCTGGTCGATGGTCGGGTCCGTCTGGATCTTTCGCACGACCACGCGAGTGACAACGAAGGTGCCCTTCACGGATGGATCGGCATCGAGCGCGGCCTGTGTGGCGGCCTTAATATCGACTTCCAGATCGGCGCGCTTCTGGTTCAGGTCCAGGCTGTCGAACTTGGGCACCGCGTCGTAGATCGCCGCTTTGGCAAGGTTGGACACGAGGTTGTAGCCGGGTCGATAAAAGTTCTCGCCCTCGATGCCGATCGACTGGCCCGCGTGGGTCGACACATATTTCGCCACGGTGCCGGGAACGGCGCGGTAATAGACCGTGACTTCCAGATCCTTCAGCAAGAGCTTGTCCTTCGCGCGCGGCATCAGGTCGTTCAGGTCGATGGACGTTTCCTTGACCGTGTAGTGGTCGACGTGACTGAACACCGCGACGTAGACGCCCTGACCTTCTTCCTGCTGGCTGACGTCGCCCATCGTGGTGCGCACGCCGACTTCGCCCGTGTTGATCACGCCACCGCAACCCGAGAGGCCCATCGTCAGTGCCAGCGCCGTGATGGCGCCGAGAAGCAATCGTTTCATGTGTGTCGTTCCTTTTAATGTCGTTCGACCGTAATTGCGAGTGCCAGAATCGTCACGGTCAGACCGATCGAGGCAAGAGCGAGGAAAGCTCTCAAAAGAATTCGACGCACCCGCTCGCGGCTCTTGAAGAACGGTGTCGAGGTAGCAAGCCACCCGATGCCGTAGAGCCCGCACGCGAGCAGAAGCGCCACGAAGAAGGCGCGGGCGAGCATGGCTTACTGGACGGTGACCGGCGGCTGAGCGAGATCAGCAGCCAGTTGCTGAGCCTTTTCTGCGCCAAGCGCTTCCGTCAGGTCCGCGACGAATCCATCTGGGTCCGACTTGGCACGTTGCGGCAGAATCGCGCGCAGTTCGTCGGCGTTGTCGAGCAGGAATGCCGCCAGCGTCGCCACCGTGACTTCATCCAGATAGGCGAGGTGCGGGTTCGGATCGCTCGTGGAGAAGGCTTCGGTGATCAGGTTTTGCAGATCGCTCAAGCGGTCCACGTGCTTCTGATGCTGGTGCGCGGCCTTCTTGTCGGTGAACACCTGGCCATCGGTGGTTTCGTAGGACGCAACGCGCTTGATCTTCATGAAAAACTCCTTCGTTTGTTGAATGCTAGTCAGTTTTGACTGACGCTATTAAAACAAGAAAAAGCAGGGGTTACAGCAGAGTTGCAGCGGCGGATTTGACATCGCCGAACTCGATCCGGTTGATATGTGCGAGCGGCACATAAAAGCGGCAGCTCGACTTGATCAGATGGCCATTCACCGTTACAGGCGCTTCGCGACCACACAGGACAACGGCGACTTCGTGCTGTGCAGGATCAGCCGTGCGCTTGACGTTGTAGGTGTCGATCTTGATCACGGCGCCTGCCGGAATGGTGACGTCGTGTGTGGGCTGGTCGTAATAGTCCTTCGTTGCCCGCAGCTTCAACGCGTTGGACAGCGCCTTGCAGTGCCAGTCCTGCTTGAACGTCAGGTTCCAGTCTGCCGCGAGCGTGAGGCGGGTGCCCGTCGCGGGTATGAAAAGTCGTGTCATTGAATTACCACTCCATTGTCCATTGCTGCCTTGATGTTTTCCTCGTAGGCCACGCGCTCGAATGCCTTCTTCATGGCCTTGAGTTGCGTGAGCGTCGGCTTCACCTTTGCGTTGTGATAGGCGATGCCGTCTAGCCAAGAGCGCAAACGCTTCTCGTCCATTGCGTCGCGGATTCGCGGCGTCATCTTGACGAGTTGCAGCCCGTAGCTGCGGCCAACTTCACGCCCATCGGCGCGCCGGAATCGCATTTCCCGGTTGTAATCCGTCTTGCCAATGATCTGCGTGCTCGTCAGGCGCTCCACCGTGAACAATGTATAGTCGGCATTGCCCGTGATGACCGCGCCCTGTCCCGGTTGCAGTGAGCGCAGCCAAAGGTTGTATTCGCTGCGCTCTCGCTCCTGTCTTTCGAAATAAGTTTCTTCCATCACCAGCTCCCCCATCCGTTATCGGTCAGCACTTCCGTGCGTTGCGCGTCCATGCGCTCCTGCTCGGTCTTCGCGAATTCGGCATCGTCGCGCTCCTTGCGGTGCTCGGGCGTCTCGTTCAGCACCATGTTCGCGGGCTGGAAGTTACCCACAAAGCTCGGGTAATAGTCGTCGGTGTTGGAGGTGCCGAACTCGATCACGGTCTTGCCCGTCACCTCATCCACCAGCTCAACGAGGTCGCTTTTGTAATACCCCGCCTCTCCCCTCCTGCCAGTCACTTTCACCGGCAAGAAGCGGTTCGTGATCTTGGTGCCCTTCGTCAGAGCCAGTCTGTTCAGCGAGGATCTATAGCCATCGCTCGGGTCTTCGATCGCCGTGTAGCAGTTGCCGTTCAGCACAAACGAGAAGTGGGTGGACTCCTCGCCGGACCCGTAACTAGTCTTCAGACGGACCTGTTCCTGCCCCACGCCCGTCAGCTCGAACGTCTTGCCGACAAACCAGTCCAGATCCACCTCGCCTGTGTCTTCGCCCGAGAACGCCGACCGGACTTCGACCTCGTCGTCGACCTCCTGCAGCAGTTCAGGTAGTTTCACCTCCGTCAACGTCAGCTTCTTTCCCATTTCCTCATCCATATCGCGCGGCATTACTGTTCACCATCAAAATGGAGTCAGATCGTCCTCGTCGTTGACGAGCACTGAGTTCGCCGCGTAGACAGCCTTGAACGCTCTGCAAGCAGCCCCGCACGCACGTCCAAACCTGCCAAGTCGCATCGCTAGCGCTATCTGCCGACGGCGAGCCCATCGCACGATTGCGTAGCTCGAAAGCTGATACTCAATCCATGCAATGGTGTCCTCGTATTCGATGCCTCCCAAACCTCGCGGCAATTCGCCGGCCCAGATGATCGTGGCCGGGAAAGTGTCTTTCGTGTAGTGGACGAGCAGCGAGCCATCCGTCAGCGTGAAGTCCCAGGAGCCGTTGATGACGTGCCCGGTGATCTCGCGCCCTTTGACGTTTCGCACTTCACACAACAGGCTGACGTTCTTACCCTTGCCGATCGCGAAGTAGTCGCCGCGAATCATGATTAGGCGACGGCTACCAGACCACCCGAGACAGGCGCACTCTTGATTACGCCGACCTTGATGCCCGCAGCCTTCAGTGCAGCGTTCAAATCACCCACCGGCAAAGCCGGGAGCATCGGCTTCGGCGCGGTGACTTCAGCCGGCAGGAACCCTTCGACCTCAGGCCACATGTCGATCAGCTTATTGAGGGACGTGGTCGAGTAGACGGTTCGCTTAAGGCTTGCCTTCAAGTCGCCGACCTTGTTGTCGAGCACGACCTTGTCTTCCATGATTTCTCGGTATTCCGCGTGGAGCGCGTCGTTGTCGATTGTCAGGCTGCTGCTGCGTCCCGGAAACGGCACAACCCGCGACAGATCCATCGAACTCAGCGAGTCACGGTAATAGCCAGTCTTCGGATCTTTGAAGGTGATGTGACAAACGTTCGACAGATTCAGGAACTCGTCCGGCGCCAAACGCGCGGCCTTTTCCTGCGCCGGAGACACGACGAAGCGATAGCACTTGTCGGCCAGCTTTACGAGGCGTTTCTTGTGCTGCTGAAATTCTTTCTCGAAAGCCCCTTTCATGGCGTTTTCGGTGATTTTGTCTCGCATAAAGTTGGACAGCTTTACATTACTCGTCATAGTCAAAACTCCTTGTAGCCGTTTGCCTGCAACGCGCGAGGCACGGCGGTTGAAAAGAATTCCTGGGCCTTCTTCGTCGAGTCGAGGGTCTTGTCATGGCGCTTTCCGCTCTTGAGAAACGTAATCGCCACATCCTCCTGACCGACGATCCACTCCGCCGTGACCAGGCGGTCATCGTCCTTATGCGCAAACACGCGCTTGAGAACCAGCGGCTCTTTCGGGCACTGCTCCTGCGCCGCGGTGATCAGGTCGATAAAGTCCTTCTTCAGCAGGCCCGATACGGTCATGAACAGGACGTCGATGCCGACGCTGAACTGGTCCGCCGTCATGCGTCCCTGATCGACCGAGTAGCACAGCCACTCCAGCGTTTCGAACGCTTTACGGTCGATCTCTTCCTGGAGGGTTGGAACGTCAGTTTTGACTATCGCAGCACGCATGCCGAAAACCTCTTAAATGCTCGCGCAACGTTGCGCTCAGAAAGAATCTTATAGATTGTCGTCAGGGAAAACAATCAGTTTTGACTGTTCCCTGACGATTTACCACAACTCAGTGCAACATCGCACCCGCTTCGACTTCCGCGTGCATCAGTTGCAGCGTGCGAGCCTCGCCCCGCTTCACCGCATACTCGACCGCCTCGATCCGCTCCTTTAGACCCGTCATCTTGCGCGGGATGTAGAAGTGGATCGGCTTGACCCTCTCATCCACTGTGAAGCCGAGGATGAGCGAATTCAAATGCTCGATGTAGGCAGCATTTGCGACCGCCTTGCCCTCCGCCGCGATGATCGGAATACCGGGCTGCACCAGCATCAGAATCCCGAAGCGCCGGTTGGTCACGTCGATGCACTTCTGAACGTAACGCGCAAAGCGCCCCTGGTCTTCCTCCGCAACTCGGTCGTTGATCGCTTCGGCCATCGTGTAGGCGATCATGTCCAGCGGTGTGCGGTCGGTGATGACGTCCTCACCCGCATGCTCACCGTAAATGCGGTCGATACGTTCCAGAATCTTCTCCTGGTGAGCCAACCGCTCGGCGAACGTGTGCTCCCTCGTCAGATCAAAGCCAAGATCGCGGTTGATGGCGCTGACCGACGTTTCGAGGAACGTGCTGCCGGACTTCAACGCGTAGCCCTTCGCCAGCGTTGTCTTCCCAGTCCGGTGGGCGCCACACAGACCGATCATTACGCCACCGCTTCCTGAGCCGCGCCTTCTTCCAGCAGCACGCGCTCGGCGACGACGTCGCGATTGACCGCCGCATTCGGGTCGAACGCGCCTTTCTGATAGCGGCCTGCCTTTTTGTCGTTCAGCTTGTTGATGTTGGCGAAATTGCACTGCTCGCGGGTGTAGCCGAGCACGTCGAGCGCGACCTCGCCATACCACGACGAGTCGCCCTGTTCTTCCAGCAGGTTGACCTTGTCCACCTGCTGACCCAGTAGCGTCGGCACGATGCCCTCGATGAATTCGCCAGCTTCAGTGAATTGGCCGATCGCTGCGTGCAGCAGGCGCAGGTCCACGCCGTCCGCGCTGAGACTCTTCGCCACCTCTTCCGGCAGGTTCTGCATGAAGAAGTGAACGTCCTGCGGATCGCGGTAGCGACCAGTGCTGACCGGGAATTTCAGCGACTCGGCGGTTGCCTGCACGACGGCGATCGCTTCGAGCATTTTCTTCTGGTCCATGTCGCGACCGTAGTAGATGGCGCGCTTGACCTGATCGAGCGCTGTGCTTGCGGCGATTGCCATGTTCAGCGCAACCAGCAAGGTGGCCGGGCCGAAGTTCAGGGCTGTCGGCCGGCTTTCGGTCGAGAGAACGGCGGTGCGGTAGTCGGCGTTGTTCAGGGTGGTTTGTGCTTGCGTCATGTAGTGATACTCCTTCGGTGTTACAGAATGGGTGAAAAGAAATGCGCCAGAAGCGCGGCAATGGCAAAAGAACTGATCGCCGGCATAACTACGTCCAGCACCATGTAGGCTTCCCACTGCCAGGGGAACCAGCCCACGGTCCAGGAATCGACGTGACTCTCATCAGCAGCGAGGAAGGCGATTTCCGCTTCCAGCTTCTTGCGGCTCCAATACCAGACCACTACCGCCAGCGCTCCGAACCAGAAGCTCTGGCTCAGAAGCGTGACGGGCGTCTGGATCAGGAGCCCCTCAAAGCAGTGCGAGAGGGACATGCGCCAGCGAGCGCCCTTGATCCAGTTCAGGATCGAATTCATGCGGCGAGTCGGACCGGATCAGCAGGAGCTTCGGGTGCCGGCACGGGCGCTTCGGACGGCGTGCCAACGACTGCGGCGAGCTTGTCGGCAATATCGCTTGCGCGCTGGGCTTCAGCTTCCGAGGCAGCAGCCATTTCGCTGTGCGCCTCGACAGCGGCCTTGTGTTCGTCGGCCTTCAGTGAGTGATGCTCGGCCACATCCTTCAGCTTCGCGATCGTGTCGTGGAATGCCGACATAACGCCGTCGACGGTCTTGGTCAGGGTGGGTTCGTTGCCCAGAATGTTCGAAAAGAAGCTCATGCCTTTCTCCTTCAGTGTGTGATTGGTTCAACCGAAAGTGGCGCGGGTGACGACGCCATTTTCAATAGTCAGGTTGCAGCGGTGAAACACGACGTCGGCGGTGATCAGCCCCGCTTTTCCGTCCTGGCTCACGATGCGATAGGTCTTGCCGGCCTGCCGCAATGCCTTGATCGCTTCCTTCTCGGTCAGCCCGACGAGCTTCATGCGGCCGCCTCGAATTCGACGCGTTCGCGGAACTGGCGCCAACCGAAGAAGTTCTTCGACTGCGCGGCCGCATGGGCCATCGGATACGCCTGATGCTCTGTCGGCGATGCGTGCAGCGGGCGCGAACCCACCAATCGGTCGTAAAGCTCCAGATCCTTCTCGATCTGCGGAGCTTGGCCGTCGTGCGTCAGGTAGCTCACGCGGGCGCAGCGGGCCACCGACAGCTTCGCCGCGATCTCCGGCTCCTGCATGTAAATGAGGCGCTCGTTGTCGCTCACATACGGCAGGTGCCAGTTGAATGCGTCAGTGCGGTCCAGCTTGCGCTGCTCGGGCAAACTGCGGCCCATTGCGGCACTCATTTGCATCGCAAGTTCGTGGATCTCCGGCTGTGCATCTTCGTGGGCGCGCAGCTCGAAGAAGTTATCCCACTCCGTCGCCGTCACGATGGTCTGCATCCACTGGAATGGCTCGAGGAGACGGTTGACGACCTGCTTGTGGTAGCCCGCCTTGTTCATGGCTTCCGCCACTTCCGCTGCGCGGTGCGCCGCTTCGATCCACGCTTCCTGAATCGTGAACTGCTGATCGAAGCCGGTGAACAGGTTGTCGGTCGGCGCGTCCACATTGGCGTATTCGAACAACATGACGGGAGCGTCATGCTCCTCGCGCGCCTGCATGCCCGGCTGGTTCTTACCCCAGTGGACCGGCATCGCAGGGTCGTTGCGCACCTGCTCGATCATCTTGGCGACCGGAATTGCGCGGCTCGAGCTGGCATTGCGGCTGAAGACCCGGTGCGTCATCACTTCGCCGTGAATGAATCGCGGATACTTCAACTGGAACGTCGTCAGGCGCTTGCCGGCCGGGCTGATCGAGTCCTCGATGACTTTTGCGCTGATCATTACCGGCGTCCTCCAAAGCTCGAACGGCTGCTGTAGCTGCTGCTCGAATAGGAGCTGCGGCTGCTGTAGCTGCCCGAGTAGGAGGTCGACGGGCGCGACGTGTAGCCCGAATAGGCTGCGCGGCTCGTCGTGCTGCTGTAGGCCGGTGCGGAGTAGCTCGGGCGGGGCGCGACGACTGGAGCGGCAGCCGTCGTGTTCACCGTCTTGTTGATCGTCACGTTCTTGGTGACGTTCTGAACCACGTTGCGCTGCGGTGTCGGCGCGCTGTTGATGTAGTGGTGCTCGACGCGCGAGGAACCGCCACCGCTCATCAGGTGACCCATCAGCATGCCGGTCAGGAAACCGTCATGCGCGGGTGCTGCCTGAACCACGACAGCCGGCGGCGCCGCGTAGATGGGTGCGACGCCTTGAGCCACCATCGGTGCGGCTACTTGCGCCGGCTGCTGCACGTAGGCGACGTCGTCGTGGCGACTGCACGAAGCAATCACACACAGAACAGCGAATCCACCCAGCGAAGCAATGGCGATGCGTTTCATTTTGGTGTTCATGTTTCCTCTAACGTAAGGATCGAAACTGCCCCGGTAGCGACCGGGGCTTAGTTACTGCTGACAAATAAATTATAGTCAGTTTTTACTATCATTCGACGACAAAATAAACCGGGCTTCAGTCTTCCCAGTCGTCAAGCGTGCCGACGGCGTAATCGCCCACTTTCGCTTCAAAAAAGTTGGACTCTTCGCCTTCGCTGAACTTCTTGAACCACGGCACTGGCGACTTCACGCCAGGGAACAGTTCCGGCAACCCGATTTCGTGCGCGTGCTCGTTGGCCGTCGCCTGCAGAAAGCCCGTCACAATTGGCGCGGTGAGCCCCAGCATGCCCTTGCTGACGCTGTAGGCGCCCCACTTCGCTTCCAGGTCAACGGCGTCGCGCAGCAGGAACTCCGCGTCCCTCCAGAACTGTGCGTCGTAGAGCTCCGGTCGCTCCCGCCGGTTCGTCTGGTGCATCAGCTTGAACAGCTTCAGGTGGTTCCGCTCGTCCCGGTGAATCAGCTTCACACTGTCAGCGCTGCCAGTCATTTTTCCGTTACGTGCGAGTGCATAGAACACGAGGAACGCGCTGTAGAAGTAGATCCCCTCCAGAGCGACGTTTGCGACAAGTGAGCGCGCAAACTGCGCGGGCGTCTGTTCGCCGGCGAGGACGCGCGACTGCTTGAGGATATGTTCGTTCTTGGCCGCCAGCATGCCGTCGCGTTCAAAGCGCATGTAGACCGCCATCGGATCAGCCGACACCGTCTCCACCATTTCGCTGTAGGCATCCACGTGCAGCGCCTCCTCGTAGCGCTGGCGCATGATGCACATTTCCACTTCTGGCGACGTGATGCACGACTCGATGTTCGCGAGGCTGTGGAGCTGGATGCCGTCGAGGTTGGAAGCGAACGACAGGGCGCTGTCGTAGGCGAAACGCTCACCCTCGGTCAGGCGGGTGCGGTAGCAGGGGCCGTCCTCGGTCAGATCGGTCTCGTGGAGATCCCAATTGGCCGCCTTCATGGTCTTCCACATGTCGCGCGCCCACTTGTGCTTGGCGGGCGAGATCGCCATTAGATCCGATCTGGGTCCGAAAGCGAGCCGGCGGTCGTTAATAATCTGGGCGTGGTTACTCATGCTGCAGCTCCTGGCTGTGGGGTAATGGCGATCATGGCGTCACGTGCGCGAGCCCCGTGATCAAAGCCCTGATCAGCATAAAAGACGAGGGCGTCACCCATACGCTGCAACACGCTCATGGGCAGCGTCACGCGCGGATCGCGGATCAGGGGCTCGCCTTTCGGGATAATCTGCTCGCCGCGGGCCGGCGGCTGGGGCGCAGCAGGGGCGCCGCTATCGAGCGCTTGTGGGTGGCGATCTTCGGCCCTCATCGCGCGCGGCGGGAAGCTCAATACTTTGGCTGACACTGTATTCTCCGGAAAAAGCCCCGCACGGGGCGGGGGTTTATACTCAGTTTTGACTGTTTTACTACTGACAGCTTTCGCAGTTGGGGTTGTCGATGGAGCAAAGCGTGACTTCCTGCTCCATGACGTCCACGACCGGCGTTGCTGCCTGCGGCGCGGTTTCTTCTTTCATCTGGACCGACTCGGTGCGCAGGTAGTAGGTCGTTTTCAGACCTTCCTTCCACGCCATAATGTAGAGCGCCGAGAGCGCTTTACCCTTGGTGCCGGCCTTGATCCATATGTTGGTCGACTGCGCCTGGTCGATCCACTTCTGACGACGCGCGGCTGCCTTGACGATCCACTCGGGCGCGACCTCAAAGACCGTCTTGACCTTGTAGCCGGGCGCCGCATGACGCAGGCTCGGTGCGATCACCAGGAACTTGCCACCCATGTTCTTCTTCGAGTGATGCAGTTCGAAGTTCGGCTCGATGCAGGGCGACACGCCGATGATGTTGCTGATCGTGGCGGTGGGTGCAATCGCCATCGTGTTGCTGTTGCGCATGCCGTAGGTCATCACGCGGTGACGCAATTCGTCCCACTGCGAGCCAAGCGTGGTCGACCGATCGCGGGCTGTGTCGATCGGCAGGATGCCCAGCGACCATTTGGACCCAGCGAACGTGCTGTAGGCGCCACGATCACGTGCCAGGTCGCACGACGCGTGGATCGCCTCATACGAGAGGCGTTCTAGCAGCAGGTCATTCAGCACGAGACACGATTCTGATTCCCAATCGATGCCCTTTTGCGCCATCAGGTCGCTCAGACCCATTAGACCCAGGCCCACCGGGCGGTGACGCATGTTGGCGGCCTTTGCGCGGTCGCTCGGGTAGAAGTTAATGTCGATCACATTGTCCAGCATGCGCATCGCCGTTTTCACCACACGGCTGAACCGTGCCCGTTCATCGAACGGGTTCACCTTGGCGACGTTCACCGAGCCGAGATTGCACACGAACGTTTCCTCGGGCGAGTTGTTCAACGCGATCTCGGTGCACAGGTTGGTGTTGTGGATCACACCGACATGGCTTTGCGGATTGCGCCGGTTCATTTCGTCCTTGAAGCAGATCCACGGATTGCCTGTTTCGAACAGGGCAACCAGCATCTTGCGCCACAGCTCGACCGCCGGGATTTCAGCCACATACTGGCCGGCAGCTTCCAGCTCCTCGTAGCGCTTCTTGAACGCCTCGCCATAGAGTTCATGCAGTTCCGGGTAGGCGTGCGGATCGAACAGGCGCCACATGCCCTTCTGCTCGACGCGCTCCATGAACAGGTCGGGAATCCAGTTGTTCGGGAAAATGTCCGGCGTGCGTTCGTGGTCGTCGCCCGTGTTTTTCTTCAGGTCCAGGAACGCGAGGATATCCGGGTGCCAGGTCTCGAGATTCGGCGAGAACGAGCCCTTGCGCTTGCCACCCTGATTCACTGCCACCGCGGTGTCGTTGTAGACCTTCAGATACGGCACGACGCCCGAACTCTGGCCGTTGGTGCCCTTGATGTGTGCGCCCTTGCCTCGCACCGGCGTCCAGTCGGTGCCGATGCCGCCCGCGTATTTGGAGAGCAGCGCGCACTCGGTGATCGCGCCATAGATCGAGTCGAAGGGGTGGTCGCCCGGTTCCGCCACGATCTGGTCGCCCACCATGTTTCCGTAGCAGGACGACATTTGCTGGTGCAGCGTGCCCGAGTTGAACAGCGTCGGCGTCGAGGACATGAATTCGAACTGCGACAGGACGTTGTAGAACTCGATGGCGCGCAGCGTTGGGTTATCTTCGCGCAGCGCGAGGCCCATCGCGACCCGCATGAAGAAGTGCTGCGGCATTTCCATGATGCGGCCGTCCGGCGTCTCACGGATGAAATACCGGTCAGCCAGCGTCTGCAAGCCCAGATAGTCGAACTGGTCGTCGCGCTCGGGTTGGATCGCACCTTCAAGTATCCACAGGTCAAATCGCCCGTCGACCAACTCCGGCGTGAGCTTGTCGTAGGCGACCGCATCGGCGAGGTAGACGTGCAGCGGCGGGTAGTCGATCGAGCCGACCGACTCCTTGAACATCTGCTGTTTAAGCAGGCGCGCGGCGACGTATGTGTAGTCCGGCGATTCGAGACTGATCAGGCCGCCCGCCGCGAGGATCGTGGCGCGGTGGATCTGTTCGGTGCTCATGCCGTCGAACAGCATGTCGCCGACACTGGTTTCAAGTTCGGACTGAGCGACGTCCAGGCCGGAGCAGGCCCAGGCGACACACTTCTGGATTTTGGCGATATCGAGCGGTGCGCGCGATCCGTCGCGCTTTGTGACTTGCATGTAATGCCCTTCTGGTTCGGTTGGCGGGGTGAGGATAATAAATCAGTTTTGACTGTTACTCTATATGAGCCGAAATTACCAGGCGTCGCCGGCAGCAGTCACGGGCTGGTCGCGATTGATCGGTGATGTGCTGACGGGCGCAGGGGACGGCTGCGTCATGTATTGGCTCTGGAAGTCTTCCGGCGACAGATAGCGCATCGCGTCGGCATCGTGGTTGTGCCAGTCAGTCCAGTCATGGGGCCGGCCCGTCGAGGCGGGATTAGGCACGGCGATCATCTTGACCATGCCGTCCAGACCCTTGACCTCTTTCCAGCGCAGCGTGGGCCGCTCCTCATGCGGGCAGGCTTTGGGCGTGGCACACGACGCGTCGAGCGTCGTTTCCATGGTCGCCATGGAGACATGACGGTCGAGCTTGATCTTGCCGCATTCAACGCAGTCGGCGCAGCCTGCACTGAGCAATGCATCGGCGACTCTCTGCATCTCGCGGCGCTCGCGCGCAAGGGCGGTTAATCCCAAGGTCTCAACTTGGCTGATCGGCATGCGAAAGCGCGTGTTTTTGAGCAGGGTCTTTTTGCGTTCAGCAATAGAATGATCGGCGAAGGCGCCCATGAAACTCTCCAGGAAACGAACTGACTACACGCTAAGTATAGTCAGTTTTTACTATCCTAATAGCTACGGGAACTTAGGCGGCCGCCCGAAGACCCCGCATTAACGCAATGGCCTGCTTGAGTTGATCCGTTTTCAGGCCAGCCTCGATTGCGCCGATCGCATCTGCCAGATGCTCGTTGGCCGCAACCGGCACCATCTGCCCGGCCCGTTTCGTGAGCAGCCAGTTGGCAGTCGGAAACTTATTCATCGCCCACTCGATCATTTCGTCTTTTGTGCCCGACTTGTAGCCGGTGCCGGCGAGCTTCACCTCCGACGGCGTGACCTGGATGAGCGGGATGGGACATGCCGCCAGGACGCCCACACAGACCCCATACGAGGCCATTGCGCGCGCCGACTGCGACCCCACGGGAACTTCAGCGATCGCCAGGGTTGCGCCTTTGCAGGCCTCGATCATGCCTTCGTAGAGGGCGCGGGCGCGCTCAAGATCCTCCGAGTTCTTGCGCACCGTCTTTTTGAGCTTCTTGTCCTTCTCGTTCTCGGTTTTCACCAGCACCAGCTCGTCCACCATGTAAAGCATGGTGGCGGGGTCGAGGGTGGCTTTGGCGAAGCCGAAGTTCGAGAGGCTCGGGTCCATACCGATGATTTTCAGGCCGTTCATTTGTCCGCATACCCCCAAAGTTCATACACTGCCGCGTTGTAGAGTTGCACCTGCCAACCGCGGCCCCGGTAAATGTCCACACCCAGCACCGTGCGGCGCGGGCGTCCTATGCCGACGAGGAAGGAGCGCTCAACCACGTTGATCGTTACGGCGCCGAACGGAGCCTCGACCAGCACGCATTCCTTGTCGTATTGCGAGGCCTTCCAACCTTCAGGGAGTTCGATCGGGAGCTTCACCATGATCCAAACCCCTCGTATAGCTTCATTGCGCCGGCATTGCGCGCTATTTCGTTCTGCCGTGATGCCTGCGCGGCCAGCTCCTCCTTCTGCTCGAGGACGTCTTTCAACGTTTCACGCAAATAGGTCGTAAAGCCAGCCCCGAACACTTTCGCGCACTGCTTCTCCGGCACTTCGAGGTATTCGAAGTCGCTCGGATCGGTCGGCCTGAGCATGATTAGCGTCTGCCCTTTCTTGCCGATATACGCGCTCGATGGCCGGAAATCCTCACCGCCGATGAACGCGGTGTTCCGATATTCCTTGCCCTTCTTCGTGATCAGCTTCATCGGGGCGGTAAGACTGAACGCCTGCGGCGACTGGGCAAACGCATCGCCGTATTGCGCGACAAGGTCCGCGAGTTGCGCGTCCATGTCAGTGCCCGCTGGTGCTTCCATGTAGTCCTCCATCTGTTTTGGGGTGAGAGGGGTGTGGGTGTATTGCCGGATCGGATTTGCGATCGGCTTGGGCTTGCCGTATTTCGGCGGCTTACCCTGCTTGACCAGCAACTCGTCGACGTAGCCTTCATGGCCGCCACCGTGCCGACTCGCGTCCTCGCTGTTGTAGCCGGTGATCATGAGATCAGCCATCGACGACTTGCCAGCGCGCCGCGGTGTCAAGATCACCTTCTCAATGAGACGCCCCGACGTGTCGTAGCGGCTTGCGCCGGCGCTCTCGATCAGCTTTTCGAGAACACCAGGCGTCGAGTAGGGCAGCTTAGAAGCCACGTTCCGTCGCTCCGCTGACCTTCGTGATGCCGCCGGCCTTCTCGGCCACGATCACGTTGTCAATCCAATCCCCGAGCGCGTTATGGCTGATCACCAGCACCGTGCCGCGCTCGCGTGCCTTGCGTTCAAGAATAGTCATCAGACGCTCCAGACCGGCGTCATCAAGCGCGTGGTCGATCTCGTCACCGATCCACAGGTTGATCGGCTTCGACGCGCGGGTCGCCACCATGTCCTGCAGTGCCATCGACGATGCGACGCGCGCCTTGCGCTTTTCACCGCCCGACAGACCGGCGAAGGACTTCGCGCCCTTGTCGTTCGTGACCTCGATGTTGAACTTCTCCTTCAGTTCGCCCTTCGCGGTCTTGGCAAGCGTGTTCCAGGTCGCGTGAATGTTCCCGTCTGCCAGCACGCCCAGGTAATCGCTCGTCTGGTCGTTCAGGATCGGCGTCACAGTGTCGAGAATGTGGGCGCGCACACCGGCGGGGCCGAACACCTTCACCGCGAGATCGGCCAGCTCCTTCGCCTTGTCAGACTGGAACAACGCGTCCTCTGCATCGCCGACGCGCTTTTCCACCTTCTCGCGCTTCTCGCGCCGGTCGGCTTCGATCTTGACCCAGGGGTTCTCCGCTTCCAGGTGGGCCTTCGCCGCCTTCTTCAGCGCGTCGATCTGTGCGGTCAGCGTCGATTGCTGCCGCTTGTATGCGCGAACCGTGTTCAGGGTGGCGTTCGTCGCGGTCACGTCGCGCGCCACTTCAGATACGTCAGTCATTGACGCTTTGTAAGTTGCGGCGCTCTCTTGCAGCGTTTTGAGTTCTTCCTGTTTTGCGCGAATCCGACCGACGAGCGGCACCAGTTCGGCCTTCGTTTCGCCGAGTCGCTTGGTGCGGGCCGTCTTCGCCGCTTCGAGGTCGTGTTCGCAATACGCCTTCCCACACTCGCCACACGGTTTGCCGATCTGCGACTCGATCTCGGCGAGACCCTTCTGCTGCACTTCCAGGTTCCGTTTGCCCGCCGCGAGCGTTGCCATGTCGGAGGCGATCTCGCGCTCCTTTGCCGACACAGCGGAGTTGCGCACGTCGAGGATCTTCTGCTCGCCCTTTTGCGCATCCAGCTTCGTCTGGAGACCGGCAATCTTGGTTACGAGGTCCGCCTCGTCCGGTTCGGCACCCAGCAGCGCCCCGACCTTCGCAAGTTCCGCCGTGATCGGAGGCACTTTTGCCAGTTCGGTGCGCGCTTTGTCCTTGCGTTGCGACTCGAACAGCGCCTTCTGTTCCTCAGCCGCCTTCAGCTCATCCTCACTCGCCGTGAGCGCGGTCTTAGCGTTCGTCAGCTCGTTGGCCGCGATGTTGCGTGCGCTGTCGGCGTCGAGGGCACGTTTGCGGGCTTCTGCATAGGCTTCGGACAGCACTTCGACGCCGGCCGCTTCCTCGATCAAGAGCTTGAGTTGCTTGTCGGTCATGCCGGGCAGGTCGGGCATCTTTTCCTGTCCCGCATAGACGGCAGCCGTGAACACCTCCTTTGACGAGCCGATGATCTTCTCGACCACCTTCTGCGTCTCCTTGTCGGTGCCCTTCGTCAGGTCCAGATTGCCGGTCGGCAGGATCTGCTTGGCGATCAGCGCGTTCTTGATCTCCTTCGACTTTCGGCCGCGCGAGATTTCGAACAGATCGGCGCCGTCTTCCACCGTCACGCTCACGTGACAGTCTTTGCCGACCGTTTCGTTGATCACGTCGTCGCCTGACACGCCACGTGCGGTTTCGCCGTAAAGCACCCAGAACAGTGCGTCGACGATGGAAGACTTTCCGGCGCCGTTGCTCTTGGCAGAGGGGTCGTCGTTGTTCACGCCCTGGATGAGAATCAGACCGCGGCTGTCGAGGTCGATCTGCGCCTCACCGATCGTGAGGAAATTCCTGATTGAAAGTCGTTTAAAGTCCATTTATGCCTCCACCGCACGAACTGAATCGAGGATTGCCTGACATGCCTTCGCGACTTCGGCTTCGCGTGCATGCCCTAGCGTCTTGACGTAATCACCCACCGAAGCGTCGAGCGTCGCGCCTGACTTGATTGCCGCTGCTCCGCCACGCGTCGGTGCCGTGGTGTTCTTCTGGACGTTCAACACGACGCCTTTCGCGCCGGCCTCGATCAGGAACTCGCGCAGCGCGGCGACTTCTTCCATCTTTGCCGTGTGGATGGACGCACGCACGTAATTTCCGTCCACGATCAGCGGCACTTCGCTCGGATCGGTCGAACCGTCGATCTCCACGAACTCCGGTGCGTGCGACTTCATCCAGCGCACGTCCGTGTCCGACACGATCAGGAAGCCCGACTTCGCGCCCACGTCCGACCAGGTCTGCGGGGTAAGCGAGCCGATGCTGTAGACGCCGCCACCGAAGTCCTTGTTATGGTGATAGTGGCCGCAGAAGATGCGCCGGAAGCCGAGCGACTGGAGATAGCCCGCGTCGAGTCCGTGCGGCGGGATGCCCGCGATCACACCGTCAACCGGCGCGTGAAGCATCAGATCGCAGGCACCGCGGTCTGCCGAGTCGATAGACTCGATCTGCTTTTTCAGCCCATCGATCGACGGGTTCCAGGGGATCATGGCAACGTCATCCGACGCAGCGAGTCCGCCAAAGTTGAAATCGTTGATCACCTTGCAGCCGATGCCTTCGAGCGCTGTAATGGCACTCGACACGCGGTTCGCTTCCTTCGATTCAAGGTCGTGGTTGCCGGCGAGGATCACGATACGCACGCCGCTGTCGATGATCTTCTTGTAGGTGTCGATCGTCGGATTTAGGACCGACGGCGCGATAGAGCCGCGCACGTGGAACAGGTCGCCGCAGTGGTAGATCGTGTCGCCGCCGAGCGTCTGCACGGTAGCCGCGCAACGCAGCGTCTCGTCGAGGATCATCTGCAGACGGGTGTTGATCCCGCGCTCATTGGTCGTCGCGAACGCGCTCCAATTGTGGTGATGGGTGTCACTGATAATGCCATACGGCTTCATGATTCCTCCAGTCAGTTTTGACTATCTACACTATTTGAAAAAGACGTGGTTTCCTGTTGCGTAGACCCGCGTCATGTCCTTGTCCCACACCGGATGCACCCACTTCGTGTGGTAGTAGGTCGCACCCTGCGTAAAGTCCTGCGCCTTCCCCTTCAGGGTCACATACGCGACCGCGCGGGCCAGTCGCCATGCGTTCTCGTCGCGGGGCAGCGCCTGGTTCGTGATCGTCCAGCCGTGCTTGTGGCGTTTGACGAGGCCGTTTGTCCATGAGAACTGCTTGGGCGCCATTACTACTCCGCAAACCTTTTTCTGGTCGCCTTCTGCGCGGTTCATCGTCGTCATTGCGACCGCCAGTTGCCCGGCGACCGGTTCGCCGCGAGCTTCGTGGAAAACGTTTAGTGCGAGACACAGAAAGGCGCTTGCTAGTAGCATCAAAACTCCATCAATTCACTCACAATTGTCATTATACAATCATCAGTCAGGGATGACTGTTATTTCAGTTTCATCGCCGAAGCGATTCCCTTCGTTGTCTTGCCAGGATTGTGGCGAAAACGAATCAGCGGAAGTCCTCTTTGTCGCGTGTCGCCCCAGTGAGGAAACGAATGAGGATCATCAAAGAAATCTTCAACAAGTGTGAGATACAACCTCCACGACTTACCGGTCGTTTTGACGCCGATATACTTGATCCCCTTCAGCCGGCATTCTTCGAGCGTCGCCACGTCGATGCACCACGCATTCATCTTGTGGTAAATCTCGCGCGACTTTCGTGAAGCGATGTAGCAGGCGCGGCCACTGTCGAGGTAGTGCCACCACCCATAAAATTTGCCATTGCGACTGTGGATGTAGCGGTTCGTCATCAGAAGCCGCCCCACTCGCCATACTGCTCGGTCTTGTGGACGTCCTCGAGTTCCTCCTCTACCTGCCGGAGGGTTGCCTCAACACGCTCCTGCCGGCGCGCGCGCTTCGCTGCCTTGCCGACCAGCCTGTCGCGGCGCTTCGTCGCGCCCTTCTCACGCTGCTCCGGTTGCTCGATATCCTTCTGACCGCCCTTTCCATTGAGCATTCGACCATATCCGGCTTCATAGAAATCCCAACCAGCCCACTCAGATGCCGGAGCCTTCATTGCAGCGTCCCGCTCACCGCTGATTCGATCCCAGCGATTCCGTTCACGTGAATAGTCTTGACGCATCAGAACGCTCCCCAGCCCGAATCACTGTAGAGCGCCTCGCGCTGTGCTTGCTCTTGTTCACGTGCGCGTTTCTCGGCACGCTTCTCTGCGGTGTATTCGTCCGGCAGCAGGTAGGAATAGCGCTCAAGCTCGGGCAGGTCGATGATCTTGTCGAGAATCGCCGTCATCAGAGGCGCCGAAAAGTTGACGCGGACAGGTCGTTGCGGGTGGTCCGCCACTTCCTTATCGAGCAGCCACACGAGGTAGCCGGGCTGCTTTTCCAGCAGATAGGCGACATCCCTTCCCTTGTTCTTGCCGAACGGCACGAAGGAGTCGAGATCGAGGTTGTAGGTCGCGAACTTGGTCAAAACGCACCCCACTCGCTACCGTAGCCGGCGAATGCGACGGTTGTGGCCTGGGCCATGACCGCTTCGGTAACGACCGCGGCTTCCTCGATCTGGATCTTGGCTTCGCGCTTCATGGCGGCAAAGTCAGGCGGCGTCTTCGTCCAGTTGCGATACCGGCCGCTACCGTCCTTCTGCACCCAGCGGTCAAGCGCATCATTCACGTCCTGATCGAAGAACGCCTGCCGCTTGGTTTTGAGCGTCTCGTCGCGTAGCCAACAAAGGTAGCCAGGCTCGACCGTAATCAGCCGCCCGATCTCCTTGTCTTTGTGCTTGCCGAAGTTCAGCTTGTCGCTGCGGCCATTCCCTTCATTCATTCAAGCCTCCGTAGGTAAATCACGGTCGTTTTCTTCGTGGGCGTCGCAATATGCGGCCCGTTGATCTTTTGCAGCAGCGCATACAGCCGGTCTGCGTTCTGCCCATCCGGCGAGTCCAGCTCCGTATGGTTCGACGCGGCGTGCTGCGCACACATTTCGGCGAGTCGGCCCACTTCGACCTTCTCGACAACTGCTTTGCCAAACACCTCACGAGCCTTCGAGTCCATCAGGAAGACCTGCTCGCCCTGTGTCAGGTGCTTGGCGTAGAAGCCGCCAATTCGAAACGTGTTGAATGAACCTTCTGTGCCGACGATCGGCGGGATGAAATCAATAACGCGCGTAGCCATCTGAACCCCCTTCTGTTGACGTGTAAGTCAAGTATAGAAAGGGGCCAGAAAGGGCTATCAGGCGGCTGCCGCTACGGGAGCGATGGGTGTTTCGAACTCGGTTTCGATCGCCTTCGACGGCAGGAACTTCAGCAGTTCGGCGCGGGTGCCTTCTGCATTGATCTTTGCTGCGAGCACCTTCGGCTGATACTTCTTGCCGTCGATCCAAGTCACCCACGACTTGTCGCCCGTGATCAGCTTGTTCTCGATCAGGAATTCCAGCGTGCTGTATGCCGGGTCGAAGCGGGCCACGTCGTTCTCGTCAAACATCATGCGCAGCGCGGCCTTCTTAAAGGGCTTGGTGAGCTTCGACTTGACCACGTGAATCTTCACGTTCTGGCCGATGAACTCCTTGCCGCCCTTCACTTCGGCCATGATTTTCTCGCGGGCGAGGGACAGACGGGCCGTCGCGTAGAACTCCATCGCGGAACCGCCAGGCGTTGTCGTCGGATCGCCGAACATCACGCCGATCTTGGTGCGGATCTGGTTCAGGTAGACCAGCGTCGCGTTGGTATCTTCCGCGTGCTGCGCCATCACCTTGAGCGTCGTGGACGTCACGCGCGAGAGCGCCGACGTGTCGTTCATGGTCAGCTCGTCAATGCCGCGTTCCTTGCCCTTGCTGTCGACCAGCATCGACTTTGGGATGGCGGAGGCGATCGAGTCGGAGATCACGAGGATCGGTGCGTCGGCGGGGATCGCACCCGACGAGCGGATCGCGTGAATCGCCTTCGCGGCGATGGTGTTGCCTTCTTCCCAGGTGCGCGGCTTAACGTAGATCCAGAAGGGCCGGTCGGTCTTGAGACCAAACTGTTGGGCCAGGCCCACGTCGAAGGAGCGCTCATAGTCAACGAAGATGGCGCAGCCGCCCATACGCTGGGCTTGCACCATCCATTCGGTCGCCATCGCGGTCTTGCCCGACGAGGAACCGCCGAACACTTCAACCATCCGGCCATACGGCAGACCGCCGTCGTAGCGACCCGAGATCGCGTGGTTCAGCGGCGGGTAGCCGGTATCGATGAACTGGGTCACCGCTTGGTCGGCGTGGTTCTCGCCGATTGCCTTGTCGAGTGCGTCACACAAATCGGCAATGCTCATGATGTTTTCCTTGAGAACGTCAGTTTTGACTGTTGCTATGTCTATTGAAACATAACGACGAAGGGGTTAAAACGGTGGCTGCTGCTATGCCCGAAACGGAGCAGTCCAAGCACGCATGTCGCGCAGGATGCTGAAGAACGAGAGCTCCTCGCAGACCTCAACGAACTTGTCCTCGTCGAACTTGCCGACGATGACTCGCATGTCCTCGCGCTGCGGCTTCTCAACTTTCAGGAGTTGCATCAGCTTCAGGTTACGGGCGAAAATCTTGCGGCCTTCAGGCGACGCGAGATTCTTGTGATACTTATATTTCGGGACGAAGTCGCCGCTGTCGACGCGCTTCCAGAAGTTGCGAACCGATCCGAACTCGGCAATGAACTCCGGCGCGCGCCCGTCACCGATCCCACCCACGCCGCTGATCACGTCGGACGTATCGCCCACGAGACACTTGCCTTCGAGGAACGCATACGGTGTCGGGTAGCCGGTCTTGTCCATCAGGTTGGCGAGCGTGAAGCGCTTGTCGTCGTCCCGGTGGTCCTGCCACTCGACGTTGCGGCGAACCAGTTGCGCCCAGTCCTCGTCGCCCGTCAGCAGTTCGATCTCATTCTCGGGGTTCTTGGACAGCTCGCCAACGAAGTAGCCCGCCATGTCGTCGGCTTCGTGCTTCATTGCCGTCACCTGACGAACGCCCAAGTGCTGCAGGGCGCGTTCGATGTAGGGGCGCTGCTTCTTGTAGGACTCGCGCTCGATCACCTTCTTGGCATCGTTCTCGCGGTTGGACTTATAGAGCGGGTGCAACGCGAAGCGCCATTCCGCACGGCCATCCCACAGCGTCATCGGTGTGTAGTTGGGCCGGCGACGAATGGCGTTACGCACCGAGCGGATCGTGCCGAAGATAGCTTGGGTTTCGAGTTCGCCAGAGCGTAGCTTGGTGCCGCGGTGTGCCGCATGCCCCACGCTATTGCCGTCGATCAAAAGGGTCTTGCTCACTTCTCTCTCCACGTGGACGAAAAAAGGGCTGGCACCCGAGAGCGCCAGCCCCAAGCGGGCCGGTTACTGCTTACGTGCCGGTCGCTTCGAGGTCGCCCAACAGATCGTCGAGTTCCTCGTTCAGTGCGACGCTTGCGCCTGCCGGCGTTGCGTCCACCTTCGCGCTGCGTAGTTCCAGCTCACGCAGTTCGTCATCGCCGTCCAGCTCCGGTGCTGCGAGCGACTTCGGCTTGTCTGCGGACGACGTTGCAGCCGGCAGCAGTCCTGCGACCGAGCTGATCGCGGAGATCGCGCGACGGGTTTGCTCCTCGTTTTCCTGGGTGACATACTCATCCAGGTTGTGGAGCTTGCCAGCCGTTCCCGCCGGCAGCGTGTAGGTCTTCGGCGAAACCTGAACGGTGTATTTCGTGTTCAAGCCCTTGCCGTCACGCTGGATCACCACGATCTGCGGCGCCACCGGATCGAACAGCTTTTCGCCCCACTCCTCGATCGTGTCCACAAGTTGCGTGAACGCCGACTTGCCGAGTTCGTAGATGACCGGGTCCGCGCCGGTCGGGCCGTCGATATCGATGACGTTCAGGACGAAGCCCTGCTTCGACTTCGCACCCTTCAGCAGCTCCACCGTTTCGTCGTCGCTCGTCACGCGCATCGCCTTGTTCAGCGATTCACATGCCGCGCACGGTTTGCCGAACGTGGCTTCAGCACACGGAATCACCGCCTGGATTTCGCCGGCGGAATTCTTGATGAAGTGCTGACCCCACTCGTGGAAGAACTGCTGCTCCTCGCCCTTGCGCCAACCGCCGAGAACAACGATCTTGTTCGTGCCGGGACGCGGCTTGACCGTCTTTTCCTTCGGTTTGAGCGCAGCCTTCTTGGCTTTCATCAGGCTCATCAGTTTGCTTGTATCCATCTTTTTTCCTTTTTCCAGTTTTCTTTTGATCGTAGAGAGATGCCTTTTAGACAACGCGGTGTGGTGCTGATGCTTCACCGCGTCATCGTTTCAGCAAGAAAGATTATAGTCAGTTTTGACTATCCTTCGACAGGCAAAATTACCCGTTTGATACTCGTGCAGCGTTCACAGCCCGATTTGCCAGATTTTCGCGTTCGGCCTGGGCCGCCATGATGCGTGCCTGTCCCTTGCTCTCGTCGCGGCGATCGGCACCCAACTGGATGATCATGTCGCGGCGATCCGACAGCGCGAACACGCAGGACTTCGCCACCGCGGCGATCGATTCAGCCTCGATCACAAGCTGCTTGCCTGCAATCCAGCGCGGGTCGATCTTGACCATGTTCTCGACAGCCTTCTCGGTCACCTTCTCGCCCGACGTCACGAGCGCCTTGCGATGCTCGTCGTAGATTTTTGCCTCGCGCACTTCAAAGCGGGTCTTGATGCTTGAGGCCTGCGCTTCCGCACGTGCGGCACGTGCACCGTAAAAAGCACGCAAACTGGCTTGCTGCATCATGCAATCGTCCAGATTGTTTTCCGTGACCTGCATGTCTGCTTTAAAGCTGTCCACGTCGATGTAGTAGTCGAGCGCAGCCGCTGCTTTCTTCGCCTTCGCGATGGCTGCGACTTCCTCTTCCTCTATCGATGACTTCGTCGGGGCCGGTGCGGGTGCGGGTGCTACAGGCTCAAGTTCTTCTGCGGGCGGGTGCGGCATCGTCAAGGTCTCGGCCGGTTCGGTCGATTCTTCGTCCCACGGTGGCGTGGCGGGCGGTGCGACTGTGCCCGATTCGATCTCCGCTTCGAGCGCCGCGAGTTCGTCGTCCACGTTCGATTCGTCAGCGACCGGTGCTGCCAGCGGAGTCGGTGCGGGAGCCGCCAGCACGACCGTCGTGCCCTCTTCTTCCAGAACGATCAGATCCTCATCCGACAGCGTCAGATCGGCTTCAACCGGGGTAGATGCCGGTGCCTCATCAAGTTCGTCCAGACCTTCCAGCTCGTCACTGGTCGGCTCGGGTGTGGCAACGACGGGGGTCTTCTTTGGCGCGGGGGCTGCGGCCGGCACCCCGGTCGCTTCTTCCAGCTCCAGCATCAACGAATCGAGTTCATCATCCGGCACCGGGATTTCGGGGGTTGTCATGTCTGCTCCTCAGTAAGAACTGTTCTTCACGCGTCGAGTATAGCGACGCGCGACAGGGTTTTGCACTCAGTTTTGACTATTGCCTCAGTTAAGACAATCAGCCACCTTTTCAAATACGGCTGCCAGGATCTCGGCCTTCGATGTGTCGAACAGGATCTGCTGCGCGTTAATGCCGCACACGATGCTCGCGTCCAACGTCTTGTCGAAGATCACCTTGCCGGCGAGTTCGGCCGTGCCGCCCTTGATGCCCGGCACGAAGTGCTTGATCGACGCCGAGCCAAGCGCCACGATCACCGCGGGCTTGATCAGCTCCAGCTCGCGCTGAAGGAAGCCCTTGCAGCCGTTGATCTGGGCGTTCGAGAGGAACTTGTCGCTCTTTTTCGCCTTGACCAGCGACGTGTAATAGCCCTCTGCCGGATTGAGTCCCGCCTGCTTGATCGCTTCCTTGATGAAGTCGGCCGCATCCCCTTCAAGCATCTTGTCGGCCTTCTCCTCCTGCCAGCTCGGACAGTCGGACACGACCATGAACTTAACCGTGTGCTTGGCTCGCACAGTCGGGTGTGGCTGACCCGCCAGATCGCAGCCCTCGCAGTTCTTGTATTCCTGCACGAGGCTGATCACCTTTGCACGCAGGAACGTTTCTTTCAGGTCTGTCGTGCGATCGGCCTTCACGCTGTCGATGATGAGGCCGCCCATCAGTTCGGTCTGTTCACGGCGTCGGTCCGGGTGTCGCGCAGGTTTTGCCCCTGGTTGCAGCGGCACGAGGGCGCCGACTTTATCCAGCCCATCGCGGACCTTGCTGTTGACCTTCGAGCCCTTTGCTTCCGTGATGTTCAGGAACTCATCCATGTCCTTGAACGTGCCGCCGTTCTGGCGCCGCAGCTCCACAATGCGCAGTGCCGTGTTCTCGGAGATACCCTTCACGGCCGAGAACGGCGCGAGCAGGTGGTTGTCGTCGGGAATCGTGAAGCGCTCGCGCGACAGGTTGATATCGGGCGGCAGCACTTCGATGCCGAACTCACGCGCTTCCTCAACGAGACTCGGCAGCTTTTCTTCCTTCACGATCGACATGCAGGCGGCGAAGTATTCCGCCGGGTAGCGCACGCGCACCCACATCGTCCAGTAGGAGATGAGCGAATACTCCACCGCGTGCGAGCGGTTGAAACCGTAGCCTGCAAAGGCTTCGATCTTGTCGAACAGCTTGCCGGCGGGGATTTCGTCCATGCCCGACTTGGCGAGACAGCCGTCGACCCACTTCTGTCGCATTTCGGCCATCTTGTCCTTGTCCTTCTTGCCCATCGCTTTGCGCAGGTGATCCGCTTCAGCGCGCGTAAAGCCCGCCAGATCGACCGCCACCTGCATGACCTGTTCCTGATAGACGATGACGCCGTAGGTGTCCTTTAGCGCCGCCTCCATGTTCGGATGATCGTAGTAGACAGACTTGGCACCTTGCTTGATCTGGATGAAGTCGTCCATCAGCCCCGAGTCCATTGGACCTGGCCGGTAAAGCGCGGTCGCGGCGGTTACGTCCTCGAACGTGAGCAGCCCACCCATCGCGAGATTGCGCAGCAGTGCCTTCATGCCGCCCGAGTCGAACTGGAACACGCCGGTTGTGTCACCCTTGCCGAACGCAGCCATAATGTCTGGCTCCTCCAGCGGCAAGTCCAGGTAGTCGATTTTCTTGCCGTGCCGCTCCCCGATGTAGGTCTTGGCAATCTCCAGCACGTCGAGCGTGGAGAGCCCCAGAATATCCATCTTGACCAGGCCCCAGTCCTCGACGACGCGCTTGTCCCAGTTCACGACCGGCGACTCGCCGCGCGTTTCAACGACTGCCCGGTTGATCAGCGGCTCGCCTGCGACAACCACACCGGCTGCGTGCTGCCCGAACGAACGCATGGCCCCTTCGAGCTTGAGCGCATGGCCCCAGACCTCCGGGTGGGTGTCACGGAACTTCTCCAGGTCAGCAACCGCCTTCGCCGCTTCGGTGAGCGTGAAGGAGTTGCCGTGCTCTTTCGGCACGAGCTTGGTCGCGGCCAGGTCCAGGTTCGACAGACCCCACACGCGCCCCGTGTCGCGCAGCGCCGATGCAGAGGCGAGCGTCGAGAAATTGGAGATGCCGGCGACGCGGTCGGCGCCGTATTTGCCGGTCAGATATTCAATCACCAGATGGCGCTTGCTCGACATGAAGTCCAGGTCAGCATCGGGCAAATCCAGACGCTCGGGATTGATGAAGCGCTCGAACAGGAGGTTGAAGCGGATCGGATCCACGTCCGTGATGCCGAGCAGATACGCAACGAGCGAGCCGCCGACCGAACCGCGGCCTGGCCCGACGATAATGTCGTTCGCCTTCGCCCACATGACAAGGTCTTCGACCAGCAGGAAGTAGCCGGCGAAGCCCATTTTCTTGAGCACGCCCAACTCATACTGGAGCCGCGTCTTGTATTCAGGCATGAGCGACACGGGCGGCAGATAGCCGAGCACCGGATACGTGAAGCGCCGCTTCCAGCCCTCAATGCACTTCCTGCCAAGCGTGACGAACTCGTTCTCGGCCATTGCGGGCAGCGAGACCGGGTGTTTCTTGAACTCGTAGCCGCACTTCGCCGCGAGCTTCTCGACGTTGGTCAAGCCAGCCAGCCACAGATGTGGCTCATGCACGCCGTAGAACCGCTTCACGCGTGTGGCGGCCGCCTTCAGCCGCTCGATGACGTGCTTGGGCTCGGCGAAACCAAAGTCGCGCACGTGCTGGATGGGTCGATACGAGACGTCCATCTTCGTGTTCGACGTCACTGCGCCCAGCACGTCCAGGCTGTCCGCGTCGGTGTTCTCGCGATAGAGCGTCGGATAGTTGACGATCGTCTGGACTTCGTGGACGCGCGCGGCCTTCAGCGCTTCGGCGTTCAGAGTGTCGAATAGCGGCGTGTTGATCGGGACGAGCTCCACCAAAAAGTCGTCCCTGAACGTCATGTTCAGCCGTAGCGCGATATCGAACGCTTCCGGGTGGTGGAACAGGTTGAAGAAGTCGCCCGTTGTCACCACGACGCCTTCGAGCTTCAACACGTCCTCGAGCCCGACGCGCGACACGTAGTAGAAGTAGTCCGGCGAGTTCGCTTTCGACAGCAGCTTGATCAGTCCGGCGACACCGCGCTCGTCCTTCGCATACACCTTCAGGGTGTAGCCGCGGTTCGGCTTTTCCTTCTCGCCCGACGCCTTCGGCGGCTTGCGGTAGGTGGGATCGTCGACCACGCGCACCGCACATCCGATGATCGGCTTGATGCCGGCTTTCTTCGCGCGCTGCGAGAAATCGACCATCGCGTGCAGGCTCATTTCATCGACGAGGGCGACGGACTCGTAGCCCAGCTCCTTCGCCTTGCTGACGATATGGTCGACCTGCAAGAGTGACTTGCCGATCGAAAAGTCGGAGCGCACCGCGAGGGCATGTCCGAGATTCATCGTTTCTCCTTGTGTGATTCGATCAGCGTCTATTGTTTCAAGCAGACGCAGGGGTTAGCGTCAGGACACCGTCGTTTTCGACGGCAATCTCGAAGCGCGTGAAAATCGGCCAAGCCATGCCCACGTGGGACGCGGCGGTCGAGTCGCCCCAGTCAAGCGCGTTGACCAGGCACTGCTTCAGAGCGCTTCTAGTCGTGCCACCCGCGATGAGTGCGTCACAGATAACGCGCATGAATTCTGGCTTGATCTGAGCGAACGGATTCACGCCGGCCGGTAGCTCTTTGCGCATTGCGTCTAGCAAACCGTGCTTGATAAAGCGCAGCGCGTGTTCGGCGGATTTCTTCGGCAGGGTCGCGATCAGGGTGGCCTCCGCCTCGCTCACGCCGAAGGTGACGGTCTCCACCTTCGTGCGGCGCTGGACCTGCGCGGGGACGACCGGCCTGGCCGGCTGGGCCGCCACCACCTCGTCATCTTCCTGGGCGGCCATCTGTTCGGCCACCGATGGTGAGGTTGTCTGTGCAGCCGGCGTCGTGCGTTGGATCACCTGCTTCTTGCGGGCGGCCTCGTGCCGACGCAGCAGGTCGCTCACGTTGATCGTGGCCTGGATTGCTTCAAGGGTCTTCACCGAAGCGCCAGCACAGTCACCAAAGGCGCCACACTGCTGGCACACGCCAGAGTCGTGGCTGAATACGCTAGCAGCAGCAAAGCAGGCCGGTGCGGCGGCAGGTGCGGTGACGTTCTCAAACAACTGCATGGTGATTCCTCAAAGAGTGTCGATAATGCGGCGCACTTCCTGGGCCGCTGCTGCCATGTCGCGCGTGCCGACGTCCTTCTTCACCAGGCGAATGAACTTGCAGATGAAGCCGATGTTGACGCCGGCGGCGCACCGCGTGCGAATGCCGATGCTGCGGCTGTAATCGCAGTGCGCCTGGTTCTTCCTGATCTCCTCCAGCAGCGCGGCCGGTGGGCTCACGATCCACTCTACGATCAGCGCCGCGAGCGGGCTCATGCCCTGCACCGCCTTCTCGATCTGGAGCGCGCACTGTTGCCGGTCCAGAATTTCCTCCGGCGTCATCGCATCGCTCGGGACGGTTTCTAGAAGGTTGGAGCTTTCGTCGTCGCCCATGCCCTCGATGCTGAACACGCCGTTCTCGCGCTCCTCCTCACTGCTCTCAGCCTTGCGGTTGATGCGGTTGTAGGCTGCGGTGCCGAAATATGTGGTGAAGGCGAAGCCCTTGCTCGGGTCAAACTTCGCGTGCGCCAGCAGGAAGGCTTCACGAACGTCGGCGAACACGTCGTCGTATTGGGTGGAAGCCTCCAGGTCCAGGAGACGCCCATAGCACTTGCGTGCTATCTGGTGGACGAATCCCAGATTCCCCTGGTAGCACTCGACAATGTCGGCGCTATACATGGTCGATTAAGCCCCGAAGATGCGTTGCGAGAGGCCGTCGCAGACTTCGCGATCCACTTTCGACAGCTTGTTGATGAAGGACAGTTGCAGCCCCTGGCGCCACGAACCGCGCTTCATGCCAATCTTTGCCGCATAGATCAGCGTGCGCGGCGAGATCACGTCCGAAATCTTCGCGCCGTCGTAGGCTTCACGAACCAGCGAGGCGAAGTCGACCAGCTTGTCGGCGTCGTCCGAGTGGAGACCCACACGCTTCTGCAGGATCAGGCTCTCGAAATTTTTCTTCATGTATTGCTTGTGGATGACCATGCCGAAGCGGTCATAGTTGGCGCTGTTCTGGAGTGACGTGCCCTGATAGAGGCCCGTTTCGTCGCCCGAACCATTGGTGTTGCCGGTCGCGACGAAGCGGAAGTTCGCGTGCGGCTTGATGATCCGGTTGGCAGCGTCCGCTTCCTTGATGATCAGCGGCTTGCCTTCGAGAACGGCCTGATACACCGACAGCACAGACGGCAGCGCGAAGTCGTATTCGTCGGCGGCATAAACCCAGCCGTGCTTCATGGCGAGCGGCAACGGTCCCAGCTCGAACTGGGTCGAGCCATCTTTCACCGTCCACTGCCCCACGATGTGACTTTCTTCGGTGTTGACGGTGTGCTGGACGCGCATCGTGGCGCGACCGGTGCGGGCGCAAATCTGGTCATAGAGCTCCGACTTGCCCGATCCCTTGTGGCCCCAGACATAGCACGGGATGGACATTTCGAGCGCGAGGATCACGTTCTTCAGCTCGTCCACGTCATAAACGTAGTCGTCCGAGATCACCGGCACCATGTCGGGATCAGCCGGCGTGGCAATCACGCTGATCGGAATCGGCTCTTTCTTCGAGGACAGGGCGGCAGCGACCTTGCCCAGACCAAACACTTCATGGAACGGCGCCTTCGTCACCGTGCCGGCGGGCATCAGGGCGGTCACGCTGGCAACCGCGGTGCCTGCCATTGCAACGGGGGCGGGGGCAGCCGCCGCGCGCTCTTGACGCTTGCGTTCGAGCTGGGCGAGCGCGAGGTCCGAGAGCAACGGCGCAGCGGGGTATTGCGCCTTGTAATCATCCACCGAAACTTCAGGGTGATCGTCCTTCAGATGCTTCTGCATCACGTGGACCTGCGCACCGCAAATTTCGCACTTGATCTTGGCATCGCTCATGTTTTTCTCTCCGAGAGTGAGTTATTACTGACTGCAGCAACGTTGCTGCGATATGAGAATGATAAAGAAGACCGCTCGGGAATACTACTCAGTTTTTACTGTTCTCAAGCGGCAAAAAAAATGTCAGCCAATCAGCAGCGAGCGCAACTCCTTCATCACGCGTGAGGGCAGCTCCGACACGTTGTTAATGATCATGTGGCGCTTGTAGAACTGTTTAACGGCCTCAGACTGGATGCCAATGCCGACGACGCGCACCCCTGCCTTCTCGATGTTCACCACCGTGTCCTTCAGGTGCTGGAATACCGCCGCACCGCCGCCATCACAGGCGGGTGCGCCATCGGACAGGACGATCATGATCTTGCCCGCCTCGCGACGCTGCATGAGGCGTCGGGCGGCAATCTCGATGCACTCGCCATCGACGTTATTGCGCAACGTGTTGCAGTTCGGCAGCCAGCCAAAGCGATTGCGCACTTCGGTGGACTGCATGCGCTCGTTGAAGGATTTCAGGATCGGCATGTAGAGGCTTTCCGTTCGGCTGAACCGCTTGCCAAGACGCTTCTCCTCCTTCTCCATCTTTTCTTCATCCACGATGTTGCCAGTGGTGAAGCAGATGGTCTCGGACTTGATGTTCAGGCGATCGAGGACCGAGGCGAGCGCATATCCCGCCTGCGCCGCCGTGTGGATCTTGCTACCCCACATCGAGCCCGACATGTCGATCACCAGCTCCACCGCAACATCCTTGCTGGTTGACTCATGCTTTTTTCGGAACACACGCGCGTCGCCTACTGCCAGCCGTGACAGGTTGCCACTGTGCAGACGTCCGGAGCGGCGGCCGTTCTCCCAGACAGAGAGCGAACGCGCACTGATGGCACGCTCCAGATCCTTCTGGAGTGGCGCGACCATGTGGTCGACCTCGTCACTGAGCTTCTTGGTCATTTCTGGCTTGAAGCCGGAACCCAAGTGCAGCGGCTCGATGACGTCGTTGTCCTTCGTGTAGACCAGGTATTGCGCCCCTTTCGCCGCCTCGATCGCGTCGTTGGTGATCAGACGTGACATGGTTTCGTCAAAGCCGTTGGCGGTTTCCTTGTCGAGAGCGGCGAGAAAACCCGACGAATCACCGGTGTTGACGTCCTCGTCATCCTCCCCCGACGGCTCATCGTCGTCGGATTCCGACTCAGCATCGTCCTCACCGTCCTCACCTTCTTCATCTTCCTCGCCGGATTTGGCTTCTTCACCTTCCCCGCCGGCCCCGCCGCTTTCCTCGCCCTCGCCCTCGCCCTCGCCCTCGCCCTCGCCTTCTTCGGAGCCTGAGCCGGACTTGCCACCCGGCAGACCTGCGCCGGATTCCTCCTCGCTCTCCTCGTCGCTTTCTTCCTCCGACTCCGGCTTTGGCCCGCTCTTTCCCATCGACGGCTTGCCGGAGCTTGCCTTCGACCGGGATTTGGCTTTCTTAGGCTTCGGAGGCGCGGCACCGCCGCCAGCCCCACCGCTCGTCGCACGACCGAGCGCGGTCATCACTTCCTGTGCGAGCGTCACGGCGTCGCCTGTGGTCGGGCAGTTTGCAATCTTGGACGCGAGGTGCTCGATCTTGTCGACCTCGTCGGCGATCGCTTCCTGCATGTCCGGGTGATCAGTGAGCCACTGCTTGAAAATGTGCTGTCCGGCCATCGCTCGCAGCGCCGGCACCATCACCAATGCCTTGACGCCGTTCACGTCGCCCTTCTTGGCAGCTTCGCGAATCTGCGGCTTGACGTATTTGTCTAGGAAGAACTGGCCCGTCACGGCAATGTTGTGACCCGAACCCTGGAAGCGCTTGGCCATCTCCCGCTCGATACGGGTGTCCTCGATGATGTTGACCATGTTGTGCAGGCTCGGGTCGCGAATCGCGTTCATCGCCTTGAAGTCGGTGAACAGGATATGTGCGACCTCATGGTCGAGAAAGCCCTGAATTGCCGCGCATAGCTCATCGCTGGCGTTATCCGGCAGATACGGCAGATTGACGTGCGCGGGTTCACCGTTGGCCCCAGGCTGGACGTATGCGCTGATGCCGCGCTGCGTGACCGTGATGCCCTTGCCCGCCAGCATCTGCGTAATCGTGACTACCGCCTCACGCAGAACAAATACTCGTTCGTTCATCCTTGCACCTCACTATGTAGTCAAAATTGACTGAATAAGTGAATCATAAACGCGCGCTCACGGGAGCGCAATAGTCAGTTTTGACTTATCTAAGTGGCGATAAAAAAGGGCGACTTTCGTCACCCTTTCTCAGGGGCAGCAGGAGCTAAGAGAGCATTGCCGCAGTGATGATTACCGCTCCTCCACCGTCAGTGTTGACCATCATCAACACCCCGAGAACAGGGTGAATCACTTTACTGATTGATGCTGAGCCCAGATCGATCGCGCCGACCGTCTCGCCTTCGCCGAGGACTTCTGAAAAGCGATCCAAGTCGACCATCTCACCGAATGCATGTTGTTTTGCACTATTGGCCATAGAACCCACCGTCACCATCTGATTCTCCAGAAACGTCGAACACGTTATGTTGTCTTACGCACACATTATAGTCAGTGTTGACTATCGAAAGCAAATAGCCGAAACCGCTAGACGTCCCGCACCCGGTCGGGCGAGAGTCCTTTGCCTGCGGCGTAGCTCTTCAAACCATATTGTCAAAATTGACTGTTACCCAAGTAATTGGTAGTCTGCGCGTGACAGTCAAGTTTTACTGATTGGCGTCTATAATCGACGCAAGAAATCAATTGCGGGACGTCCCGCAAGACCCAAACAAGGAGGTTTATAAAATGGTAAAGAAAGATACCGCCATGTCGGTGGCAGACTACTTCTCGAATCAGGTCGCAGCCAATCAGAAAACTCTTGCCGGCCTAAGCAATGACATCGGTGGCGCACTCCGACCCAATGTTCTGTCGATGATCTCCAACGGCCGAGTGAAGCTCCCACTCAAACACGTTGGAAAGATCGCTCGCGCTTTGAACATTGACCCCGCTTTCTTCATGCGTATGTGCCTTCGCGAATATCAGCCGGACATGTGGACGGCTGTTGAAGAATCGCTGGGCAACCAGGTGGTGCTTTCGGCGAATGAGCGTCGCATGATCGAGGAGCTGCGGGCCGCACGCGATGACGACCCCGCAATGTCTGAAGCTGCCCGACGAGAATTTCGAAAATTCGTCTCGGGGCTTTAACGATCCTGAACAACGCACGACGATCCTCACCTCATCAACAAGGGCGCTCAAATGAGCGCCCTTTCTTTTTGCTAAAAGCAACTTTACCGAAGCCCTTCCAATGGCTAACGCTGTCGAAAGAGTGAGGAAATTTTAATGACAGACTGAAAGAAAAACAACCGCCAGTTGGCAATTTGGTTAAATAATGTATCGCTCACTAAAAACCTGTTGCTTGAGGGAAAACGCTCACCTAACAGTAGGTTTTTTGGGCGTTTTTTGCTCAACTAGGTCCAGATCGCCTAATAATCCCTAACATGTTGATCGGGCGGTCCATTTCGTCTCGCTCAACTACTGTATGGATATCCAGTATTGTGGTAGGAAATGCCGATGCCCGTATTTGGGATATCGCACGATTTTCCGATCCAAGCAAGATTGAGGAATGTAATTTATCAACCACTGGTTGATCTTCCTTAAGCAAGAGATTTCGGAAATTATCGTGCGTGGCTTGCATGTCAGGCAGCGCACCGAGCAGCCTCCGGGCGATGGGTGACCAGAACCCTATCCCCGTAATAGGGTTTTCTTCCCACACCCCTATGTCAAATGTCTGAAATAGTTTGGAGTGCCGTCTTTCATTCTCCATGACCGAAGTTAGATATTCCTTCCTAAGAAAGTCGAGAGATCCGCTCTTCTCATTCTCTTTCTGGAGTTCTTCTAGAGCTGCCGGCCCATAGCGTAGCCAAACCCAATTTACATTGAGGTAGTTGGCGACCTTGCGAAGGGTGTCAAAGTTTATGTCCCCTCCTCTTAGCCATTTCCCCACAGCTTGAGGGGAGACTTCTATGACTCGGGCTAGGTTAGCCGCTGTCTCATCCTTGTCCTTCAGAAGCTGCTTCAGCCTCTCTGGGAATGTGGTCTCGTCCCTGTTCATTTTTGACTTGCCCCTAACCGCCTACCCTGGGTAAGATGCCGACACTCAGTTTTTACTGTTATGTGGTGAGACCCTGTGGCTCGAACGTTTGATATTGATGAATGTGCCGACTTCCTGAAAGTCGACCGGAATACCGCACTGAAGCTGGCACAGCAAGGCGACCTTCCCGGCGCCAGAATTGGCCGGGCGTGGGTGTTTCTTGAGGATGACATTGTTGAATATCTGCGTGTGCGCGTGAGACAGCAAATGGTCGCACGCCAGAACGACAATGTAATTGAGAAGGGATTTGCTTCATCTGCCGGAAAGACCCCACCCACTCCTTCACCTCTTCTCATGAAGAGGCAACACAAGGGGCGAGCTCGGGTATTGCCGACACTCCCTCCCCTACCAGAGCATCTCAGCCAGAGTGCTAGCTCGTAGATTGGCGTATCGCGCGAGCATGCGCATATCCTTGTGTCCGGTGATCTTTGCAATCTCGGTATCCCTGAGTCGCGTTCGCTCAAACAGTCGTGATGTGGCTTCGTGTCGCAGATCATGAAAGTGAAGATCCATCGCGCCCGCCGATTCAAACAGGTTGGTCCAGAAGCGAGAAAGTCGTGAGGACACAGCCCGAAAGTTCTTGTGATCAACTTCTCTCCGACCAAGCGAGTCGAAGGCGAACCACGGAAAGAACATGCCATCATTGAATTTGAATCCAGCCATTGCCGGATCGTCGCCAGCTACTGCCTCGTAGTATTTGTTTAAGGCTGAGACTGCTACTGTCGTGAGGGGCACCTGTCGCTGCGAGCCGTTCTTCGTTTTGTCTAGGAAGATAGTGCGCTGTTCAATATCCACCTGCTCGACAGTCAGCGAATACATTTCCTTCATACGCATCGCTGACTCCACTGCAAGCTCAAAGAGGCATTGAAGCGCGGGCCTGAATTCGTCTCCTATTGTCCGCTCGCGCCGCCGCCCATCTTCCCGCAATGGCTTCTCACCGCAGAGGATGCGTCTGACTGCCCGCTCCTCATCTTCTGCCAGCCGCCTGTCCCGCTCTTGATCCTTTGGCACGGCGACACTCTCCGCGCCCGCTTTGACAGCCTCCACATTACGAGCCTCAATCTGTCGACGATCGGCCTCTGTGTAGGTCGCATAGCGCTTTGGAAGAAGTCTTATGGGGTTGATGATCAACGCCATGATCTTCTGCTTGCTGCCCCAATCGAAGCAGCGTGCGAGCGCACCTACGTGATGCCTGATCGTCGAGGGGGCCAGGTTGTGGAAGTGCTTCATCGAGTCGATCCATTTCTCGACCCAAGCATAATCCACATCCTTGAGTGCGACTGTCCCAATCCGTGCGTAAAGGACATTCAAGCAACTCACGTCGCTTGGAGGAACATAACCTGATTTGAGATATCCGCCAATTACATCACCGACAAAAGTAAACTCTGCGAAACGCTTTGAGAATTCTTCTGGCACCTGGCCTATGCGAATGAGCGCTTCGAGGTGCTCGACGTAGGCGTCGCCCTCCGCTTCCCGGTCTGCGGGATAGGTCAGTGTGATTGGTTTGGGCAGATGCTCCTTGTTTTTGATGATGTATTCAAAGGAGTCGCCGCGTCTGCGTTTGCCAGCCAT